TACCGGACGCCTCCGAAGCTCCCCCGAAGGCCCATCAAGATCGACATGGCGGACGTGGTCGAGATAGCCCAGCGCGCCCGCTGCAGCATGGACTGGGCACACTACGCCTACCAGGTGCACGAGAAAGAGGTCCTGGAAGCGGTGCTGTGGTTGAAAGACCGGAACCGTCGCAAGTTCCTCGGTATCATCGGAGTGGACCCGGAGAAGGAGGGGCAGTTTCTGCGGCTCAATGACTGCTGCCGCTGGCCTCTCTCGTTGAGCCGGGACGGCTTCGGGGAGTTCATCCGGGTGGACGGAGACCGTCCCCGGGCCCACCGAGCTTCCTATGAGATGTTTGTCGGGCGCCTCGAGAAGGGGCAGGTCGTCTACCACGCCTGTGGCAACACCTGGTGCGTCACCCCGAGACACTTGCGGGCCGGTACCTACAAGGAAGCCCTCGAGCAGCGCGTGAAGAACCGACGCAACGCCTCCGGGGAGCGTCACGGCCGGGCGAAGCTCACCTGGGACGACGTGGACGAGATCCGACGCTGCCACAAGGAGGGGATGCTCATCAGCAACCTCGCCCTGGCCTTCGGCGTCAACTGGACGACCGTGTCGAACGTAGTGAAAATGCGCACTTGGAAGAGAAAGCGGTGAAGAGCGATCTTTTTCATTTTCCCGTTGACACTCGCGTCGGAAGGCGTATACTTAGCCTCAGTTGACGCGGCGAACACTCCAACGGAGGGGAGACACACCATGAACGCTACTACCGACACCACCATCGTCGCCAATACCCGCAACAACGACGTCTACTGCGTCGCGGTCGCTATCATGAACGCGCACGAGGACCGCGTCAGCGTCACACACACCACCGTGCTGCACCTGCAGCGCGCCATCATGCTCCTGCGCACCAAGGGTGTCCGGGAGGGCTCCGAGGGCCGCCACGACGCGGCCAACCGGCTCCACGGCGACGCTGAGGCTCTCGATGCCCGTGTCCGGGCGTTCGCGCTCCAGGCGATTGCCGCGGGGGCCCGCAACCCCCACCTCATCGCTCAGGTGGCCCTCGGGTCCTGAGCTCTTCCACGCGCTTCGGCGCGTTCACCGTTCCAACGGAGGGGAACACGATGACCGACAACACCTACACACTCAACGCTTTCAACACCATCCTCACCGTCCGTCCGGCCCAGTTCCTGGGGAACGGCGACCTGCACGTCTGCAAGGTCGACGGCGGCGACCCCGAGCTGTGTCGGGTCTACCAGTCCCGCCCCGGGAACTCGTTCCCCGGGCCCAACGGGGAGTACCGTGCCCCGAACGGGTCTTTCCGCCTGGTGCCTTCGGCGGACAAGCCCCCGGTCGTGATCGGGCCCGACACCCCGATCGAGTTCGGGGAGATCATCCACATCGAATGGCCCTGACCGATGTCCGGTGCCCTGCGGCGCCGGCAGGAGACTGAGATGACGTGGGAACAGAAAGAGTGCTCGGCGTGCGGCGGTAACTGGTTCGAGTGTCAGTGCTCGAACATGGATGCACCCTACGGGTCCGGCGTGGACGAGATCGATGAGATCGCCGCGCAGGTCAAGGCTCTCCTCGAGAGCGATGCCCGCGGTGTGGCAACGCGCCCCGACATGGTGCCGATGCTCCACGCCCTGCTCGCACAGGCGCTCGGTGCCAAGGTGGATATGCCCGAGCCTGCCACCGAGCCGGAAGAGCCCGTGCACGAGTGCGCGTTCTGCAACGAGTCCGGTGTACGGCGGTGCCTCGACTGCAATGAGTGGATCTGCGACTGCTGCTCGGCTTCCCACATCGAGCTCGAGTGGGGGACCGGGGAGGAGTACTGCGGGGAGTGCGGCGCCGAGTACGAGGTCATTCCCGAAGACGAGGACTGGTGAGTCCCGTGATCGCAGGCTTCACAGGCACCCAGGCCTTCATGACGAGGGCCCAGGGAAAGCGCCTCAGAGAGCTCCTGGCGGCTCTCAGAATCGAGGCGCTCCATCATGGGGACTGTGTCGGCGCGGACGAACAAGCGCACGCTGTGGCCCGGGAACTGGACATCTCGGTGCTTCTGCATCCACCGTCCATCCCGAACAAGCGCGCCTTCTGCCGAGCAGACTACGAATATCCAGAGAAGCCCTACCTCGAGCGCAACAAGGACATCGTTCGGTGTTGCGACGTCCTCTTTGCCACTCCCAAGAGCTTCGCAGAAGAACTCCGTTCAGGTACCTGGGCCACCATCCGAGAAGCGCGGCGCCAGAAGAAGACGTGCTTCATCATCTGGCCGGACGGGCGCTCACAAGCTGCTTGACAATTCGTTTCCGACCGGATAGGCTGCCGAGGTCTGGATCGTCCGATCCAGGGGCGGTACACAACACGGAAGGAGGCGAAAGTGAGTGAGCACGTACCCGAAGAGATGCGCGACAGTTTCGATCGGGTGGTAGCCCTCATGAGGGGCGCCATGGAAGCGACCGAGGAGCTCGATGTTCGGGACCCTGTTGTGGCCGGGCCCATGATGGTCGAGATCGTGCGTTCGACCCTGCAGCTGGAGATGAATCGGAGGCAGTCCCAGGCGCTCGACATCACGGCGAACCTGACGCAGAAGATGTCAATCTTCGCAGACGAAGCGGCCCACCCGTCTCCCGATCCTGCCCTGAAAGCGGCAGAAGAAGTTCTGGACGTCTGAGGGTAGACGCCGATGCCTATTGATCTGCGTCGCATTAAGCAGGACGCCCTGGAAGGCGGAGACGATGACGCCGCCCGGATGTACTTCCATGAGCTCCGTCGTCGTGACAGCGACGACTACAACGGACTCGTCCAGGAGCTCCGTGAACAAGGACGGTGGGAACCCATCAAGCAGCACGCCCAGGAGCTCTATGAGGGCTCTCTGAGGGAGGGGGGTTCCGAGCTATCCGCCAGGGCGGCCGAGCTCTTCCTGCGGCTCAGAGCGCCTGCAAAGGGCACTGTGCACAAGCCTTCGATAGATCCCCCTCTTCGGGCCTGGTTCCCCGCCTGGGTGAAGGCCCGCTACGCGGTGGCGACCCGGGAGGACATCCGGTTCTTCGCTCCAGGGCTGCCGTATTCCAGCGGCATGAACCTGAGCGACTCCTTCTGCAACGGGTTCGTCCAGGGTTACGAGGCGGAGAGCCGAAAGCAGGCTGCCTACGGTTGCATTCGATCCGCCTGGCCTTACGGGCTGCGGGCCTCGGACATCGCCGTTCTCCTGGGGTGCACTCGGAAACAGGCCGATCGGGCAGCTCGCGCCTGGATCCCGTCGCCGCCCGGCTCCCTACCACCGTGGGAGCATTGGCGGGTGCTCCCCATGCACTGGAAGGACGAGGAGAGGAACGCCGATCGAATCGCATGGGCGTTGCATGACCGCTTCGTCTTCAACGGACATGACCGAGGGTCGTGGACAGGTGTGACGAACGTCTCGGGTCCCGAGGCGGACGCCTGGGTGTCGCATATCAAGAGGCTCGAGAAGAGCTTGCGGCAGTCGTTCTTTGTCACGGTGGCCAGCAAGTTCCGAGGCCTGATCCAGGGCCGATACAGGACGCAGCGCTTCGGGCCGGCATTCGACGTCAAGGCGCTGATGCAGCAGCTCGATGCCCACTCTATTTTCAGGCACGCCGTGCAGGCTCTGAGGCATAAGGAGACGGGATGTACGGGAGAGCCGCAGGTTTGGACGAAGAGCTTCTGAACGCCTTCCGGGAGAAGAAGGCTGGAGCCCTGGCCCGTCAGTTCTGTGAGTTCGTGGATGCGCTGGCGAAGGCGCCTCCAGGGTCGTTCAAGAAGGTCCGAAGCCGTTTGCAGCACATGGTGAACCAGATGAAAGGACGGGCACGGACACCGCTGGATGTAGCCGCCCTGAAGCTCACAGAGGCCGCGCTCGAGATGGTGTGGGCGAAGATGGGCGGACGCCCGAAGGTCACTGTGACTGTGCACCGAGACGGAGAAGACGAATGAGGAAGAGCCGGAGCCTGGTGAAGCATTTCTACGAGACGGCCAAGCACAAGGCCTGGGTGGCTTACTACCTGGGAGGCTTCGTGAAAGAGCTCCTTGTGCGGGCGGTCCTGCACGACCTGAGCAAGTTCATGCCGGATGAAGCAGACGGCTTCGCCCGTATCCTGCGTGTGCTCGAGGCAGTCCCCTACGGAAGCCCGATGTACAAGGAGGCTTTGAAAAGCCCTTGCATCGAGCTTCATTACCGGAGGAACAGCCACCACCCGGAGCACTACTACTTCAAGCCCGTGAAGCGCTGGTTCTTCGGGCTCCAGGGCATGTCCCTGGTCGATGTCGTGGAGATGTACTGCGACTGGCGGGCTGCGATCCGGCGGAGTCCGAACGGGGACCTCCACAAGAGCCTGGACATCAACGCGCAGCGCTTCGACTCCGATGAGAGGATCACCGTCTTCGAGACCCTCCGACGTCAGGCCGAGTACGATACCCGGAACGACATCAAGGCGCAGCTCGAGACCCTCCTGAAGCTGCTCGATCCGAGCGCCCTGCTCGAGCAGTTCGTCCGGGATAATATGGAAGATCGAAGCTCCGAGTTCATCGAGATCCGGGACGACCGAAAGCCCGGCGACGTCCCTCCGGGGAAGCTGGACATGAGACGAAATGTCCTGGAGAACGACGGCTGCTGCAACATCCCGCTCGACGAAGCTCGACAGCAGATCGAAGAGCGCTACAAGGACTACGAGACTATGGAATGGGCGCCCGAGCTCTCGGGTCCCTATAGCGACGATCCCGAAGTCGAAGCCGCGGTGAACTACTGCGACGGCTGCGGCGCGAAGACCTTCGAGAAGGACGCCCATCGAGTCACCGGGGACGCCCATCGAGTCACCGGGGACGTCGACATTTGGTCCGCTCACCCGGTGACTCTGTGCAGCGCCTGCTACGAGCTGTGGAAAGAGCGCAACGGCGTGGAGGACGAGGACTGATCGTGATCGAGTTCAAGGTCGAACCGGAGGTCCTGAAGTGCTACTGCGGGAGGCCGCTCGTGGCGGAGGGTGCGGTGCTCCATGTGGGGCAGCGCCTTTTCTGTGACTGTGGGCGGCGCTTTCGAACCCACTGCGACCGTTCTGGCTACCAGTGGTATGTTGTTCCGAGCTACTGGCCGCTGGGGATTGTTCGGCCCGAGTCCTGTCAGGCGACAACCAACGACGACTACATCATAGGGAGACGACAATGACACCGAAGCTTGACGGATACATGCCCGAGCCCATCAAGGCCGAGCACTGGACCAACGACGCGCTCAAGGCGAGCCTGCTGCTCGAGGTGGGTGGAGACCGGGCCTCGTGGTGGAGTGACCTCGGCTCTGCCGACCTGCGGCAGTACTGCAGTCCCATCCAGGACCAGCGGCGCCTCGGGTCGTGTGTAGCTCAGGCACTCGCGTTCTCGAACGAGCTCAAGCGGATCCAGGAACACGGACGGGATGCGCACAGGGACTTGTCGACGCTGCATCTGTACTTCATCGCCCGGGCCCGAATGGACCCGCCGAAGACGCAGCTCGACAGCGGTACCCACATCAGCGTGGCCTGTGACGCCCTACGCAAGATTGGGGTATGCCTCGAAGAGACCTGGCCTTACGACCCAGACAAGTTCAAGCACACGCCTCCGATGCGAGCCCTGCGCGAGGCGGCCCTTCACAAGATCTCGAGCCACCACCGGATCATCAGCTCCGGGCACGACCGGGTGAGTGATGTCCTGCTGCACCTCCACGCCGGCAACCCCGTGATCTACGGGACCGCGCTGAACAAGAACTTCTTCAACGTGGACAGGCACTCGGTCGTGGGGGCTTGTGAGGGTCGGATCGTCGGCCGCCACGCCATGACCATCGTGGGCTGGCTGCACGACCACAAGGGCGGCTGCTTCGTGATCGCGAACAGCTGGGGGAAGAACTGGGGGCACCGAGGCTTCTTCTACGCTTCCCCCGAGCACATCATGGACGAAGAGGCCAAGGACCTCTGGACCATCACCGGCGGCTTCGAGCCGTGGGCCCCTTCCCCTTGAATGCGCGAGGCCGTGGCGCGGTTGGAAGAGCCGTCATGAGCCAGAGGAAGAAAGGAGCCCGTGTGAAGCCTGTGATGCAGACGAAGTTCGGAGATCCGGAGGGGAACTGCTTCGAGGCTTCCATCGCGTCCTACCTGGGGATCCCCCTGGAAGACGTGCCTGTGATGGCGCCGATGCGGACGGACATGAATGTCTTCTGGGCCACTCTCCTCGAGTGGCTCCAGGAGCATCACGGGTTGTGCCTGGTCCGAGCCCCTTCGAAGGGTACGTGGGTGCCGCCCGGGGTCTACCACCTGATCGGAGGGCTGGGGCCCAGAGGGCTGCGGCACGCCGGGGTCGGGAAGGGCGGCGTCTTGGTTCACGATCCGCACCCCGAGGGAGGGGGCCTCTTGGAAGACTCCTACTGGTTCTTCGTGCCATCGGAGGGCGGCGAATGAGCCAGAGGAAGAAGGAGATCAGACGCCGCTTCCGGGAGGCCGTCTTTGAGAGAGACGGCTACCAGTGCCGCTTGTGCGGCTGGTTGGACAACAACTCGCTGGACTGGAAGCTTGACGCTCACCACATCACACCACGCACGGAGATGCCAGGGGGCGGCTACGTGCCGGAGAACGGCATTGCGCTGTGCCCACAGTGTCATGGCTATGCCGAGGACTGGCTGCGGGCGGAATTCAGGGGGCTGAGGAAAGTAGCCGAGGTGCGTTTCGACCTGCGTTACAGTCCGGGCAGCCTGTACAAGCTCATCGGATCAGAAGCACGTGTCGCTTTCATGGCGGCCAAGATTAGGGAACAGGAGGAGGAATCGTGAATAGAATCATCGCGTTGGCGGCTTTCGCAGCCGTCCTGTCCGTCGCTGGTTGTTGCGACCAGCCTACCGTGGAAGTCGACCCCCGCAAGGACATCGACCTCTGTCCGGCCATGTGCGCCCACCTGGACAAGCTGGGCTGTGAAGAGGGCCAGGACCTGCCGGACGGCACCCCGTGCGCCCAGATGTGCCGAGACATGAAGGAGGGTGACATCCCCATCGATGTGCGTTGCTACGCGACACGGTCCTCGTGTGATCGGGCTCATCTCGATGAGTGCACCGAACCAGAACCAGCCCCACCGGCGGAACCATGAAAGCTGATCCGACATTGCTCAAGCTGCTTCGGAAGGCGGTCCGGGACGACAGGGTTGCCGTGGTAGAGGCTTCCCGGGCCCTCGTGCGTAGAGGGGTGATGCAGGTCCCGGAGCACCGGATCGTTCGTAGCGTGGCGTTCGTCCAGAGGCGAATGTCGCCGGGGGAGAACATCCACGGGCCCAGAGAGTGCCCGGAAGAGCCCCCACCGGAGCTTCCCGAGCCCACTCGGGCTCGCCTGGTTTTGATGGAACCGCGCTCGACGTACCACGCCTTATCTGGCGACGTGGTGCAGAACACGACAAATCGGACTATCAGGATCGACCTCGCCCGGGTCGCAGCGCTCCAGGGCAACGACAACGCCAGGGCTCGAGCCTCTGTTCAACCAACTCCGGGGCAGAGACGCAACTGGCCGCCCCCCATCGACGCCGTGATGGTGGAGTGTAGAGACGCGATGCAGGAGGCGGCACGCAATCCAGGCGCGCGGACACTGATACCCGCGGTCCCCGAAGAGGGTGTGGTCGAGATCGAGAACGCCTTCACCGGGCAGATTGAGCGCTATGTGGGGGGTGTGCGGGTCCGGCCCGAGGAACCAGAGCCGCCGCCGGTAGCACCCCTGACCGCGAACCTGTTCGACCTTGAACTTCACCCGCCCGAGCACGTGAATCTGTTCTTCAACGGTGCTCTGCAGCTCTATGGAAGCGGGCACGACTGGCGGCTCGGGGAACACCCCGAAGAGGGCGACATCAAGTTCAACTTCGCGGCGGGCCCCCTGTTCGAAGGAGGCCCCCAGGACGTCCTCCAGATGACCCGGATCGAATCGGGCCTGGACTTCGGGAGCTCCATGGTTCGGAGCATCCTCCTCTACACCATTCAAAAGAACTGGCCCGAGATCATCGCTGACGTCGCCGCCGAAGAAACCTATTGACAATACCCGTGCGACCTGATAGCGTTCCCCTCGTTGTGGTGGATCGGACGATCCGCCCTGGACCAATGGAGGGGGTCTTGAAGAAGGTCACAGAAGCACAGGTGCACCGGCTGTTCAACAACGTTCCGCCGGTGTCGGCGGACCGGGCGATATGGCGGGGCTGGTTGAATGCCGTCGATGCAGCGTCGCAAGGGGACTTGAGTCTGTGCTTTCTGCTGGTGTCTTCTCTCGAGAGGTTGCGGGACGGGATTCGGAAGGGGCCGCAGCCAGGGGGCCACGCCCGGTGGGTGGCGGGTTCGTTGAACGCACGACACAACCTTCTGATGATCCGGATCCGGAGCTCGGGGCTGCCGACGCGCGTCTGGTACCTCGAAGAGCGGATTGAGAAAGCCCTCGACACGATGGAGCGCCAGAGGGTCCCCGTGGGCATCGCCAAGCAGATCCGGAACATCCGGGCTCTGATCTGGGCGGAGCGTTACATGACCAACCGCAGGGAGCGGCCCCAAGGGATGCATGCGCCCGAAGCGGCCAACCTGGACCCGCCGTTGAAGTCCGCCATCGCGGACCTGTGAGGAGACCATGGGAAGACGAAAGACCTGCTGGGTGTGTGGGAAGCCTGTGACGTTCCGGGTGTCTTTCAAGCTCACCCCGGAGGGTGACAGCCCGGTGTCCCACGGCATGAGCGCCGACGCTGACTGCTGCGACGAGCATGCGCAGAGGGCGCTCGAGGGCATGGAAGAGAAGGCCGCCTACTTCAGGCGCTGGATTGCCACCGGAGAGATGGACGAGGTCAGACAGGAGCGGAGCAAAGCCGCCCGGGAAGCCCTCCCGCACTGCGCGTTCTGCCCGGAGTCCGAAGAGACCCGCCTAGCACAGCACGACCTCGGTCCCTGGTACTGCCCCCAGTGCGGGAGGACTCAGGTGAACCCGGGGGATACCTGACCGTGTTTCGCGACCTGTTCACAAGGAGACAAAGGAGACGGGATATGCCGCTCTACGACCGACAGAAGTACGTGCGCCAGAACGAAGCTTCGATGGAGTTCTGCATCTCACAGCCTGTGCTGTCGAGGTGGGCCAACAAGGGCAAGCTCAAGACCAAGCGGATCTTGCACAAAGGCGAGGAGTTCTTGCTCTACCACCGTGCAGAGCTCAGAGAGAAGGCGGAGCAGTTCCAGCGGCGGGGAGACAACGCCAGGGAATGGGCACGTTGCAAGAGGCAGCGCCAGGACGTGGTGGAAGGCGCCGAGCAGATCAAGGCGAAGAAGCGGGCGAAGGCGCAGAAGAAGGCCGTGGAAGGGCTGGCCGAACCGTCTCCGACGAAGGTCAACGAAGCCTCGTTGGCCGAGTACGGGCTGACGCCCGAAGAAGTGGAGGACAAGGGAATGCCGAACCCTGATGTTGTAGCCCCCAAGGTGGAGCCCAAGGAGAAGACCTCGAAGAGAGTGATCCCGCCCGACCGAAAGCTCGTTGCCCCACCCGTACCCGTGAAGGCATGGGAGGTGGATGGGCGCCTCTACAAGAGCGCCGGGGTCGCCCTGGAGGCCTGGAAGCAGACCGTTGGCGAAGCCCTCTTCGACATGATGGAAGCGGGCTGGAAGCACCTCAGAGACGCCCTGCACGCCTCCGAGAACGAAGAGATCGCCAAGGTCGAAGCCCGCTACGAAGAGGCCCGGAAGGCCCGCATGGAACCGGCCCGCCCGGTGGCAGCTGCCCTGGTCGAGGGGATGAAGCCGAAGACGAACGGAGAGTCCGCCGAAGCCTGAGCCAAAGGAGGGGGCTGTGGCCAAGACGAGAAAGGAACAGGAAAGACCGAAGAAGGCAGGGCTCGAAAAGCAGTTGGCGATGGCCCGGGGAGGGGGCTACCACTGCTTGGCGGTCCTGATCCTGCACGCCTATGCGACCGAAGACGACGACCTCCTCGAGCAGGTCCAGGACCTCTGCAGGGTAATCAAGAAGGACCTGCGTTCTCAGGTCGCCCAGGTGAAGTTCGTGGAGCAGCTCGGGAGGCTCCTCAAGGGCAACTGGAGAAACAAGCACCTCTATGAGCCGGAGCTCGAAGTCCTCGGGGACACGGACTACTGGAAGAGGCCTACCTACGAGGAGTCCCCACAATGAGAGACCCCGAACGCATACCGAAGGTCCTGGGGCGCATACAAGAGTTCTGGGAGAAGCATCCGGATCTGAGACTCGGACAGCTGCTGGTGAGCGTTCTGCGCTACGACCGCAGCGCTTCCATGCCTGTCGGAGCGGTCTCTGCCAGCTTGATCTTCTATTCCGAAGACGAGCGCCTGATGGAGAGGATCGACAGCTTCGAAGAGTATCTGCAAAGCATCGCCGACGCTGAGGCTGACCATGAACCCAGACCTGATGAGGTGCATCCAGGGGAGTGAGCTCGATCACTTCCTGCGCCGGTTGCGCCGGCTCGTCTTCCAGGAGGACTGGAATTGTGAACGAGGACGACCTGAAGAAAGCAGCCCGAGAGCTGGGACGGAGGGGCGGTCTGAAGGGCGGCAGGGCCAGGATGGAGAAGCTCACACCGGAGCAGAGGAGCGCCATCGCCCGCAAGGCTGTCATGGCGAGGTGGCACCCCAAGGAGACCAAGATGTGTGAGAGAGGTTCGGAGCATCCGACAGACAAGGCGCCCCAGTCGCCCTACCACTGCCCGAAGAGCAAGGACGGACACGGGCACTGCAAGTGCTGGGACGACGAGTGGGACGCCTGCTGTTGGTGCGGCGCCCTGGGTACCGGAGCCCTGTGGAAGGTGGCCCGCCACTACGACCCCTGGAAGGACCTGGACGAGAGGGACACGTCCAACGACGACCTCTTCGAGTGGTGGTGGCAGCAGGCACCAGAGGGTCCCGTCGGAGACGACGCCGGGGCGGCTCCAGACCTGGGAGAAGAGCTACTCGCGGACACCAGGGTCCTGGCCTGGACGAAGGACCACGTGCTGGCTGTGTCGCGGACCTACGACCCCGAAGCCCTCGTTCATCCACGCTGTGCGCGCTGTGGAGCCCTCATATGGTTGCACCCGTCCGATGGTGGCGTGGAGAACTGCTCGGCCTGTGAGGGCCTCCTACGGGGCCATGTGACCCCTGAGCAAGGAAAGAAGGTGCGGGTGCTGCTGAAGAAGACCGAGCTGTTTCTGCGACGGGTACTACCCCAGGGATTCGTCAACACCGAAGACAGAGAATCAGCATTCGGCCTGGCCGACGAAGTGGGCGGGCTCCTCGAAGAGCTGATGGCTAAGCCTTCGTGAAGCGGGCAATGGCACACACCCCTGACATGAGGACACAGGAGACGGACAGTGGAACTGATGGATGAGAAGAACGAAGGAGAGGGCTTCCTTTACGAGGTGACATTCGAAGTTGGGCCCAAGCTTCTCGTAGAGGAACGAGATAGCGAGTACGTGGTTCACATCCACGGTACGATCACCCGGGAGGTCGAGTCGGACGGGGAACGGCCTGAAAGGATTGGCCGAGTGAAGGCGGTGCTATTTCGTGGAAGAGATCTGCTCAACAATGGTGTACACCCCTTCGATTCGTTCGACTGCGTCAGCGAGGACACAGAAGATCTCTACCACTCTGTCTATGACGGTACGGGGCACATTCACGACAATGTGATGGACCTCTGCGACGACTTCCCGAGCAATGTTCTCGCTGTGATGTTCGTAGGGGTGGAGCCACGCTATCGCGGGAAAGGCGTCGGAAGGGTCGCTCTGGTCAGACTCATCCAGATCTTCGGGGGAGATGCCCTCGTGGTGCTGAAGAACATGCCCATGGTCTTCGAGAACGGGGAAATGAAAAGCATGGACCCGAAAGAACGGAAAGAGCTCTGGAAAGGCCGACAAGCCATGTGGATGAAGATGGGCTTCGTGCCATCCCCCCTAAGACCAGACGACTCAGGACACCTGATCGGAGAAGCGTCCTACCTCTGTTGGGGTAGCAATGCACGTCAATGACGTTCAAGAACGACTCGAGCGGTTGGCCGCTCAGGGGGACGCCGAGGCTCAGAAGGAGCTCTGGCGTCGTCACAAGCGGGGCGACTACTTCGGGTGGCGGCTCATCTGGGATCGCATGCGAGACGTCCGCCTGGTGGAGGCTTTCGGTAGACCTGTCCAGAACGCCCATATCCGCTACATGGAGCTCTACAGTGCCATCAAGGCTGCAGGGCTCTACGTGGTCATCAAGGCCCCCATAGGACGCACGGTGCTACATCTCGGGCGCACTACGAACGGGAGTATCTGCAGGTACGCAGCGAAGCGCCTCGTGGAGGTCGGGGAAGAGATGGCGGTGCCGTTCCTGAGCAGCCGCCGCTTCTGCAAAGACTGCCGGAGCATCGTCTGGCAACATGTCAAGCACCAACCACATGGAAGAGGAGCATGGGGACTACATACCTGATCCTGGTACTCGTCGCGGTCGCGGCGATGGCGACGACGCTCTGGTGGAAGCGTCACTCCCGACGCTGGGCACGTCGCACTGTGGAGGACTTTGCACAGCGTTTTCCGGGCCGCTGCTTCGTCTGTAGCTATCATCGCTTCGGACTGCAGGAGGGCTGTGTGAGAGGTCCTGTGAAGCCGCACGACTGCATCGAAGGGAAGACGTGGAAGAAGCCCTCGAAATAGCGGTCCACTACGCCCAGGAGAAGCGCCCCCTGGACAAGATCCGGGACGCCTTTCGAAAGCGTGATATGTGGTGCCTGCCCATGGGGGAGGGCGACTCGAAGACCAGGCTCCCAGGCTTCTATCGTCCCCTTGGGGTGTGGGGCTCTTGTCCGAAGAGCTGCCCCCTGTTGAGGGACGGAGGACGCCGCTGCTACGCCTTCTCGGGCTACGTGGTCTTGCACGCCCGGAGAGCGACGCTGGGCGTAAGAGACGCCGTCAACGCCTTCGTTGCGACCAGTGTGGTGTCGCTCACAGTACACGACCGTCCCTCACGCATGTTCGTGTCGGGAGACGGGTGCTTCGAAGGCAAAGTGGACGAGCACCTCTTCGACCGGCTCTGTAAGGCCGCCGATATGGTCGCAGGAGCCCTGGGAAGGGTCGGGCCGGTTGCCTACGGCTACACACGCATCCCGGACAGCGAAGCCCTTCAGCGGCGTCTGAGCGAGCACCACATCGAACTGCTGAGGAGCGGCCACCCCGGACCCGGGGGCACGGTGATCTGGCCCATCACCCACATGAGAGAGCTCCAGGAGCGCTACCCGGAGACCGAGTTCGCACCTTGTCTGCACTACACCAAGAGAACACCCTGCAGCCGATGCTACCGCTGCGTCACGGCTCGCAAACTGCGCCGCTGCGTCGTGCTCAACCCCATCGGCAACCACGCCAAGACCATCAAGCAGGAGCTGCTCCTGGGGAGGTCGCTGTGACCGAGATCCCTGTGATGCTCTGGCAGTTCATAGAAGGCTTCCCTGCGGTGGTGCACTGGGCGTTCCTCGCCCAGTGGAGTCTGTGGGAGTTCTTCCAGTGGGGCGTGCGCAACGACTGGATGTCCCGGAAGGACAACGAGAGGGTTCTGAAAGAGCTGGGCCAGGGCAGGCCGTGCAAGCTGTGCGGGACCCCCTCCGAGCATCTCCATGAAGGCATGTGCCACCTCTGTTTCACGACCGGACCCCCTTGGCGGAAGGTCTGCAAACAGTGCGGAGGGCTGCAGCAGTACCTGGTGGACGACCTCTGCCAGTGCTGCTTCGAGGGCGTGACCAAAGCACCCCAGAAGCCGCACCCCATGATCGCCTTGTCTGCCTACGTGAAGGAGAAGAAGGCTCAGAAGGAGGCTTTGCGTGGAGGTCCGAGCAACAAGGCCTTCATCGAGTTGGTCAAACACACAGACCGGGTAATAGAGAAGGTCGATGCAGAGATCGAACAGCGCATCGAAACGGAGCTCGATGCGTTCCAGCGTCGGTTGGATCGGACGATCCACCAGGACCCCTACCACGCCGAGAGCGGGCCGCCGAAGAGAGGAGACAAATGAAGGTCATCAAGGGCTCGACAGACGGGCAGTGGAAGGCGCGGGTGAAGTGCAAGTCCTGCGGCGCTGTGCTGGAGGTGGAGAAGAGCGACCTGTACGTCGCCAACACAGCCGTGCACTACGGCGGGGAGACCTGGGAGCCCCGTCTGCGGGCCGACTGCTGCGTCTGTGAGACCTACATCCAGATGGACAAGAAGACGCCCCCGGGCATCCGGTCTCGGATGTTCAAGGAGGCCTTGGCGAGGCGGCGCGGGCAGTGAAGCCGCAGCTCAACTACAGACCTCGAGAGATCAAGGAGACGGACATGAGCCACCACTACCAAGAGGGCACCACACCCGAGCCACGTCCCCCGAAGGACAAGCGAAAGAAGCTGGGGGAGAGGGCGTCCGGCACAATGGGGGGCGATGATCGGAGGGAGACCACGGAACGTCGTCACGAAAGGTCCCCAGGACAGAGGCACGTCGACCGCTTCAAAGAGCGCGTAGCCGCTACAGAGAGCCGCTTCCGCTCCACGGACAGAAGGGAGACCGTGGAGGAGCGCAAGAGGCGCCTGGTGACGGGCAAGGACACCGTGAACAGCGGCGCCCGGTACGACAAACCGGAGCTCACGCGCCTGCACGTGCAGTCCCTGGAGGACGTCCCTGGCGAGGGCTACCTGATCATCATCCTGACCAAGGGCAGCCACAGTGAGACGCACTACGGGGAGACTTCCTCCGTGGAGGACCTCGGCCGCCACATCTACTACTTCGCCCCGGACGAGAAGTCGGAGTGGATGAACCGCACGCTGGAGCTCTACCAGGACAACCAGAAGCGCACCGACGTCATCGCGGTGGAGATCGGCAACCCGCTCAGGTCCCGCGTCACCATCGAGCTGACGACATGATCCTCAAGATTGGGGTATTCCAGGCAGCCCGGGCCGACAAACAAGGAGACGGAGAATGACAGAGCCAACGGAATGGACGGTGACAGGATCAGCCCACGCCCGCGTGAAAGGCTTCTTCCTCGAAGCCGAGCTGAGCCGAGACGGGCAGTGGGACGTCTACGCCAGAGAAGACACCCCGGTGTCCGAGATCGGTTCCATCGCCCAGTTCGAGTTCGACGACAACGGCGACTTCGAGTGGTTCGACTGGTGCGAAAGCGCCCGCTACTACCTGGACGACGCCCTCACCGAGGAAGACGTCCGAGAGGCCGCCCGGTCCTTGTACCGCGCTGCAGGGCCCTTTTCCGAGGTCGCATGGTCCTTCGTGCAGGAACACCTCGAGCACGTGGCCAGGAGCATCGGTATCGAGGAGGAGCCGAACACGGAGAACTGGTGGCGGGAGTTCAACGAGAAACTCAACCAGTGCCTCATCATCTACCGGTCGTCGCTCGTGTGCGGGAAGTGCGGCACCCTGTTCAGCATCGCGTCCGAGGAGCGGGACGACGGGCACTTCAACCACACGCTCTGGTGCCCCCAGTGCCACGGCGAGGAGCCCCCAGGAGAGAGCGTCGACCCGGCTGAGCCCATGCCGATCGCCGCGCTCGTCGACCTGCTTTCCCTGGTGCTCGACCCGCCGCTCCCCAGCGACAGAGATCTGGCGGCCCTGTCCGAGGAGGCGCAGGTGGAGATTTCGCAGTGGGCCTGGGCCCGACACCTGGAAGCCTCTGACAACGACGTCGAGGCCGGAGAGATGCCGGAAGCGCTTCGTAGCCTCCTGCACCCGCGGCGCAAGCCCGAGCCTTGTCTGGATCCCGACAAGATGCACGGGGCCGGCGACGGCTTCCCTGGGAGCGACTACTGAGGAGCCCGAAGGATATGAGCCTTCATAGTCACACACAGTACGTGTTCCACTGCGACCGCTGCGGACATACGAAAGCCGTGAAAGGCGGCTATCAGTTCCCGGAGCCGCCGGAAGGCTGGTCTGGCCCCCTCGACCGCATTCACCTCTGTCCGATGTGTGCGGAGACCTGGTGCTACGAGTGCCTCGCCTGGAGCGGCTCTGCCTGCACCTGCAACAGGTGCCCGCGCTGCAACGGCTCTGGCAGAGACCCTCATCGGAAGAACTTCGTTTGTTGCCTCTGCAAAGGATCAGGAAAGAAGCCTATGGCATCCAAAGACAATCGCCTCATGACCCCGCACGAAGCCGCCACCAAGCAGAGAAAAGACCCGGCCAACCTGGTGAGGGCTGCTATCTGGCACATCAACAAACTGCTCGCTCAGGCCGACCTCAAGAAGCCTGTCCGGGTCGACTTGAAAGAGGAGCTCTTCCAGAGCATGACCCCGGCCCTGATGGACGACCTGTTCTACCTCTGCATGACCAGGGGCTGGGACGTCGAGGCTCCCTGTGGCGCCCTGGGTTCCCACTTCTTCCTGAAGGAGAAGACCCCTGCAAAGGAGCTCTCGAAGGAGCCCGGGTCTACGGACCAGATGACCCCACAGCGGAGCTTGTCCCTGGCTGTGGAGACCCTGAACAAGCTCGTGCTCAGGGTTCGTGGTGAGTACCCCGAGGCGAACCTGATCGTGTACGGGACCGGGAAGGTGCAGCTCCACCCGCACCCCGAATGCCCAGGGGACCCCGTAGCCGAGGCTGTTCTTCGGAACGTCGTTCTGGGAGGGACTCCCTGATGAGCTACGGAGAGCTGAAACCGTTCCTGTTCGAGTGCGACCGCTGCGGTACAAAGAAGACCGTCGAGACGGTCAGCTGGTTCTACTCACGGCAGATGAATCGAGCATTCACCAGTTACAACCCGAAAGGTTGGAGCCGGGATGGGATCGCGGACACGGAGAAGACCTACTGCGAAGGCTGCACCCTTCACAGGGGTTTCGCTGCCGAGCGGGACGCCTGCGCACAAGCCGAGATTGACGTCGCCGGAAAAGCCCTCTTCGAGTGTTACGTCTGCGGGAAGGTCTATGAGGATCGGACGATCCAACCCGTGGAAGACCGACGCTGCGGCAACCCCAAGTGCGAAGACACCGACTGCTGAGAGGAGACGAAGATGGGCTGGGAAGACTACATGAACGAGGCCTCGAACCCGGCGCCTCCGCTGAGCGCCTACGTCGACACCTGCAACACGTGCAAGCGGAAAGGAGAGGGCTTCAAGTACCCGGGGGGCAAGTGGCGGCTGCTGTGCCCCGAGTGCATGGCGAAGGAGAAGGCAGAGAAGGCCAAGGGAGACGACAAGCCATGACCCGGGCATTCGTGATCATCCTGGCGGTCCTGGCCCTCACAGCCGCTCTGACGGGCTGCTACGACACCCAGGACATCGTGGACAAGGACAAGGACCGCTGCACTGTAGGCGTCTTCCTGGAGTACGTGGACGGCTCGTTCTGTCTGGTCTCGGCGCCCTACTACTACTACCAGACCTCAGAGAGCGACAAGATGTACGTCATCGACTGCTTCGAGACCCAGAAAGAACAACAAGACGCCTGCGCGTACCTGCGCATGGAGATGTGTGGAGATGGAACATGAAGACTGCTGCTGATCTGGTGCCCATAGAGGTGCCCCCTCCCATTCGGGAGGCCTTCGAACTTTGCCGTCTGCCAGGAGTGAACAACATCACCATCCACGGAGAGCTGTCTAGCGGGAAGACCATGCTGGCACTGCTGCTGACCCTGGATGCTGTTATGACCCTGGCCCGTATGGAGGAAATGCCCTTCGGGCTCAGTGAGAAGAACCAACTGGCCCTGGCCTTCATTACCAACGACCGTGGAGGCCTGACTTCTCACATGGAAGGCTACGGGCAGTGGATCGCGCCCTACATCAATCGGTATTCGTCCAGAGACATCGAAATCGTGGCCGCCGATAACGACACCGAACCGGCGTCCCTGGTCGGTAAGAACTTCGTGCACGCTGTCTTCGACAACATCGACCGCTGGCCCGGCATCGACCTGTTTCCGTACCTTGAGAGACGCATTGTCTCGAGAACCGGAAACGAGTATCCGGCCCGGATCATCACCACCAAACACAGTGCGCTAAGTCCCGAGCCCCAAGGGATGAAGCGGATCAGTAACGGTGCGTGGGTACACCTGAAGAGGCTGATTCCATCATGAGCACCGCAGCCATCCTGGGCTTCGTGGTAGGCGCCCTGATCACGGCCCTCGCCGTTCTGTTCTTTCGATGGGAAGACGGCCGAGCCGAGCGGGAGAAGGCCCAGAAGAGACACGCCCTTCGCAACGCCATCCCTGTGACCCCGGTGGCCTATCGCCACAAGGGCAAGCTCAGGGTGCTCTACCTCGAACCCAAGGACCTCGAATCATAGGAGACGACCATGGCAGAGCCCAGATACTACCCCGAAGAACTCACCCCCGAAGAGATCGAGGACATCGAGAACGACTGCCCCGAGAACGTCGACCTCGACACCCTGATCAAGGCCTTCCAGCTGTTCCGCAAGTACGGCAACCCCACCTACCCCTGCCACTGCGAACACGACGTCCTGTACGTCAATATCCACCCCGACAAGGTGTCCAAAGAGGACTGCCTGGAGCTCTTGAAACTCGGCTTCTTCCCGGGCCAGCCCAACGAGTACCCCGAGAACCCGAACGGCTTCATCACCTTCGCTTTCGGATCCTGCTGATGGACGCACCCACGGAAAAGGTCACACACGACATCGTTCGTCCGACGACCTTCTCGGTCCTGCAGACCAAGCCCAACGACATCCACGAGCACGTACCTGAAGGTGGAAGAGACATGAGCCCCGTGCAGATCTTCATATGCACCGCCGCAGACATGGACTGGGGAAGACAGCTCTGTCTGCTGGAAGAGCTGGAGCGCATGGAGCTCCTCAAGGAGTTCGACGCCAACGCCGACCCGGTCTGCCCATGTGAGCGCAGCTCCTGGGTGACGTGCCCCGAGCTCGAGACCTGCCAGGACACACACGACGAAGAGACATGCCCATACGGCTGCTTCGAAGGCACTGTGCCCTGCCCGGTCTGCCAGGGCTTCCCAGAGCCGCCCCTGATCCGCGACCCCTACATGGACGCCCCGCCACCCGAACCCGACCCCATAGAAGCCGCCTTCAACGAGTGGATAGCAGGGAAACACCCATGACAGAACGAGTACGAACCCTCACAGTGTACCTGACCGAGCCCAAGCGCGAAGACGATGACGCCCAGGTCGTCATGGACGCTATCAAGATGATCAAAGGCGTCGACAACGTTGTCCTCGGCGAAGGCGATTGGGAGCACTACCACGCCATCCAGGCCGTCAGGACGGAGCTCGGAGACGGTCTTCACGCCGTCCTTCAAGTCGCCCTGTACCCAGAATTCATGGATGAAGACAAGGTCGAAGCGCTACATCGGCTCTACCGAAAAGCCGAGCGCCAACTGAAGAGATAGCCCCATGAGCGCCCTTACAGAGCTCTTCCACCAAGTACGCAGGGCCTTCGACAGGCAGCGCCGCGCTCAGCGACTGGAAGAGCAGGCCAAAGCCGCCCTCTCTGAGAAGGCCCGCCGCAAAGGCCGCCCCGGAATGCCGCCTCTCGAGGTCCGCCGAAAAGTCCGCGCCCTGGTCAGACACGAAGAGGCCGCCAAGGACATGTTCGACAGAGCTCGATACGCTTGCTGCCCCTCGTGTCTCTTCGGAGACCGCTACGACGACGCCCTCACCAAAGCCGAACGCATCAGAGCAGAGCTCGGGCTACCCCTTGACTGAAAGGCCGCACCATGAGCTACCAGGTACTCGTCTTCGGACCAGAGAAGAAAGTGCAAGCCCTCGTGGAAGAAGAAGGCTTCGCCGAAGTCCCCGACAAGCCGCTCACCTTCGGACCCCATGCCCTGAACGTGGAAGACCCCGAAGAAAGAGACCGCCTCGTGCTACGCATCGCCGCCAAGGGGATATGGACCTGCTGGAAGAAAGCACCATGATAGAGCTCACCATCGTACTCAGCTTCCTGCTCATCCCAAGGGCCGACCTCGAAGCACTCGACCCCTACGTGGTTTGCATCGAGCACAACATCGCAAACGAATGCGCCTGCGAAGCCATCCTGTGGCCCTGGGAAGAACCTTCTACCGTCTGCGAGGACGCACCATGAGCACCGCCCACCTGGACTGGGACAAGTCAGCCGGTATGCTGAGAGTGACGTTCTGGATGAGCCGCCCCGTGCCCCCAGGAGAGCCCTTCGGCAACGGCAGCATGCTCTGGGACCGCACACAACACCTCGCCATCAACGGCACCCTGACACCCTTCAAGAGAGCCCGAGGCCTCGTCACCATCGACACGCCCATCAAGACCAGTGACCAGATCGAGGTCTGGCTGGAGAAGCGCCCATGAGCACCGCACCCGTAGAAGACAAATCCAGATGCCCCCTGTGCCCCACATGGCAAGGAGGCTTGACACACGGATGGAGAGAACGAGGAGACGACAGGGTGTGCCGATACTGCGGATCCTGGAACCCCGCTGAGTTCAAAGAATGGCTGCCACAGGTCGACGGGCTCACACACTGGGTGGAGCTCAACGACCGCTGCGACAAGATCTACATCCACCGCCCCGACATCGCGAACGCTGAACAAGGCGCCATCAAGTTCAAGACCGCACACATACAAGGCGACCCCCAGCTGATCACACTGCTGAATGACGCCCTGAGAACGTCCATGGCCTACAGTGAGGAGCGCCTGGACCGCATCCTGAAACGCCACTACGAGCACCGGCCGGACAAGGTCGATCAGGTGTAGCCCCAAGGAGATGAACACAGCCATGCTGACACCCGACGAGATCGTTGCCGAATTCGAACGGGTCAAAGACCCCGCGTCCACCGCACAAGAGCTCGCCATACAGAACCTCAAGCACGTCCTCGATGTCATCCACGCCCTGGGCCTCATGGACAAGGTCGAACAGGCCCGACAGGCCGCGCGCGACAAACACAAACCAGAGGGACAGCTTCTGAGGTGCACAGGGGAGGTCCTGGCCGACCTCATCAGAAGCGTCGTCCAAGGCGGATACTTCGAGCCCCTCAACCACCCCACACTGGACGACCTCGAAATCAAGCCCGGCAACATGGACCCCGTAGAGGGGATAGTCGAAATGTACGTCAAATCGGACGCGCTCGCAGACACCTGTGAAGAAGTCGTCCTCGTGGTCGGGAAGAAGGACAGAGGCAGCTTCAACACCCGGCTCGAGACCTGGGACCGAAAATTCGACCCCGGCCGCACCAAGGCAAAACAGGATCGGACAGATCAAAACCGAGCAAAAGAAGCAACTGAGTAGGGGTAGACCGGAAAGAAGCACCCCCGGAAAAGAAGATACAAAGCAGCCAGATGGACGAAAGGCGCACCGTGGAAGGGGATGAGACCAGGGAGACAGACCACCTGGAAGGGTCAAAACAGGTGTCTCAGGAAGAGACCGGACAGGGTGGGGGTGTAGTGCAAGGGGTCGGTGATGTAGTGCAGAAGGGTGAGAATGTAGTGCAGAAGGGTGGGAATGTAGTGCAGAAGGGTGGGAAAGCCCGAGATTCGGGACACATTTTTTCGTTGGAAAATTTTCGGAAGGTCCGGGCGAAGGTCCATGTCAACGAAATCGACCTCCCAGCAGGGCCGAATGTGGGGGCCCGGAAGCTGTGGGGGTATGGCATCGCCATGGTGGCGGAGCTCCTGGCTGTCACGAACGTGGAAGTCCGCACCCTGTGTAAGGAAGGCGAGCTCGACATGGGGGACCTGGAAAGCATCTGCTACGCCTGGCTACGGCGCGTGAGAAGCCCGGACTACCAGCGGAGATGGCCGGTCACGCCCGAGGAGAGGGAGCTGCGTAAGGCCGAGTCAGAGCGCCGCCGTGCAGCCAAGCGGAAGAAGGTCCAGTGGAAGGCAGGGGGCAAGACCAAGGCCGTCATGCTGCCCAACCCCGAGGACCTCTAGGGTTACAGACCCCCCTTTAGGGCTTTATTGTAACCTTGCGAAGTCCCTGGCGGTAGTTCATCAGGCTGTCGAAGTCCATGGGATCGAGCCTGCCTTTGGAGACGGCCCTGCGGATAGACTCCTCTGTGATGCCGCACCAGGCCGCTATGTCCCCGTAACAAAAGGCGAATAGCTTGGCCCTGGTCTTTGTGTCTGCCACGGGGAAGCTGTGCACCCGCCGGGACCGGGATCCCTGGGTAGACTGTGTGTCCTGCTTCCGACGCGCCAATTTCGCCTGTTCCCGCTCCCACCACTCCACGATTCGCCCCCTGGGTTACAGTAGTATGGAACGACAGTAACCGAACCGGGTCCGAGGAGCAACTAGACCAGCATCCCCAAGATTGGGGGTACGGGCTCCTATGGGGGAGCGACCAAGCAGTGACCAAGCTGGGTGCGAGCCGGACCTACATACAGACGGCCCAGAACCATTACCTTGTGGGCCACTTCTGGGCCGGCCTTGTGGGCCAGGCAGCCTTGAGCTATGGCGTCGGATCCGAGACCCGCCGAGGGGCACCCTTTTGGGCCACCCCCAACGCATGCACTTTTCTCTCTCCACACACCGAACCTGGCACGATCTTAGTCCAGCTCCCTGGCACGGTCCTGCAGTTGTGAACACGGTTGAACTGTTGCGACCTAAGCCCGCGGAAACTGTTGGTATTCGCCACTTTCCGGCCGCCGCAAAATGGCGAACTACGCCAACTTCCCGCGGTCCCGCAAGTCCGCGCAGTGCAACACTTTCCCGACCCTCAAGATTAGGGTAGGGGGCCTCCTGCCAGATCTCTCCGCTTCGTGAAGCTTTCCTCTCCTATTCTCGGCCCCGCACCCTCCGAAATTTGATCAGTGATCTCGGACCTTGACAATCCGACTGACCTATATGGAGCAGGGAACCTGTCGTGGTTCCTCCCTCCCCGAGCTCTGCTCCCGACAGAATGAGATCCAGGATCTGGAACCTTGACAATCCGACTGACTTATATCGAGTCTATCGCAGGGGTTCTCCCGTGGGTTCACCCCACTCCCACCCGCCGGGACAGTTGTGTACGTACAGAAGGGGTACTCCTGTTCAAGCCGTTGAGGGCCTTCTGTTGCTGACACGGTCTTTGCCTTGGACTATGCTCTTCACTGTCGACCACGTGGAGGTTGTGATGCCGTCGTTGAAGCGCTTGGTTCGAGAGGGTCGCCGTCTTCGTTCGGAGTGGGTGAACAAGGTGACGGGTCGTGACCCGAAGGGTGACTACGACACGTACTACACGAAGTTCGACAAGGACGACGCGGAGGTGAAGGATGGTCGTTGGGTTTGGAAGTTCAACCGGCGTGTTCTCATCAAGCCGGACGGCACGATGCTGGGTGTTCCGAAGGCTCTCCAGGGCAAGGAGCCGAAGAACGCCGAGGTAGCCAGGCGTCTGTTTCGCTTCGAGGGGACGGATGCGGAGTCCGCTACGGAGATGATACAGAAGCTCCGTTGGTATGCGGAGCCGGAGGACAACTGGCGCAAGCGCCGGGGCTCCGAGGAGATGATCAAGAGCATCGAGGGAGACCCCGAGATCTTGAGGGCTGTTTCGGAGCACTTTGGTAAGCACTGGCGTTCCGTCGTCGGGAAGGGTGCTGAGCTCGAGAGGTTCCACAACGCCTACGGATCGCATGATCTGCGCAAGGCCCTCACGGCGTCATCGAAGACGAAGGCGGAGGCGGACGCTACCCGGGCTCTCATCATGTCCAGCGACAAGGCCCGGTCGAAGATGCGCACCTTTTTCGGCGGGGGCTGGGAGAAGGCGATGGACTTCTTCCTGGAGCACGGGCAGGGCAAGACCACTCGTCTGGTGGACAACACCCCGATGACGACGGCGTCGGATCGTCTGTTCAAGCTGCTCGAGCCCTACGTGGACGTCCACAACTACAACTTCAGCCAGGGCGGCTACCACAAGTCGGACAAGAGAACGAACATTCGTCGCTTGCACAAGGTCATGAAGGAGGCTGGTGGCTTCGAGGCTCTTCGGAAGATCGTCAATGATCCGCGTTCTCTTCCCGTAGGTCAGGCTGTCGTAGGGCTCTTTGGTCGCAACTGGATTGATCGCGTTCTCAAGGACAAGTTCGACGGCTTGATCAAGTCCATGAAGAAAGAGAAGGCCAAGGACTCGAAGGGGGCGGCCTACAACTGGTTCCAGGTCACTCATCGGCCCGAGGTGCGTCGTGCACTCTCGGAGCGCATGAGCCAGTTCATGAGCGACGACGAGTTCACCGAGTATGCGGTCTACAGCAACCAGAGCGACGCGGTTCTTCGGGGTATCCAGAAGAAGCTCATCGATATGTTCAAGCCTCCGTGGGGCTGGGACGACGATGGTCCCCCGGACTTCAAGCAGATCCAGAGGTACATCGAGGACGGCGATGCAATGCGGAATGCTGCCGAAGCGGGTGAAGCAAGCCGTGCGCGGCGTGCCCGTGACTGGGAGGAGGAAGCGACGTACAAGAAGCGTCTGAAGCCCGATGCCTATCACCAGCAGATGGCCGAGACGGAGAAGTCCATCCAGCGCCTGGTCACGAAGAAGGGCGCCGGCGAAGCGGTGGATCATCTGTATGACCAGTTGGTGGCCAGGGGGAAGTCGAAACTGCCACACAAGGTCGAGTTCGATTCTTCTTTGCATGGGGAGCGTCTGAGCGGAGCTCGTACAGGGCTGGACCTCGTGTCGAAGTTCGTTCCGCAAGGTGCTTGGGGTCCAGCGTATGCGAAACGTCGGGTGGTTTCGAAGGTATCCCCGGAAGCCGTGGAGGCCACTGTACGGATCCAGGGAAAGAGGGGCCGAGGGCATTGCGCCACGGCTCACACCGCCGACCCCAACATCGACATCAACAACTGGGGATCCGAAGAAGCGGCTACCCGGGTGATGATGCACGAGCTGGGGCACTACCTCGAATACAGCAACGGGTGCCTGGGGGACGCCACAGCGTACTTCCTGGAGAAGCGAACCAAAGGGCAGCCTACGGTAACTCTGATGGACCACGAGAAGTGCGTAGGCTTCAGGAGCGGTGAGATCAGTGTCCCGGACGACTTTTCGAGCAGCTACATTGGGAAGATCTACAAGGAGCATCGTGTGTCCGAGGTGATCTCTATGGGGCTCCAGCACTTCCAGGACAAGGAGCACGCGCGGGAGCTGCACGAGAAGGACCCCGAGCTCTTCGCGCTCATGATCGCCATCTTCCGGGGTAAGTTCGGATTCAGGGAGTAGTCATGCCTACAGCGAGCATCCTGTTCTACGACAATGAGGGCCAAGAAGTCGCCAGGGTGGACTTCCGCTACTCGAAAGACGTCTACAAGGGGAAGACGAAGGTCAGCGGTCTTCGAGTGTCCGAAGTCCGTGAGGCCTTCAAGAGCAAGCCCAACATCTACGTGTCGGACATGGGGGGTTCTGCAGCGGGTGTCGATGGGGGACCTCGGGCCTGGTCCTGGCTGGTCGCTGTTGCGGGCCACCTGACGGGGGGCACCGAGAAGACCTTCGCGCGCTACAAGGTCAGGAACCAACCACCGAAGAAGCTCTTCCGCGGACCCGAGGAGCTGCCTTGGAACGCCATTCCCTGAAGCTGTCCGCAGGAGGTAGTGATGCCGTCATTGAAGGTGTTGATCGAGCAGGGCCGTGCGCTTCTGGAGGCTCGTCCGATTTCGTTGGACAAGGAGGAGCTGGACAAGGTGACGACGACGGCAGTGGAGTGGATACGGAGCTCTCTGGGTTTGTTGTCGCCTTCGGAGACGCTGGGTTCACAGATCAAGCGTGGTGGTTGGCAGAAGGGGGTGCGCATCACGAACCCGTTCACGCAGGACGTGGAGCATGTGCTCTTGACGTTGGAGACGCAGCGTGGTCCTGCTGACGAAGTGTTCATCGGCGGGGCGTATCGGCGCGGGAAGACGCCGAAGCGTGTGGTGTTGTATCTGAACGCGAGGAAGACGGCCGAGGAGGCCTTGGCGGACTTCAACGCTGTGGGAGCTCACAACCTGACGAAGCTCATCCGGTCGACGTTCGTGCACGAGCTAGTGCACGTGGTGGACCCAGGGGCGGCGCTGGCGAAGACCTACCACGACCCTGGTGAGCAGACACCGGCGGAGCTGAAGCGCTATCTGAACCAGCCTTCGGAGTACGCTGCGTTCATTGCCCAGGTGGTGGACGACATCACCTCGACGGCGCTGCTCCGAGGTCGGCTCTTCAGGAAGATGCTGAAGACTCCGCGGAAGCGATTCGACAAGGCCTTGAAGAGCAGCGACACGTGGAAGGATAAGAGTCGGTTCTTGTCGAGCTCCAACCGGAGGAAGGCCATGGCGACGATCTACCGGATGCTGGAGCCGCACCTTCACCAGCGCGAGGTCTGAGCCGATCCTGAAAGATTTGGGTCAGGTTCCGACGGCCTTTGCGAGCTTCTCGAGGTTCTTCCTGGCGGCTTTGACGGCGGCTCGTTTGGTCTGGATGCCCGAGATGCGGATGGATCCGTCGGCGTAGATAGGTCCGGCTGGTCTGGAGCTTCCGTAGGGGTTGTTTACGGTCCACCCCGCCTTTGTCCAGACGCTCTTCGGGAAGGAATTTGGTATGGTGGCGCCCCAGCGGAGCAGTCGGAGCTCGTTCTTCTGCGGGTAGTAGTCGACGTCCACCCGTCCGATTCTGGGGATGATGGACACCCAGGCACTGGTGGAAGCGGCCCTCTTTTTCCCCCTGTAGCCCTGGACGATGTCCACGGAGAAGCCGCTCGCCTTGAACTTCTTCATCTCTGCTTCGAGCAGATCGGCGAAGACCTCGGCGCGTCCGCGCTCTCGGGCCTTCTCGAGCTCTCTTTTCGCCTGGGTGTCTCCCATAGCAGCCAAGCGCTTGAGCCTTTCCATATCACGGGCCTCCTGCAGCCACTCTCTCATGTCCCCCAGGACCTCGTTCGCCTTCTGGTAGTCCATTCCCCCTCCCGACTCACACTCGAGTCACAGTCACCGCAGAGAGTGACTATACCCTGCCCCTCTGATTCCGCGCAAAACGTGCCCGGACCCGTCAAACCGAAAAGAAGAGCGTCTGAGAGGGTCTGCTTTTCGCCTCTCCCGATCCGCTACACCGCGCCCCTCCTGGACTTGCGACCTCTGGAGTCCCTGGAAAAAAGCACGCCGGGCTACACCGGTGCATATTTTCGATGGATTATGCGCATCCTATCCTTGACAATCCCCTACTGACCTATTAGGGTACCTGTCAGCGAGGGGGCCATCACCATAGGAGACGGATCTATGCCACGCGGGAGAACGTGCCCGGAGCACCGCCGAATTGTCAGTCCCTTCGAAGCCCTTGGGTTCCGCCTTCCCCGGAAGCACACAGCAGCCGCGTGTCGGAAGAGCACACGAACGCTGGGCTCTGAGGAGCAAGCGCGTCGACCACAGGAGAGAGGAATGGCTCGTAAACGCAGACCCCGCATGAAGGCTCGGGACTTTCCTGTTTCCTGGCAGGACCTGCCTCGTGCAGACGAGGGTGCAGAAGGGTACACCCCGCTTCACCATGTGTCTGTGTCGGACGGTCGCCAGGCGGCGATTCTCACAGCGACCCTGGAGGCCGAGCCCAGGGGGTTGGTCGCCCGCATTCTGGAGGGGCGTTCCTATCGCAAGCACCCCCTGCCTCTTCTCGGGCATGTGGAGCGGGTCCTCGTCGGAGCGATGAACCGGGCTCTGTTGAATCGCCTTACGGAGGGGGAGTTCGACCCTCGAGACCCCACTCTCGATGCCGCGGTGGTGGACGACGAGTTCATGCCCCTGACCCCCCTGGGACAGCAGTTGGGAGAAGAGCTCGGCGCTGACATGGGGGAGGGTCCAGACGGCGTTGTTCGCTCTCTGGTCCACCTGGTGGACCAGATGACCGGAAGGGGGCAGCGCTGGGCGGCTCTCTATTTGAAGAGGGCCGGGAAGCGCGACGACCTGGCTTTCGATCAGTGGGAGCGCAAGCATCGGTTCACCGAAGCGGCGGATCCTGTCTCCGAAGAAGAGGCTCAACGGGGGGCGGCTCGTCTGGTCGAAGCTTTGGCCGGCAGCGGGAAGACCAAGAAAAACTGACCATGAGCAAGCGCGTCGACCATATGCAGGTTCAACCTGGTGAGGAGGTCCTTGTCCGGTGGGAGCGCCGCGGGGAGCTCTTCGCCTATGTTGCTGTGGAGCACGAGGGGGAGCTGTGGGCGATGATTCACGGCTTTCCGAAGACCCGCATAGACCTTCTTTCCGAGGCCTTCGAGCTGCGGGTGCAGCGGCGTCGGCGTCGGAGCTTTCTGAGGGAGTGATGCAGGACTACTACGGGAGGAACATCGCGCGGCACGTGCGTCGGCTCGAGGAGGCGATAGACAGCGCTCCGGTGACACTGGACGAAGCTCTGACGCTCTACGAGCTCGCCCGGGACGCTCTGCAGGAGCGTGTGGACTGCCTGGAAGAGGAGTGTGCACAGCGGGGCCTGGAGCAGGTGATCGCTGCGGGTCTCTTCGACGAGGACGACGGATGAAGAGTGTGTCCGAGCTGCTCAAGATGGCCCACTCGGTCGGGTCCCGGGAGGACCTGGAGGCGCTGGTGGTGCAGCTACGGCGCCGCGGGATCCTTGAGGGGTCCCTTGTTACGCGCTTTTGTTGTCACGGGTGTCTGTGGTGCGACGGTCGTCACGCCACAGGGAAATACACGTGGGACGAAGTCCTGGACTGGGTGCGCTACACGCCGGGGGTGCTGGAGGCGCTCCTAGAGGAGCGTCGTAACCCGAAGGGGCTACCATATCTCCGTATCCCCGGACTGAAGCAGGGCGCGCTCCAGGATCAGAACATCATCGCGAACAAGCCGAACCGGGGCTACAGCCTGGGCTTCGGGTTCACCGAGATCATCGCAGCCATCGAGGGTATGGCACTACCAGAAAAAGACGATGACTAAGTTTTCAACCGAGTTTCTGCAAACAGCAGAAGGATTCCTGGGAACGGTTCTGACGCACCTCGAAGAGGGCGCAGACGGCGCTGTGTACATGGAGGAGCTGGAGAAGGCACTCGATGCTGGGGAGAATCCGGCGGACCCCGCCCTGCTCAAGAGGGTCCGCGAGAGGGCGTGGCAGACAACGAACCAACGGAGTGGACAGACGATGACGGAAGAGAAAAAGATCGGCTTGATGGCGGCTGTGATGGAGCACGGACAGAAGGTCCAGGTGTCGGCCACCCGGGCGGAGATCCGGGACCTGTACGAGGAGTGGCGCCAGCGGCTGACCCCCATTCAGAGGGCGCAGCGTTGGAACAACTTCCGCCTGGACGTTCGGGAGACGAAGACCCCGGGGACGTTGATGCTGGTCCGCCAGCGCGCGGTCCTGGACTGGAAGGGCTTATTGCTGTGAGTTCATGAAGCAGCAGTTGGAGTACCACTGCGATATACACCCCGATCGCTGTCCCGACGTAGCGATTGCTCGAGCACAGTTCGAGGGAGGCGACGGGGAGCTGATCCTTATTGCTCCGAATGCTGAATACACCTGCAACTACTGCCCTGCTTGTGGCACTCGATGGCCAGGCGCCAAGGACGAGTGGGCGGGAGAGAGGCGTTGGAGCAAGCTCGCGGAGGAGGGAGCAGAAATGACGAACAAGCTGGAACCGGTGGACCTGGAGCGCTGCCAGGCGGACGTGCCCGGGAACGGTCCTTTCACCATGGGCGGGAAGATCGGCAACCCCCGCGACGGGTATCGGGTGCGGTGCGAGCATCCCCCCATCGTCATCGCAACGGAGAAGGAGCCCGGAGAAGACGGTCGCAAGGGCTCGATGTCTCTCTGCGGGGGCTGCCGGGAGGCGCTGATCAAGCAGGAGGGCGACGACTTCGCGACGTTCATGTCGACGGAGGGGATGAGGAACTGTCCCGATTGCGGGGTGGCTCCCGGGGAGCAGCACTTCGACGGTTGCGACATCGAGTTCTGCTCGGAGTGCATGCTGCAACGGATGATCTGCGACTGCGAGGGGCACGATCCGGAGCTGACCCGGTGGACGGGGCTCTTCCCCGGGATCGCCGAGTGCCGGGAGCTCGGCTGGTACGTTCAGATCGACCCGAGGACGCATCTGATCGGTCCCCGCTGTGAGGCGGACCACCCCCATGCCAGCGAAGACCTGAACCGCTGGGCGCTCTACTCCCAGGAGCACGCGATCGCTCGCGCGAAGGCGATGAAGGAGCAGGTTGTCATTGTGACCGCCCAGCAGAAGAGCCAACTCTCGAGGGCGGCCGAGCTCATCGGCGGTTTCGTAGATGACTTTGACGACCTTCTTTACGAGATCCAGCTAGAAGTCAACCATTGCACCGACATCGCACGCGAAGCGCAGGACAAGGTCTGGGAGGAGATCTTCTCCCCTATCAACCGCATTATCAGGAGAGTCAACGAGGAGGTTCTGCCGTTGGTGCCAGAGTCTCTGAGGGAGGGCACCGAGGAGTTCGTGTTTCTCAACAGTGACAGCTTCCGTGTCACTCTGGACATTCGTCAGCCCAACGTCAAGCCCCTCAGAGACCTCTTCGATCGTGTCTGGAAGGCGGCGGTTGATGCAGAGGAGGAACCACAAGAGGCTCCTCCGACCAAGCCCCTCAAGACGGAGCTGAACCTGAAGGTTCGGCGGATCAAGGACCTCGTCGAAGCGGCCTATGAGGAGCCGTGGGACGTCGAAGCTCTCTTGCGGGAAATACGAGAGATCGCGGAGGTGACATGAACGCAGGACGGAAGCACGACCGGGAGCTGCGCGAGCTGGCCGGTGAGATTCGGTACGAGCTCGAAGACGCCGACACCGAACTGCAAGAGACACTCAACGACGCCTGTCGATATGCGATGGGCTGCCAGGACCGAGCCCGAAAGAAGCTCCGTTTCATCAACGACCTCGTGAAGAGGGTCAACCGGGAGCTCCTTCCGCGAGCCCCTCAGTCGCTGCGCCCCGATGGAACAGACGTCGTGGGGTTCTTGAGGACCCCTGTAGACGGGCTCACGGTGTCGACGTCTATCAGAAAGCCCCACACAGGGCAGGTAGTGACCCTGACGGCTTTCTTGAAGGGTATCGTAGACTACGGCAAAGACGCCTTGAAGGAGAACCTTCTAAAACAGAAGGTTCTCGAGCAGAAGGTCTTGTCGCAACTCCAGGAAACACGTCGATTTGCGGAAGAGGCCGGAAGCGATGGTCTTGCGGGCCACTTGCGGCACTTGATCGGGAACCAGGAAACCCGGATTTACGAGATCGACCAGGGGGTTCGTGAACGCGATGAGTACGAAGCGACGATGCAACGAGTTCTCGGGAAAGAAGAGTACGACGCGCGGCTCGAACAAGGCTTCGGAGCTCTTTTCAGGAAAGACGTGGTACCAGTCTCTGCTGATGGGGATGACGGGAAGGTACAAGCCGCCGTCTCAGAGGGACCTGGACGCAGTGATAGACACGATGGTTCGACCGAAGAAGGGCTCGAGGAAGTCTCTGATGCGGCTCCTAGAGAGCGAGGAGGGGCAGCTGCTGGCCAGCCTGACCAAGGAGCAGCGCCGGGAGCTGTTGGCGAACCAGGACAAGCTGCTCGAGTGGTGGAACAAGCACACGAACGCGGGGACGACGGGTCCGGATCGTCCGATCCACCCCCTCCATACGACGGGACACAAGACGCGCCCGGTCTGAAGCATCGCTTCCTGTATTTGTCGTCGAACCTTGATCGCATCAATGGCGATCAGGCCTATGTGATTTCTTGCACGGCCAGGGAGCTCCAGACGCTTCTCTGCGGGGCGTCGCCGGAGAGCATTCGGGAGTTCTGGTTCGACTACGAACCTTCCCCGGGGTGGTGCATGCTAGTCGAGCCTGGTGTGATGGTGTTGGACCTGGCTCGCAGGGGAGAAGTCTGCAGCCGAGCCCGTCTGGAAGAGCTCGGAGTGTGGGAGGCGCCATGAAGAAGCTACGACAGTGGTTCTGGCTGGCCGTGCTGCCGATCGCGCTGCTGGTGAAGGGGCTCTACTACCTCTCGGGCGCGGTCGTTGTGTTCTTCTTCGTGTGGCTGGCCGGTGCGGTCCTGGTCGACCTGGTGAGCGACGCCAACGTCGAATACGAGTTCCCGGTGATCGGGCTCCTTGCGTCGCTGTTCGTCCACTTCCTGTGCTGGGGTGCTTTGCACGGGGTCGTAGGCGCCGCCCAGAATTCGCGGGTCAAGTCCCTGATGCGCGGGGAGTACGACGACTGATGGGCCGGATAAAGCGACGACGGAAGAAGGTCTGGGCGCGCAACAAGTTCGAGCTCCCCGTCCGCTGGATCTCTTTCGGGCACCTCCCGAACGAGGTCCCTTTGATACAGGTGCCCATGGGGGAGGGCGAGACGGCGAACGTGTGGGCCTCCACGATGCGTTCGTGCGAGTTCTTCCCGGGGGAGGGGACGGGCGGGGATCTCTCTGTGCCTTGCGAGGGCTCTTTCCTGGAGCGGGTGTTCCAGGAGGCAGATGGCGAAGAGACCTTGGACCCCTATCAGGCGACCGAGCTGGGAGATCTCTCCCACTTCGTGTTTGCTTCCATGGAGTCCATCCGTCTCGGGATCGAGATCTGCTGGGGCGCCGATGTGTTCGTCTGCGACGAGCGCTTCGTGGCGATCACGCAGAAGGGGCTCAGATTGGGGGCGGAGTGGGGCCTGGAGCTCGATCCCAACCCTGTGGCCCGATGCCGGATACTGTTCGAATTCCTCGTGGATCTGACCGGCAAGTCGATCTACTGGGTGGTGGACTTCGTGAAGGAAGTCGAGAAACGCTGCCTGGAAGAGTACGGGGTCGACAAGGAGAAGACCGAGCTCACGGCGCCCCTTCCGAAGCCGATCGAGGCACCGGCCCTGTCCTGGGACTCGTACTGTTCCGGGGCAGGCAAGACCCTGTGGAAGGAGGACCGTTGATCAGGGGCTCGGGGGCGGTTCCGGCGGCGTTCCGTTGGAACCACGCGGTTTGTTTTCTTTCTTGTACCGGATATCCCGTATCAGTTCCCGGATGCGGGGTTGTTCGTGGAACAGCACGGGATAGAACCCTTCTTCCAGACAGGAGCGAACCAGGAGGGTCAACGCTTCCGGCATCTCTTCGACTCTGATGTAGTCGATCAGACGAGCGATCCCTTCGAACCGTTTGGCGGCCTTGGCGCCGTTGGCTTTCTTGACGAGCTCCACATCTCTGCGTTTGCGGGCGCACACGTCGATGACAGGGTTCCGGGAATGGCGGAGCAGGTAGCGGTAGAAGGCCGTGTATACACCTTTGATGTGGGGTCTGGCTTTTTTCCACTTCTCGGACTTCAGCTTGTCGTGTTCGGGAGAGCCCTCGGGACAAATTCGGAGTTGTCTTTCGATCCGGGCACCGTCGCTGGTGCCGAAGAAGATGGCCATGCCCCTGGCCTTGGCGATCGCGTTCAAGATGTGCCTGTCCTGGTTCGCAGCGTCGTTTCCGAGGAACGGGTCTTCCAGGGCGTTCTTCAGGGTTTCTTCCAGGTTGGAAATACGCTCTTCAGCTTGGTCCGTTCGTTCTTCGACCTCTTCGAAGCGCTTCGAAGCACTCTTCACGAAGTCGTCGATGCCCCCCATCATTTTCCCGACCAGCTCTTCCAGGGTGGAGATGGTCTCGGCGTGCTGGGCGTTGATCCGGGATTGTTGGACGTTGATCTCTGCCTGCTGCATGAAGAGGCGCTCGAGGTCCCCCGGCAGCGGCGAGCCATGAGCGGCCTGTTCTTGTCCCAGAGTGTACGTCCCCAGTTTGGCAAGAGTGGGCAGAACGGTGTGTGTTACCCACCGCTGGAAGGGGCGTGCACGGTCCGAAGACCGAGCCCCCATCACGAGATCCAGGTAGCCGGGGAAGTTGCAGGTGAGCGTTTTCTGAGGTCTGCCCAGCGAGTCGATGATATATGTTGAACATACATCATCCTTGTCTAGCCGATCGGCAGCCTGGCGGGCGTTCTGGATCTCCAGGTAATCACAAGCATCTTTGATGACGAAGGGGTGTGTATTGCTATCGGTCAGCTGGAAGGGGTGATTCTCGAAATAGAGGGTCAGGATGCCTTCGGGGCTGAACTCGGGCTCTCCTAGGTCTCTGAAGTCTTCTCCGAGGTCTTCGTCTTCATCCACGACCTCGGCTTCTGGCTCTTCCGGCTCCGGCTCTGGCTCCGGTTGCGGCTCTTCGGCAGCTGCTTCGGGCTCCGGCTCTTCCGGCTCTGGTTCTTCGACGACGCCCCGTTTACGAGTCTTCTGGCCTCCGAGGTCTTTCCGGGGCCATTCGCCGGCGTCTATCAGGAGTTCGCGCAGCACTGTGGGAGACCGTCCAAGGAGCTTGCCGGTGGCCTTCAGGAAGTAGCCGAAGTCCAGAAGTTCCACCGCCTTCTTCAGGAGCTCGTCCCCCTCGAGTTCTTCGCAGCCTTCCAGGTCAGGTCCCGAGTCGAATTTCGGGAACGGGTCGCCTACGCGCCAGGAGCTCGGGTTCCAGTCCAGGCGGGTCTTGAACCCTCCCGGGGGGTCGTAGGGGTCATTGAAGAGCGCCTGGGGCAGTTCCACAGGTTCCTCCCCCTCTTTCGTGTGGAACTTGTGGCTGGCCAGGTAGCAACGCATATCCCTGGGGTAGGCGTAGCGCTTGTCCCTGCACTTGGCTGTGGTCCGAACCGCGGGGAAATAGTTCGCGCCCGCGGATGCGGTGAGAGTGGTTGGTTGCAACTCGAACTGCTGGCCGAACGTATGCGTCGAAACCAGGCCCTTCGCAGCCAGTTCGATGGGGGTCAGATCGACAATCAGGGCCGGGAACAGTTTCCGCCGTTGTGTCGCCATCTTCCTACAAGCTCCCCTTCTTTCGGTGATACCCCTTCCCTTCCCGCTTCGGATCGGGTACGTTTTTGTATGTACTACACCGATGTAGCTCACTCACCCTAACAGGAGTCTTGCTGATGAGCAATACGAAGCCGACCTCTTTTCGCTTGCTGCCGGAGGTCCTTGATCGCCTGGATCTTCTGGCGAAGTATCTCTGCGTGGTGCATGGGGTTCAGAAGGTCAGCCGTGCGACGGCGTTGGCCTATCTTGTAATGAATGCGCTCGACCCGGACGGGATGCCTACGTGGCGTTTCTACCGAGAAGACGAGCTCCCCGACACATAGGCCTTGACAACCGGGGAACGACCGATATAGTTATGTGACTGTTGTCCTACTCTGGTGTGACATCAGGGTGACGGGAGGTATGACGTGGGGCGTGACACAGCTCGGGTGTGCTTGTACACCCTGACGGCGATGCTGGAGCGGGTGGATTCGTACTGCCGGCATCGGGGCGGGATCAGCAGGAGCAAGGCGATCACGGAGCTGGTCTTGCACGCGCTGGCATCAGAGCTCCTGGAGATCCGAGAGGAGGTGATTGTGAGGGCGATCGAGGCTTCGAAGCAGGACCTCGAAGTACATGACGGGGATTGGTGAAGGAGACGTAGACCGATGGGCAGCAACCAGAAAGTCGAGCCAATCACGCCAGTGAGTGCGCGTGAGCAGTGGAAGAAGAACAAGGAGCGGGACCTGGGTCCGGTGATCGTGGCTATCAATGAGCGTCTGGCGAAGGACCCGTATGGGTGCCGCATCTCGTGGCGCGACCTTCCGCTCAACCTGGATCACCAGGAGCAGAACCTCGTGCGGGTCACGTTCTACCACGCCGACTGGGACGTGGAGAGCTACGACAACCAAAAGGAGCAGGACTCGGGCTTGTGGTTCAAGGGCCAGCGACAGCGGCTTCAGAACTGAGACCAACGGAGGGGACGGTGGAGACAACGAGAGAATCAACGACCAACGTGCGGCAGCTCGAGCGCTTGGGGAAGCTGGCGGTGGACAATGACGAGGCGGCTCTCCGGGAGTTCCTGCGGCTTCGCAGCCGGGGAGGGGACGTGCTCGCGCGCCTTGACCTCGCACGTCTGGAGGGCGTTGTGATCCCGGAGCTGGTGGAGATCCCTGCCGGTACGGACGTGTTGGGCAGTCCGCCGGACGAAGATGGTCGGTGGCGGAACGAGCATCAGATCGAGGTGACGATCGAGAACACGTACTGGATGGCTTCTGCGCCGGTCACGCAGTCCGAGTACGCAGCGGTGATGGGGAAGAACCCCAGCCACTTCCAGCAGGGCGACAATCCTCTCGAGCGCCCGGTGGAGTGCGTGAGCTGGTACGACGCCATCGAGTATTGCAACGCGCTCTCGGAGCGCTGCGGTTTACCGCCCGCGTACATCGGGGACCGCCAGCAGGGCTACCTGTGGAAGGAGGGCCCGGGCTTCCGGATCCCGTCCGAGGTGGAGTGGGAGTACGCCGCCAGGGCGGGCAGCGACGGTGCGCGGTACGAGATTGGGGTGTGCGACCGGTGTGGTGGCGAAGTCGAGTGGCGCGAGGCGTCTCTGGAAGAGATCGCCTGGTTTGACCAGAACTCAGATGGTCGGACTCATGCGGTTCGGCAGCTGGCTCCGAACAGGTGGGGCCTCTACGACTGCCTGGGGAACGTCTGGGAGTGGTGCTGGGACGAATACGCCGAACACATGAAGCACGCGAAGCCCGACATCACTATGGCGGAGCAGAAGCCGGACCCTCCCATGAGGCAGGTGACGTCGAAGAAACGGCACCAGCGCGGAGAGCCCGCGGAGGTCAATTTCGAGATCGAACGACTTCCTCTCTCGACTGGCCCCTGCCCCTCTCCAGACTCAGCCTCGTCCCAGACGCCCGAGCCGGACCCCGAGGGCGTCGGCTCTGCCGAGGTTGAGCTCCCTTTTGGGCACGGCGATCCCTCACTCTCCGCGGCGCTTTCTACCCCGACCCACCCCTCCGATTGTCCCGCCGCGAGTGGCTCGGGAACCAACACCCCGAGGGCTTCAAGTCCTGGTACATCGAGCTCGAGACCTACGTCTTCTACACCGTTCGACCAGGGTTCAGGATCTGCCGGGGGTAGACGGCGCCCTTTCGAAGTGCCAACTTCCGAGGCGGACGCTTGTTCAGGGAACTCTCCTCTGGTCACGGAGCCCGGATCGCCCACCGAGGCCCTGGGAGCTACCCCGAGTACAAGGGGACGCTCCTCGGCTTCCGGATCGTCCGATCCCAGGGGTAATCGCCGCCCTTTCGTCCCTGGGGAGAGACCACAGAGGCCGACCGGGTCGCTCGAGGACCGAGCCCCTTCGCCAAGGTCGGGCGGGGCTTCGCCAGCGTCTACTACAGGGGCGTCGCCAGCCTCGCGAAGCGGTCATCCGAGCCCTTCGCCTCCTCCTCATTTGGTAAGGGTTTTCGAATCGCCCGAGGTTGATCGCCCTTTCGACTCGGGGAGCGGGGGATCTACCTCATCGAGTTCTTTACCCCCGCTCTCGGACGGCTCTCCATCAGAGGATACGGAAGAGGAGCAGCCGGCCGCTGGGGCTTCCGGATCTGTCGAGGAGGACACTCCTGACCCTTTCCTCGGGACCGCTTCCTCCGAGGGGGCGCATGGCTCGATGCAGCACACCCGTACCCTCCCCACAATTTGCGACCCGGGAGAAAGACCCCCCGCACCATGTGGACCCGGGCCCATCATATCGGCTTCCGGATCTGTTGGGGGTGATCACCCTTTTCCGGGGAGCCCTGGCGGGAGCCGTATGGCAAGCCCCGGGGAGGGTGTTTCGACGCCGTCTACGCGCGCGTGCGACTGTCTGGGAAGTGCTTCTCCCCACGACGAAGCTGGGCCCACCAGCGGCGCGGATTCCGGATCTGCCGAGGATGAGGAGGACGCTGTCCCTTTCGGGTCGTCCGAGCGGGGTCCTGGATGCGACTCCAGCCTTCCGCATCCCGCCGAAGACAGGGGCGTGAGTTCGGGGACTGGACCAGCGCCGGCTTCCGGATCTGCTGGGGGTGAGCGCCGCCCTTTGTCTGGATCCCGATCTGTCGAGGGGGCGGCTCCGCGGTCTCCCTCCGTCTCAACGCCCGGGGAACCGGGCTCACAACCATGTCCGACAAGCTGCTCGGATTCCGGATCGTCCGATCCGACGGAGGTACTTGAGCGCCCTTTCGACACTTCGTCTTCCCTGTCGCCAAGACCGGGCGAGGCTTCGCCAGCAGCCTCTTCAGAGGTGTCGCCAGCGTCGCGAAGCGTGACTCCGAACCTTTCGCCGACAACTCCTGGGGCAAAGGTTTCCGGATCTGCTGGGGGTAGGGGCCCTTTAGCAGGTGCCGAGGGAACTCGTGGTTCTCAGAGGACTTCCAACCCCTCGGCAGATGCAGCACGGTATGGAGAATCACAGGAAAGCTCTACATCATCGGATTCCGGGTTTGCAGAGGGTAAGCGCCCTTTCGGCGCCGCGTTCGAAGAGGCGAGTGCTACTCCCGCTTCACGAACGCTCTCCGGATCCATCTCGGACGACGGAACGGGAGCCTCCGACCACGTGGCATCTTCTTCACGGGCTTCCGGATCTGCTGGGGGTGAGCCCCGCCCTTTTGGAGTCTCCGGGGCGGGTCCTGGTGGGACCGGAACAGAAGCGACGGCACTCTCCACAAGCGGACCAACTACTACCACGACGAGAACTTCTACCCAGGGAGTCCTCACGACATCGTCGGCTTCCGGATCTGCTACGGGTGATCGCCGCCACTTTTGGCCTGAGATCCCGAACCCCTGGCCCCTCGGGAACGGACCGAGGCCCCGGACCGCCTCCTACAAGTCCCTCCTCAAAGGCTTCTGCTACAACAATGTCATCTACGTGCGCACCCACGACCGAGACTTCCTCGAGCACGATGGACGCCTCGACGAACACCAGATCGGAGCAGGCAGCGATGTCGGCTTCCGGATCGCACGGGGGTGATGTGGGCACGTTCCGCTGGAGAGAGCTGTCTCAGGGCTTCTCGGCTCTCGAGTTCACTGAGGCCCCGGATCCTGAAGATGTCATCCGGGTCCACTACTGGGACGACACACACAGAATCGTCATGGGCAGCACCTTTCGCGGCGGTCTCGATATCCAGTTCCACTCGGGGCACCGCTCTTCCTTTGCGGCCACAGACGACTTCGTAACCCGCTTGAGCTTTCGAGTTTGCAGGGGCGGAGGCCCCGCCACTACGAGGAGACGACATGAAAGTCATCGGCAATGAACTGCACACAGAGAACCTGATCGTGGTCTTCCACAGAACCTTCCGGCTCCCGGAGGACGGAAAGACCTACCCCCTGCCACGCTCGGTCGGACGCTTCCCTCTCAAGCGCATCGACGACTACAAGGACAAGGTGCCGCCCAGCTGGGTGGAGAAGGGCGGCGTGTTCCTGCCGCTCCACCAGCGCGAAGCGATGTGGATCCAGTTCGGACTGCGCACGCACGCGCCCTGCGCCGTGAAGGTTGGCGTCGGGAAGATCGACGCCATCACGGGTGAGCCCTGGAAGGACGGTCTCAGCGAGGACAAGCAGGACTACCTCGTGGCTCCGCCCCAGAAGTGGATCGACGGCATCAAGTCCGAAGAGGGCAAGGTCAGCCAGTTCGTGGCGATGCCCCTGGGCATGGGCTATACCGTGGAAGGTCAGGTCACGGGTGAGGAGAAGCACGGCGGCCTGCAGCTGGCCGTCTACCCGGGCAAGCGAGAGCACTTCCCGAAGCCCAAGAAGCGCAGAGGCACGCGCTCCCGCGGTGTCGCGAAGGGCGGCTTTGCGACTGCTGGCGGAGCCTCCGGGCAGAGCCTCGGCTGGGACGGCGACGACGGCTTCGAGAGCTACTCCGGGGAAGTGAAGACCAGCGGCGGGCACACCCTCGAGAGCGCGGTCCTGTGCAGCACTGCGCCTGCGGGAGCCCCTGAAGGCGTTGCCAAGGGCTTCATGAGGCACGCCATCAAGCCCACGGTGATTCGGAGACACGCGAAGAGGAGCTTCCAGGAGAACGCCCCGAAGGCGGCTCTGATGGGGATGGGTGCGGGCGGCTCGATGCGTCAGCAGGTCTATCCCGACCCCCACGGTGTCCATGTCTGGGACCAGGACTGCAAGCAGCGCGTGTTCGTCCACCTGGTGAACGCGGAGATGTACCAGCAGATCACCGGCGAAGCGCCGCCCCCGAGCCCCATCGGCAAGGACGAGTACTTCGCGGCCGGGATCCCCTGGTTCGACCTCTACGACAAGGACCTTGGTGACGTGGAGGCCTCCGAGACGCTGGGCAAGGTGAAGACCATCTCCGAGATGGACAAGGACAAGGGCTTAGAGGGTCAACAGGACGATTCGAGCGCCCCGGTCGAGGAGGTCGTCAGTTGCGGCACCCCGAAGGTGGTCGACACAGAGACCGTTCGCGATGGAAGCTGGTGAGAGTGGCCCGGAAGCGTTCGTTTCCGGGTATACAAAAGATTGGGGAGAGGACCCGAAGGAGGGCGCCATGCCTCGAGCAGACTTGAACCACAGTACCGTCCTGGAGAACCAGTCCACCCTGCTGCCCTCGGACTGTCCCGACCGAAAGTGCCGGGAGCACATGGTCGACTCCGATGGAGGTAGCCTCGAGTGTCCGAAGTGCCGCCGAAGAAAGCTCCCGATCGGGCTCGCCATCTTCGACGCCATGGTCCTCTCGGACACCCCCGTCTACTCCGTCTGATCTTTTTCCTCTTTTCCGCTTGACAATCGAATAGCGACCTATTACGGTGTGTGGTGTCACATCGACACACGATGTGTGCAGTTCCAACGGAGGGGGACACCCATGCACCGCCATGAAACACTGCGACGAATCGACGAGAAGGTCCGGGAAGAGCTCGAGAACGGCTTCCTGGAAGTGGGTTCGCCGAGCGCGCACCGGATCCAGGCGCTTCTCGACCTTCGGGTGCAGCTCGAAGAAGAGAACAAGGCCGAGCCCCCGTGGCTCCAGACCTGGCAGTACTTGAGAGAGAATAGCCAGGCGGCCCTCGTGGCGCTCCTCGAATACACGTACCTGGGCGCGCCCGCGCGCGCTATCAAGAAGCTCCGTGAACGAACGGAATGGGAGGTGCTCACGCGCCTCTTCTACGGGAGGAAGCCATGAGCACACTCTGGTTGGACAAGTTCCCGGGACAGCTCCCCATGCGTGAAGACCTGGACGGCTCCTGCGCCCTGCTCATCGGCACCCCTGACTACATCAGGCTACCACCGGAACTCGGGGGCCGAAGCGAAGATGTCCTGGGTGTCCGTGGCGACTTGTGCCCGAAGTGCGGTTGCGCTCCTGCGATGCACTACCGCCTGGAGACCCTCTGTGTGGCCGAATGCGACGACAAGTGCGGCTTCGTCTGGTACCGGGAGCGCAAGGAAGAGACCGATGCCACGCCATGAGTACTACTGCCAGTGTTCGCTGTACCGGGACGACCCCGAGACCGAAGAGACGTGGTGGACGACCACGTACCTGCCGGCAGACAAGCTGAAGAAGAACGCCAAGGTGCGCTTTCGCAACAAGCGCTCCGAGCCCTGGTCGCCCTGGTGGACGATCAACCGCGTGGGGCGGAAACACCGGGGCGAGTACGTCGAAGAGCGTGAGACCGACTATCAACGGACGCGCCAAGCGTCGGACGTGTAACGGAGGACACGATGAGAAAAGACGAAGAAGGCAACCCCTGTCCCGGGACCCTGGGCGAGTACAGAGACTTCTGCGCTGCCTTTTCTCCTCACAAAGAGGAGTGTGAAGCGGTGGCTTTCCTGGACAAGATGATCGCCGAGCACCCGAAGGGGCGCGACGAAGAGGTGGTCGCCCCCGACTCCCAGATGCGCTGGGTGTTGATGCCACGGCTGCTCAAGAGAGCTGAGGGGTCGTCATGAAAAAGCGGGCCGGGATCTACGCCAGGGTGTCCACGAAGGATCAGAGCGTCGAGATGCAGCTTGAGGAGCTCCGCAAGTACGTGGAGCTCAACGGCTGGAAGCACAGGGAGTACGTCGACGAAGGTGTCTCCGGTGCGAAGGCCTCCAGGAAGGCGCTCGACAAGCTCATGAAGGATGCGATCACCGGGAAGCTGGACGTAGTCCTTGTGTGGAAGTTCGACCGCTTCGCCCGGAGCACACGGCAGCTCGTGACCGCCTTGGAGACCTTCCAGGAGCACAGCGTCGACTTCGTGTCCCTCCGGGAGACCATCGACACGACCAGTGCCGCCGGAAAGATGTTCTTCACCATCGTGGCCGCCTTCGCCGAGTTCGAACGCGACACCATCAGGGAGCGGGTCAAGGCCGGTATGCAGCACGCTAAGGCCAACGGGACACACGTCGGGCGTCCCAGGGTAGAGACCGACCTAGAAGCCGTGGAAGAGCTCTTTGGCAAGGGCTACTCCCAACGGAAAGTGAGCAAGCTCCTAGGCATCCCGAGGGGCACCCTTCAGAGGGCTCTGAAAGAAAAGGAGACAGAAGAATGCAGCTGAACTGGAAGACCTTCAAGGACCGGCCCCTGGCGGGGTTTCGCCTGTTGGCCTACGTGAAGATGAACGAATCCCTGGTGATCACGAACTACGCCCTGTGCTACGCCGAGTGGACCGGAGAGGTCTGGCGGCTCGAGACCGATAGGGATGTCAGTCGGGCCAAAGTGGCGCTCTGGTGCGCCGTTCCTCCGGGTTACAGCACCGAAGAGATCGTCGCCGGCTATCGGGACACTTTGCCTGACGATGAGTGGCTCTCGGAGCTCGTCCAGGAGCTCGAGGTGCCCCGCGTTTCGAACCCCGTCGACGAGCACATGAAGAAAGTGGTCGCCCAACTGGAGGATCGTGAGGCGTCCATTCAGGAAGGTATGGCGGAGTTCGGACTGTCCCGGAGGGAGCTCCTCGACATGATCGGGGACGACCGCGAAAAAAGCGTCGCTGTGTGCATGCAGAGGCTAGGATGTAACCGGGCCAAGGCGGAGTTCGTGTGGAGCTCAGTGCAGGCTTCCAAGGATGCTCGGCCATGAGTAGGAGTGTGATCCGGCAGCGCGGCAGCATCCGAACCGAGCCGGACTTTGTTCGCGAGATGAAGGGGCTGATCCTGGAAACGAAGGCCGCCGTTCAGAGGCTGGCTGTCCTGTTCCAGACGCACGTCCACACAGCCCCCATGCGTCCGCCAGATCCGGCCTTCTCCATTCAAACCGTTCTGACGACGCCTCCGACGACGGTCACACCGGCAGACCTGCTCCCGATCGACCTGGACCTGGCCCGGGAACGTCTGCTCGCGGGCTTGGGTGTGCCGGCCGAGTTCATGGGGGTGAAGGAGACCCTCCAGCAGGAGAACGACATCGCGACCCTGATGGAACACGTGCAGTTCGTGGACGAGGAAGAGGAGGAAAAGGAGTACTTCCGGGAGAAGTTCCCCCGGATTGCCGAGATGCGCGATCGGTGGGAGGCCGAAGAGAAAGAGTGGGAGGAAGAGCGGGACCGCCGTTGGGCGGCCAGGGAGGCGGTGTGCGACACCTGAAAGAGCTCGAGGAGCGGATCGAAGAAGAGCTGGAGTTCGGCCACTGGGGCACCCAGGACAGAACCTGGTTGAAGCGCATCCTGAAGTGGATCGGTCAGATAGAGATGCGGGCCAAAGAAGAAGAAGAGTCCGAGTCGCCTGAGCCCGAGCCGCCAGAGCACCGGTTTCTGCTCCGGATCAAGGGCGACCAGGGGTGCAAGCACGCGCCCTGGGGCTGCAACGAATGCCTCGAAGTGCTCCCGATGGACACCATGGAAGAGGCCGAGGCCTACGTGCTCGAGCACTACAACTTCTCGGAATGGTCTCTCCTCGGCGCACATAGGGACCGCTGGACGCGGAATGAGAGCATCATCGAAGTTGCGCAGCTCATCGAGGCCCGAGCGATCTGGACCTTCGATGTGAGGGCGCTTCGGAAAACCTCGCTCGAGGAGCTCAAGAAGCAGCAGGCCGAGGCAAAGGAGCAGAAAGAACGGGAGGAGCTGGCTCGGCTGGCTCAGAAGTACGCTCCGAAAGACGGGTCCGAAGACTAGGGTACACCGGGCAGCACGGGGCGTTGGTGGGGGTGTCCCCAACAAGAAGGAGATGGACAATGCCAGTGAAAGCGATGCGAGTAGAGACCCGGAAGAAGCACCCGAACGCGGACACGCTCTGGGTGTACGACCTCGCTGTGGGTGATTCGAAGTTGGTCCAGGTGGTGGCGAACTCGGACCACATCTACGAGGAGGGGGAGCTCGTCGCGGTGGCGCTCCCGGGTGCTATCCTGCGGGACGGTACCGAGGTGAAGAAAGCGAAGTTCAGAGGTCTGGCGTCCTACGGGATGATCCTGAACAAGGCCGACCACGAGGAGGGAGCGGACCTGACGGAATTCTTCTGTCACGACGACTACTCCCCGAAGACGAAGCCTCGACACGTGAAGTGGCCAGCGATCGAGCTCTTGCACAACGTGCTTCGGAACCTTCAGGGGATCGCGGAGCACGTCGGTGCGGAGTACAAGCCTCCTGTTGTGTCCTACTGCGCCAAGGTGAAGCTCCATGGGACGAACGCTGCGATTCAGATCGCCGGTGGCCGGATTACGGCGCAGAGCCGTAAGTGTATCCTCACGCCCGAGGTGAAGGACAACAAGGGCTTCCGGGCCTGGGTGGAAAAGAACCGGGACTACTGGGAGCAGTATCTCGGTGCTCCGAAGCCTCTCACGTTCTTCGGAGAGTGGTGCGGCCCCGGTGTGCAGCGGGGTATGGCAGTTTCGAAGCTCGACCGGAAGATCTTCGTGGTCTTCGGCGTCCAGGTTGGCTTCGACCACGAGGCGGAGATGGTGACGGAGCCGGGCGTGATCGAAACGCTCTGTTCCCAGCCTCACCCGGACGTGTTCATCTTGCCCTGGTACAGCTCCTATGTGGAGATTGACTTCGGAAGTAGCGAGTCCCTGGAGAAGAACGCTCGTTTCATGGCGGGCTGTGTGAGGCGCGTCGAGGCCGAGGACACCTGGGTCAAGGAGACGTTCGGCATTTCGGGCGTCGGCGAGGGGTTGGTTTGGTATCCAGTGTCCTGTGGGAACGGTGACCCACTCCCGTGGTACCTTCCGGCGCATGAGCTGATGTTCAAGACGAAGGGTGAGAAGCACTCTGTGGTGCAGCAGAAGGCCCCGGTCCAGATCGCACCGGAGGTGGCCGAGAGCATCGAAGGCTTCGTCGAGATGTTCGTGACCGAGGCCCGGTGCGAGCAGATCCTGGGGGAGGTGTTCGGTGACGAGGCTCCAACGAAGCGCGGCACCGGGCTTTTCCTGAAGGCCTTCAACGCCGACGTCATCAAGGAGAGCGAAGCCGAGCTCGAAGTGGCCGGACTGGAGTGGAAGCAAGTCGCCAAGGGCATCGCAGAAGCCGCCCGCAAGTGGCTTTTCACGAAGGTGTAACCCGATGAGCGTCGACCACGAAGCTCTCGAAAAGCAGGTCCTCGCGACACACGCGGCCATGCGCCTGCACGGGGTGGAGCCTGTTCCCGACTGCGACGTCTACTACCTCGTTCGGTCTCTGTACTTCACGGACAACGTGCTGGTGATCCCCATGCGATTCCCCATAGACCGCGTGGTGGTTCCGGCGAGCTGTGACGAGGTGTGGTACCAGAGCGACTACGAGGCAATTCTCCCGGAGTCCTATTTCCACATACTGTCACCAGAAGTCCCCGGGCTCCCTTCGGCCTACTCCCTGGAGGCTCAGTCCTACAGGCTGCACGGACGAACGGAAGACAAGACCCGGCTCAACAACCTGTCCATCGGGACACAGAGTCGTCACATCGGCGTGGCAGCGACGGCGACCGGCAAAGATACGACCGTCCGAATCATCGTGTTCGCGCCCTACTGCTGGGTGTGGACACCGATGACGACAAGCGGCTGGGGCGTGGTGTTCCGGTGCGGCATCCAGGCGGTGGGAACCAAGCTGTACGACCCCTTCGAAGGGGTCACGAAAGCCGACATGGAGGAGGGATCGTGAACGAGGGCGTACAGCACATCCAGCGGCTCGAGGCGCTCTTCAAGAGGATCTCCGACCAGACCCTCCAGAAAGAACTCAAGGCCGAGCTGAGGCGCGGCGGCGTGCTTCATCCCAACTGGATAACGGAGGTGGTTTACGAGCTGGCGGATCTCAAGATGCGCCATGAGAGGCTCCAGGACCGCATGGCCCGGGCCGAAGAAGCCCTCTTCGGAAATCCGCAGCGTATATAAGAGCTGGAAGCGCTCGGGGTTCCTCGCAGTGAGCTCCGTCAGCTCCTGTACAGCAGCCCCTACGGCGCGAACCTCCGTGAGTACCTCTTCCCAGACCCGGAACAGGAACGACCCCGCCCTCCAGCGCCTCCCCCGAGGTCTCCAGACTCGGAGCTCTTGTGTTCAGCTTGCGCACTGAGGAGGGAGAGAGGCTTCGTACCCATCCACGGACATTGTGATGAGTGCACTCTCATGAGGCGGACCGTGGCGCGGCTCAAGGCATCGTTCAATGGCTGACAAGATCCACCATTCCTGGGAGTCCAAGGCTCTCGAGGGTAGAGACCGCTGCTACTTCTGCGGTTTTCTGCGGGACCCCGTCCGCGTGAAGGTCCGAAGACGCGACGGGACGTATAGCTACCAGCACTATTACTACGAGCCCGAGACGAAGAAGCAGGTGGTGTACCGCCCCTGCGACGCATCGCTGAAGAACGACGGAGACCGCATCAAGACGTTCCTGGGGCGCTTTGAGATCGAGGTGGAGGCGAGACGGGTCAACATGAAGGGCGCTCGTTTGCAGTTGATGCTTCGGCCCCAGGCTGCCCGGGAGCTCATCCGGCTTCTGGAAACGAGGATCCGATGAAGAGAGAGCACGAGAGACTGCTCGAATTGGCCAAGCAAGGGGATGTGGAAGCGGCCTACAGGTTGATCACGCTCGTGCGCAGGGGCCAGGTGAACGAGGTCGCCCTGGCTTCCCTGGACCGAGCGATGACTGACCTGGCCACTTCGGCCATGGCAATCCGGGAGGTCCTCGTGCACTACGCGACCTGGGAACGGGGCCTGAAGTTGAAGTGGATCGGACGATCCAACCACTCCCGACACCTGTGCGATATCGGCGGAAAGCACCTCACGATGTGTAGGAGAGATCCCATCAACGGGGAGTGGATTCACTTCGTCCCCGCAGACATGAGCTGGCCGTGGTGGAAGGGTACCGGGAGGGAGCCCAAGGAGGGCCAGAGACCTCCCTGCAAGCGTTGTCTGCACGCGCTCCAGGAACGGGACAGTGAGATGTACGACGCGCTCCGGGACCTGCTCCTGGAAGGCATGAAGAGAGTCGAAACCAACCCCCTCCGACTTCGAGAGCTTGAAACATGAAGTTCAACGACTTCGCACGACTGCGGAAGCTGGCCGAAGGCGGCGACTTTTCTGCCCAGTGGGAGCTCGATCGTGTGCGGAAGCGCAACAACCGGGAGAAGCAATCAGGACACGCGACCATCTCGGTGGTCGAAGCGGACGGTATGGCTGTGGACCTTGGCGACGCCTACATCCACGTTAAGCCGTACAACGCCCGCTATTGCGTCCTGGCAGCGCAGACGGAGGAGAACCGACTCTACGTCACGTATGTCACGCTGGACGGGTACCCGGTCGGGCCCGCTCCGTCCATGGAGGTCACGCTTACCTATCCAGGGGGTCAGGTGATCAAGTTCGACGCCGTCAACCCCGACTGCAAGGACACGAAGCCATGAAAATCGAGTACGTCCACACGGAGCGCTCGAGAGACGCCCCCTGTGCGTGTGCCAAGTGCATGGAGAGGCGCATGGGGAAGCGGCCGAAAGTGCTCATCTTGAACGGAGTGCCCCCCAAGTACGTGTGTCGTCCGCTCAAGTACATCGTCACGAGAGGCCTCTTGCGGGCCGGTACGAAGTTCTTCTTGCGCCGCCTGGCGGTCTATCTCCACCACCTCTCCGGGCGTCTGATCATCCTGACGATGCAGAAGCCTTACGAGCTCGCACACCGGCTGCCGCCGCACATCTGGACGCCCTGGGTAGAGAAGGAGGAACCATGAGCAAGCGCATCCACATCGTGGTCGAGGACGAGTTCCTGGACGCCCTGGACGCCCTCGCAGCGGCCATGGGGGCGAGCCGGAGCTCCACAGTCAGGAGGGCCCTGAAGGACGGCGCGGAGCGTTTGCGCTACCAGTACAGTTCGGGGGTGTCAGGAAAGCCCTGCCCGGACTGCGGCGTGGTGCTGGAGTTCGCGTGGTTGAGCAACGGCAGCCCTCGAGACTTCCAGTACTGCTGGAAATGCGGAACACACGTGACGGCTACGAAGCCGCCCAACCTCTCGGAATCGAGAGGAGGTGAACCATGAAGATGACAGCCGAGAAAGAGCCCTACACCGTGATCCGCACGGATTACAACAGCGCGGTGTTCATTCCCAGGGGCGGGGTCTTCCGCATTGAAGTACGGGCCTCCGACCTGGAAGAGGCCAAGGACATCGTGCTCCATGTGGTCAACGCCGGGGAGACCTTTCTCTTCGAGGAATCCGTCCCCAACGGGCTCGTCAAGAAGCTGCACCTCAGCATCGTGTCGGTCCTGGCCAACAAGGGCTTCGTGGACTGCGCCTACGAGCGGGACTTCCTGCTCCGGCGTTGTCCCAGGTGCAAGGGAGTCATGGAAGAGAGCCAACCTCACGACAACTACACTCTCTACTGTCCCACGTGCTCCTGGAGCGCTGTCGGGGACACTGCCCGACTGGTCTACGACCGCCTGATCGAAGAGCACATCGAGAGCACCATCAAGGCCATCCGGGAGCAGGAAAAGACGTGAGCGACCGCAGGAAAGGGTGGTTCTTCAAAGAGACCTACCAGTGCGGTCTCACCCGCGCGGGCGCGTGCGTGATCTTCCAGCTGAAGTTCCCGTCCCGGGCGGCTCGCCGCCGGAAGCGCAAACGGAGGAAAAAGTGAAAGTGCTCTTCCTGGACATCGACGGGGTGCTCAACAGCATGCAGATGTGGCGGCGCCTCGAGCGGGAGTATCCGAACCAGCGGGACGACTTTTGGGAGACCTTCAACGACCACCCCGAACGGGAGCTGGATGTGCGTCACGTTCCTCTGTTGAACCGGATCACGAACACCACCGGAGCAAAGATCGTCATCTCCAGTGCCTGGCGGCTCTTCCACGAGCACGAAGCGCTCAAGGGTATTCTCAAGGGGATCGGTGTCACCGGGGAAATCATCGGACGCACCGGGAACGACCCCACCATGGTCAGCCGCCAAAGGGGCGACGAAATCAGAGAGTGGCTGGAGCTGCACCCCGAGGTGACGCACTTCGTCATCCTCGACGATGGCAGCGACATGAGGCCTGTGGGCAGGGGCCTTGTACAGACCAGCCTGGAAAAAGGGCTCGAGGACAAGCACGTCCGAAAGGCCATTCAAATGCTACAAGGAGATGGAACATGCCAGACACAGCCGAACGAACCGTGATTATCGGAGAGGGAACCGCTCTCTTCATACCTGATGAGACGTTCTACGCACTCACCATCTTCCGCCAGATGCAGTTCGGAGAAGAGAAGGCGGTCATCAGGGTCGAACGTGACGGGTGCGAAGCCGTCTTCGTGGCCGGTCCCTACGAAGATGGCGGCTTCGCCCAGCTGGTCCTCGAAGAACTGACCCGGGACTCTGTCCGAGAGCTGGTCGTATGGGTGCGCAAAGCCGAAGAGAGAGCTCGGGCTACGGAGGCCAAACAAGAAGCTCGGAACTGGGAGGCGGAAGGCGGCTTCCAGTCCGAAGCCGAACGATCGTAAAACGATCGTTCGACCCTCACGCCCGCACGCCGGGCGCACATGCGCGCGCTAAAGATTGGGGAGACTGGACGCGCCGCAGGCCCCTCCGGTAGGGTGGAGAGAGCATGTTCTGAAGTAGCCCACGTTGAAGGGAGAGACCATGAGCCGAATCCAACAACTCATCGAAGACGTCCGGGAGACCCAGGGGTTGGAGCGCTGGGGCACCGAGTCCGAGCCGGCACAGCTCCACTCCGACAAGACCCCCACCGACGACCTCTACTCCCAGGCCGCCGAGATCCTGGGTGAGCTGAGAGAAGGCCTCTTTCGAAAGGGTTCTTGACAATCCTTCGGTGTCCTGATAAGGTACGAACAGTTCCCAGAGGCTGCCACCAACGGAGGGGGCGATGCAGCAGGACCATGATAGACTTCGCAAACTCGTTCTTCTCGGGGACGGTGTCGCGCTCGAGGAGCTCCAGAAGAAGCTCCGGCGCAAGGGTGACTGCCGCTCTTGTAAGCAGTGCGTTCATGCGGCGCACGACGGCGGCTACCAGGAAGACCCGTGGTCCCCTGCAGTGCCCTACCACTGCTACTGTGACCTCGACCGTGACGACGACGCTTCGGATGAGTTCGAAGAGCTCATGATGTTCGTTGAAGGGATGGTGAAATCCTGGGACAATGAGTCCGCATACAATCGCGCCCTCGCCTTCTTGTGCAAGGACTTCGTGCCCAACGTCGTGGGCTCCTGCACGGTCTGCCGCAAGCACATCGATGCCTGTGAGAACGAGTGGCCGCTCTGGCACAATAGCCAGTGGACCGGACGCGACGCTGTCTGCTCGAGAAAGTGTCTCGAGAAAGCCCAGGAGCAGGAGCGGGAGATCGAAAAGAGGCACGAGAACTACGAAGACGCCGAAGTCCTGGAGCCGTACCCATGGTAGAAGACGAGAAGCCGAAGACCATAGAGATCGTGGACAATCCCGAACAGCACGGGTTGCCGCTTCTCCATGTGAAGTACCAGGGGCGCGTGTGGAAAGTCCTCCATGCTCGGTATGCCAGCCCGAACCGGGAGGGCACTCCCTGGGTGGTTCTCACCCAGGGACCTCACCTGAGCCGGGTCTTTGCAAAGCCGGACGAGATCGAACCGGTCTTCGACTGAGGGGGCTCATGACACCGGAAGAGAAGCACGAAATGCAGGCCGTTATGAAAGCCTTCACAGCGTGCCATCAGGAGTTTGTCGAACAGCTTTTGAAGAGAGGAATCCCGTGGCCGATCGTGCTCGTAGGCAGCGCCATCGCGCTTCGGACCCTGTCCACCAGTGTCGAGTCGGAGCTGAAGAACCTCATACCGGAAGAACAGTACAAGGCGCTCCTGCGTGTTTTCCTGGACGCCCAGCAGCTGACCGAGGCCGTTTCTTTGTTTGCCAAGGACGATTCCGGTGGAACCGTCCACTGATCAGGCGCGTGCATGGCAAGACCGAAGAAGCTGGTGTGGTTTTCGTCCTGGAAAGACTTCGAGTGCGACTACATGCGCCACGGGAGAGCGGGGGATCTCCGGTTCATCCTCTCCATGCACCCTCTCTGGGGAGAGCCGTCTGATCAGTGGCGAGCGGTCCTCGACTTTGGGGATCCGGCTTCGTTGTGCCAAGACGTTTACAGTCGCGCTGACGGTCTGCGAGGCGCCTTCCAATCTGCCGTAGAAGAGCTCGTCCTGCCCGCTCTCGCAAGACGGGATGTGCTCCTAGAGGAGTTCGAAACCATGACAGGTATGTGGCAAGTGCAAGCATGGTTGCCAGGCGCTCAGAAGTGGATGGACATCGTGGGCGCCGCCGGCCGGAAGTCCTACGCACAGGGCTACTACGACGGGCTCAGGAGCCTCCTCCCGCGCACGCGCGCGTACCGCCTGCTCAACGATAAAGGCGAAGAGGTCGAGCGCTGCTTGACCGCTGGAGCGCCCTCTGTGCCCCGCACCGGGGACCGGGCGAGGCTCGATCGCGCCGCTCGAGAGGGTTGGGGCCACAACGAACGTTTCGTGAAGGATCTCCCTCACGACCCGAGGACACGGGACTTCCTGGAGTACTCAACCAAAGAGGTGGACCGGTGCCCGGACACGTTTCCACAGGGGGTCTTCGACGATGAGACCGAAGGCGCCTACATCATGGACTGCTGGTTCGCTCTGAGAGACGAGGAGCGCGATCACACCCACAACAACCCGCCAGAAGGTGCTTGACAATCCGCACATAACCGTATAAGGTCAGGACAGGTCTCCCAGGGAGCGCATCCATACGGAGAGTTTGTGCTTCCACCTCGCCCTCCGTACCGACCTTCTGTGTCGTTGGCGTATCCCTGGGAGACCTCTTTCGGGGGTTGTCATGCTGAAGGACATCGTACTGAGTATTCTTGGGGCGGCAGTGATTTTGGCTTTGCTGTTCCTGCTCTACGAGGTGATCTGATGAGTATGCGCATCGAGGAGCTGCTCCCGATGCTCTACACGGAGCGCATCACGTACACGGAGCTCATTCCTGGAGACATCTGGATCCATGAGTTTCAGGCCATCCACATTGCGAAGCGGTGGTCCCGCAAGGGGGTCTGGACAATCGAGGACCCCTACGGCACCCAGTGGACCGGGCGCATCAGGGACCGGAAGGGGTACTACTGGTTTGACATCATCCCCAGGGAGCAACTCGTCGACCAGTTCGTACCACCCCCACGACCGAAGCCCTCCGAGACCAAAGACGCACCGGCACAGGAGCACCGGGTTGACAACGAGATCCCAGTAGAGCTCATGGTTGCGTGTGGCCTCGTGGACGAAAGGAAGCTGTGATGTTGGACGACAAAGCCCGACTTGGGCGCCTCCGGCGGGCCCTTTGCGAAGGGGACCACTATGCCAGAGAGTGGGCTCAGAAAGAACTTCTGCGACACAACACCGACGCCATCGAGGCCTGGGGCTGGGAAGGAGTGAAGCCCCTCTATCGCGTCATGTTGGAGGAAGCGACCGCGAAGGGAGACAGGGCCCTGCCAGACTATCTCTACAGGGCAACGCTCATCCAGGGCGACCTTGAATTCGCCCAAGAAATCTACGACCAGGTCATGGGGGAAACAGTGCTTCCAGACATGGAAGCTCAGAACGTGAGCGGCGCCACCGAGCTCTACATAGGGGGCAGGGATTACGAAGATGTCGACCTGGACTACATGCGGTATCTGGGACAGATGACCTCGGAGCTCTCCAGGGCGCTCCTACGGGCGTCTCGGAATAGGCAACGCCTCTCTTCGGAAGAGGTGGAAGACCTCGCATTCGACATTGGAAACCGGATCCAGGAAGAAGTAGCGGCCGGGCGTCTTCTTCGAGAAGACGTGCGGGCCCTGCTCTTTCATTCGTTGGTGGGGACTCCGCACGACTGGAACCTTGTGCGCATCGTCCGGGATGCCTGCAATCGAAGAGTCACCGTTCGGGAGACAGCATGAAGAAGGACAGATGTAACAGGAAGAGAAGACCACGCAACCGTCCGAGAAAGAAACGAGACAAGAGCAAAAAAATCCGGGCCTGGTACAGCTCCTATAGAGAACGCTGTAAAGAAAACGGCGATCTCCCGCATCCCATGAGGGTCTGGGCCGCTCTCGAACTAGACAAAGCGGAACCTGGATCGGGAAGAGCCCGGGAGTTTGCCCGACACCTCGGAAACGATTACTTGAGAACGGACGCCAACCGCGAAGCCGTGGGAGAACCGAGACTCCACGAAAGTGGTTGACAATCCGTAGACGTCTTGATAGCGTCGAAGGGACTGCGCTTTGGCGCGGTCATCGCCTGATTTCCAAAGGAGGGGAAAGTGAGAGAACGCAAACGAATGCCCGCGCTCAGTATCGAACGGTATCCCAGTGAGAAGGTGATCCTTCGGATCCCTACTTGCAGTTGGGAGCACGACATCATCACGGTGGAGTTGGTCCGGTCGAATCGACACAAGGGCGTCGCACAGCTTCGGTTTACGACGCCCCGGCTCATGGACCCTGTCTTGTCAGAAGAGGAAGACGACGGAGCGGTCCGCCCTTTGAGCCGGAAGACCTTCACTATCACAGCGTTCGAAGACGAGGACCACATCCTGCGCTACGCGGCCTGTTCCGGGGTGATGGTGATCAAGATCGGCATACTGTCGATCGATCGCACGTCCGAAGCAGTGCGCTTGCGCTTCGCAGCGCCCCGGTCGGTGCTGATCAACCGTGAGGAAGTGGATCGAAACAAGTTTCGGTTCGCGTCCGCGAGGACCTGATGCAACGCTTCGAGTATCTGGTGAAGACTTTTCGCGTTCCTGTAGCCCACCTTGACGAACAGTTCACGTCTCTACTGAACGAGCTCGGCTCCGAGGGCTGGGAAGTGGTTGAAATGAGCCGCCCAGTTCAGACTGTCGTGAAGGGTGGACACTCCACCCAGGATCGCTCCTTCGTCTTCAAACGTCTGCTCGAGCCGGCGCCTCTGACAAAGACTATGAAAGTCCCTGTCGGACCCGGCAAGACCATGGAAGTGAAGACCTCCTGACCGAGGGGGTCCGACATGGCTGAGTTTGTCTATTTCATCTCTGATGGCTTGGGCACCAAGATCGGTACGTCCACGGATGTCGAGCAGCGTCTTCGTGCTCTCCAGACGGCCAATCCACGGAAGCTGACTCTCCTGGGGGTCCTCCCCGGAGGAAAGAACCTCGAGAAGCAGCTCCACAAGCACTTCGCTCACAAGCGCACGAGAGGGGAGTGGTTCGAGCTGACCGAGACCGACCTGCGCCCCCTCCTAGCAACCCCGCAGAAGAAAGAACGGAAGCCGCAGCTCTCCTGGACAGAACCCTTCCTCGATTCCCTCGAGAGCCGCTTCACGTTCACCGAGCCGCTCAGATTCTTCGACGGGACGGGGCTCTCCGATACGCCCGCCTATAAGATTGGGGAAGAGCTCCCCGAGCTCGAAGCCGGGGTGAAGCGGACCCTTCTATTTCTCTCCCGTCAGGAGACCGTTCAGCACCAACTCGAGGTGCTTCTGCTAGCGACCATCCTGGATGCCCGGTGGTCGGACTCCAGAGCCCACTACCTGGTCTCAACAGAGATCCGTCTGAACGAACGCATCTGGTGCCGAGAAGGGGCACGAGACCCAGAAGCCACGACTCAGGGGGCTCTCATAGAAGAGCTCCAGGGGCCGCGGAGATGCAGACGTTATCTGCCTTTCGAGGCCATTGACTCCGTGGTCGAGAAGTACGGGGAAGTCTGGTACTCCCCGGAGATGTGTTTGCTGGCGATCCAGGGCTCATGGAGTAGACTGTCTGCCTCGGTTCTGCTCGTCCCTGATCCCTACCTCGAACCACCACAGGAGTAGAGATGTTGACCTTCAAGCACGTCATCATCGAGGGCATCCCCGGTGTGGGGAAGACTGAATTCAGCGCTGAACTAGCCGACGCCCTCGAGCGACTGCCTGTCCCGGGTACCTACAAAGGTCCCATGCCCCAGTCCCTCTACCTGACCGAACCCGACGAAGCCAACGGAGGCAACCCATATTTGCAGGACTACTACACTGCACAAGCGCGCTGGGCCGCTATCATGCAGTTTCACCTTCTCACCCAGCGTATGTTGATGCACCTGAATGCCATCTACCACGTGAAGTCCAAGCGGGGGGATGCCATCCTGGACCGGAGCTTCTACGGAGACGTGGCCTTCGCGGAGGTGCAGAATCAACTGGACTACTTGCCCGACCGTGAATACGAGTCCTACAAGGAGCTCTACGAGCTCATGACAGCTTTTGTGAGCTACCCGAATGTCTGTGTGCACCTCGTGATCTCCCCAGAGGTGTCCCTGCAGCGTATTCAACGCCGGATGGGGGCCCAGAAGACCCGTTCCTGTGAGCTCGAGATCGACCTCGACTACCTCGCCCGCATTCACAACGCTATCATGCGTATGACCGAGGTGCTCCAGCACTTTGGTACGTTTGTCCTGCGTGTTCCCTGGGACGAAGACAGACCCTCGAAAAGCGCCCGCGCCGAGGAGATCCTGCGCGTGGCAGAGCTCATCCGAGCACACGTTCCGAAGCGGGAGTTCGCAGACATCTACAAGAGGATCGTGTGATGGTAGAGCTGAACAAGGCGCAAGTGGACGCCGCTATCCGTTACAACTTGAAGAGGGGTTACTCGAAGAAGAAAACCCGGCGGATCCAAAACGAAGTCGGAACCAAGACCGACGGGCTCTGGGGCTCGAAGACCGTCCGAGCACTGGCGGCCTGGCAAGAAGCCAAGGGGCTGAAGATCGACGGGAAAATGGGGCCGAAGACCTGGCGGACCATGTTCCCCGAGCCCGCCGAGGTCCTGGATGTTCCCGCCGGCGACAGTCCCCACCCGGTGCTGCACCCACTGCCAAAGGTCACCGTCCGCTGGGGCTACGATCACTGCCCCTGGGAGTACCTGAAGCCCTGCCCCACCTGGGAGTTCATTCTGGCAGACACGACCTTCGAGGACGGGCTCCTGAAGCTCGTCTCCGGGGCACGGAAGAAGAACCACCAGCTGGTCTTCTCGAGAGCTCCCGACAGCTGGATCTCCTTGGACGAGCTCTCCATCGGCTTCGCGCACTGGTGGGCAGACACCGCGCCGGACGTCTTGGCTGTGCTCGCCTTGCGTCTGCCGAAGCTGGCCGCACACGCCTGGGGTGACCGGGTCGGTGCGAAGATGGCTTCGGAGAAGTGGATCCGGAAACAGATCCGGGTGAAGCGTGGCAAGCGCCCTCACCAGAAGAAGTACGACTGGCTGCTCTCCGGCTGGTGGGAAATCGGTCTGCACCCCCAGGTGATCCAGATCTGCATCGAGGCCTGGTTGGAGAGCTACACCCCAGACGGTCTGGCCATGATGAAGCGTATGGGCTGGAAGAAGGGCACCACCCTGGCCGGGCTCATCCGGTGCACGAACTCTCGAGGCGGCTCCGGGATGCGCACCCTGGTCCAGCGCTCCATGGATATGACCATGTCGAAAAATGAGAACGTGGTCATGGAGAACCTCTACTTCCACCGCAAGCTCTACGACCATCCCAACCGGTGGGAGCGTCTCATCAGTATGGAAGAGTTCCAGGGACCGGCTCCGACGCACATCCCCGTGGGCGGCATTTCCACGCCGCCACCCATTATGCGCGTCGACGGCACCGTCCCGTCATGGGTTGAAAAGGGTCTCTGAAAAAAGATCGATCTTTTTTCATTCGCCTGTTGACACTAGCGTCGAGGGGCGTATACTTAGCCTCAGTTGACCTGCTGAACGTTCCAACGGAGGGGGACACAGTGAAAGTGCTCAGTCCAAACATGAAGAAGGCCCTCGAGCTCGCCAAAAGGCGCCGCGCGGGTCGCATCAGCACCGACGCTTTCCACGCGGGCACCCTCAAGGCGCTGTGTAGACGGGGTCTCCTCTTGTGGCTCGACACCGACTACAGGGTCGAATACTTGCGCGATGGTAACACGCGCCACCACTGGACTACCTACTACCTGCTGACCGACGCCGGCCGCAACGCCTGACCACCACATCCCAACGGAGGGGGATCTCATGGCTACACCCGTACCGACCACCACGCTCGACACCACGCACTGGATGGTGCGCGCCATCGCGAAGAAGTTCGACCTGTCCGATCGCATGCTCCAGGCCTTCCCCCGCGTGAAGGGCGTCGGAGACGGCGACTGGACCCGCGGTAGCACACTCCAGGCGCTGATCCGGCGCGGCCTGATGGTCGAGGAGAACTACCGCTTCGAGCTCACTCCCCTGGGAGAGGAGATCCGGGCCGCCCTAAACCGTGAGGAGGGCCACAAAGACGTGTGCGGATACTGCAACGAGTGGGTGCGCTACGAGGCCCCGTGGCCCGGTGAATGGCCCTGCTGTCCCCGCTGCCAAGGAGTGTGATCGATGACCAAGGAAGAGAGACGCGCCCTGATCGAACGCTTGGTCGCCCACATGGACGACTGCGCCGCGACCGGCTCCGTGGACGACTGTGAACAGCTGGCCGACGCCCTCTCCTTTCTGTCGTCCGCAGCCCGACACAGGGGCCACGCGGTAGCCGATCGTCTGGCCGGCAACATCGAGAACGCTCAGAGCCTTGAAGCTCTCTCCACCCTTCTCACAGACAAGGCCGAAAAGGCACTTGGACTTCTGGGGTAGTCATGAAAGGACGACGAATAAGAACGGCTTGGGGGGATCGCGGAACCGTGATCCAGTGGAAGCCCCTCAGTTCCGGCATGTGTGACACCCTTGTGGAAAACGAAGAAGGGCAACGGTGCTGGCACTCGAGCAGGAGCTTGCAACCGACAGACGATCTCGGCCCTCTGCCTTCCCGGTCGGAAGCTCTCGAGGAGGCCCGCAAGGAAAGACTCCGACAGCTGCGTACCATTCGGGAAGACCTAGTCCAGAACTTCCATGAACGCTGGTTCGGTCTTGAACACGGGAAAGCCCTTGTAGGCCGCGCTCTCGATAACGCCATCAAAGAAACGGAATAGTCATGAACACTCATCCCGTCAAAGCTCTCGTCACTTCCACTTTCGTGCTCGGTGTCGCCAAGGACGGGCAGAAAGTCTACCACCCTGGGTTCGACACGAAACAAAGCGACCTCATGGCCGAGACCGGCTTCGCTTACGGCTGCTTTCCGATGGCCGATGGCCAGTGGGCCTTCGGGTGGAAAGCCCCGAAGATGGCCCCGGAGGTGATGGTCGAAGTCAAGTCGGACTCTTCCGACACCACCTACACCGTGGTCGTGAGCCTCGAGCACGACGACGCCGTGTCCTGCACGTGTCCGGCGGGGAAGCACAAGACCGCCTGCAAGCACCTCTACAGAGCTCGCGTGAAGGCGGCTGGGAGCTTCACGGCGGCCATCAAGACCCTCGTCGATGCCGGTGCGGCGAAGGACCGGCAGGAAGTCCTGGCGGTCTTCCAGGCCCGCTCCAAGGCGAGCTCGGTCAACGAGGCCATCGCGAGCATCGTTCGCTCGGCGTTCGGTATCAAGCACCCCCATGCCATGCCCCCGAAGAAGAAGGGGAAGAAGGCGGTGACGTTCTGATGATGACCTACCGCGGCAAGTGCGTGTGCTTCAACTACCTCGAGATCTGCGAGCTCCGACACTCCTCCGAAGACGTGCCCCCGGAGGAGCTCAGGGGCGCCGTGGAAGGCCTCGACGAGTGGGCGGAGCTCCACGGATACGACAAGGACCTGAAGCTCGAGGATGACTGGCATGTCGGCTATCACAAGGGCACCATCAACGGACAACCGTGCTACTTCCTGACCTGGAGTGGCTACGAGTGCATCTGGATGTAGGAGACGAACATGGACTTCCCGACAAGTATCATCCCGAGCGTGGAGGCCATTGCCAAGGCCCTGAAGTACACGCAAGAGACACTGCGGAGCGCTCACCCAGAGCCTACCCTGGATGAAGACGGCAACGAGCCCGACACAGAGTTCCGCGTCCAGCTCGTGGACGGTAACGTGCACTACCACTCCGGGGACCCGGGCTTCGACCAGGACCACCGGGGGGTGTGGGCGAACAACTGGGTCTACCACAGCGATACGGAGGCGCAGCTCAGGAGCCGGGCCGTGGACGTTCGCTACGACCTCGAAGAGGCGTGGTGCGAGGCTTTTCGTACAGAGATCTTTCAACTACCTGACGAAGAATACTGGAGCATTCGAGTAGAGATCCCGCATTTGTGCAAGAAGGCGAAACTCCGGCTCGACTTCCCTGCAGAAGAGATGACAAGGACCTTCCTGGAAGGCTGGGCAGGAGATCCGGAGAACCTGGCGGAAGTGTTCGCCGACGAACACCTTTTCGAATCCCTCTATACGCTGGAGAACTAATCGTGAACATGGATACACTCATCAAGCAGTTCCCGGGAGGGGGGCGTATCGCCCGGATGTTCGACTTCATGCTGATCTGCGAGGAAGAGATCAAAGAAGCTGGGCTCACGGGGGAAAAGTCTTCGGAGACATTCCGTCTGGCTCAACCTTCGGAGTTCCTGGACATGGCCCCGTGGGTGTACAGGGCCCACGTTCGGGAGCTCTGTCGGACACAGCGTCTGGGGACTCGAGCCCAGGTGCTGCTCGCACTTCATCAGGCCTCTCTGAAGGCACCTCTCCGCCAAGACCATACGGCGGCCTTCATTCAGGTCTTTCGTGATTGCGGAGGTCCCGAAGAGGTCGAGCTTGTGCCCGAAGCATGGGAAGGCCGGAACGAAGAGATCCTCCAGGGGATCGCCCAGAAGATCCGGAACCGAAGCCTGTAGGGGGTGGATTCGTGGCTAAGAAAGCGCCCCCAAGGGCTAACAGACCGGACTACACACTGGTCTTGAAGCCCAGGAAAGGGGGCTTCGCAACGGTAATCGGAGCGGGCTGAAGACGGGTGAGCTCTGACCTGGACTTGACAGAGCGACCGCCGAGGGGGAACCTTCTCACAAGGAGGGTTCCCCCATGTCGTTCTTGCCGCCGCTGACATTGCTCCAGGAACAAAAGGCCGTCGACCGCATCCTCGGAATGGACTCCCCGCTCCGGGCTAGCACGCCTGCCCAGGCGGACGACATGGCTGTGCAACGCCTCCTGGGGCTCCAGGAGACCACACGAGCGCGAGCACAAGCGCAAGCGCCCGCGCACACGTCCACGCGCCCACGCGCGGGAGCGCGCTTCCAGAGGGCTCTGAGGGGGCTCCGGGAGACTTCCCGCTACGACAACATGAGCCGGGGGGAGCTCATCCAGGAGAACCGACACCTCCGCCGGGAAGTCGCTGCAAAGGATCGGACGATCCAAGCACTCCGACAGACCTCCGCGTGGGATCAGGCACTGACCCGGCAGCGGGTGCTCCCGGAGAGCATGGACAACCGACCTCCGAGGAGGCGTTCGGCACCTCGAACTCCCACACCTCCGCCCGAGCCGCCTCGACCTCGAGCACCCCGGACAGACCGCGAGCTCATCGAGCAGATCCGCCAGGCCGACACAGCGAGCCCGCGCGCTCCCTCCAGATTCGGGGTGCCGCCCCAGAGCTCGAGCAGCGGCCCCGCACCCCTGACCGGACCGACCCCGGGCGACCTGACGGACAAACCCACCAGGTGGGAGACCCTGGACTGCGATCCTTTCGGGATGCCTCTGCCCCCGTCCGAAGCCCCGGGGCACCCACGCTTCGAAGACCCCGAGGTGAACGGCAGCATGGCCTCGACTCCTCGAGAGCCGCAACCCTCTCCGCGCTTCGAGGACATCGGCGGCAACATTGCTGCTCTGATCGAATCTTCGGCCCCTCTGGAAGAGTGATGTTCTTGACGGGAACAGCGCCCCAACGGTACACCTAGAAGAACTCACTCCGTAAGCCGTCTCCTCGGAGTGAAGAGGAAGGGGTCCCACCAATGCTGCCCGGGGCCCCTTTCTCGATCCAGTGCACTTTTTTCAGAAAGCCCCTTGACAATCCAAACCGACCCTGTTAGCTTCGGTGTCACGATGTTGGTGCTTCGGCGCTGATGTCATGTCCGGGGCGGCGGAGAGGGTTACTTCGCCTTCGGAGCCGGAGGTCGCAGGTTCGAATCCTGCTCCCCTTCCGTTGTGAAGGGGATAGCTCAGGGGAAGAGCGCCGTATAGTACCTTCCCAATTTTTATCCTCGGACAACCTTGGGGGACTAGCTCAGCTGGGAGAGCGCCTGCTGAGCTGGTTTTCCTTCCTTCGAAGTGGATTGTCTGATACCAGAAGACCTAGCGCACTGCAAGGCGGTCTTCACAATGCGAAGGACTGCGCCAAAAAACAATCAGAAAGCCGGAGTCACTATGGCTTCGACGTACAAGGAGGCTCTTGAATTTCTGCCCTGAACAGAACCGCGCCAGGTGGAACGCATTGCGTTGTCGGCTTCGATGCCGTCCCGGTTCTTGGATCCTTTAGGGGAGGTGATCGGTTCGACTCCGATGTCTTCCATAGACCTGCGGAATGGGGTGCCCCTCCCCAGGCCGGAACCCTGAAGCAGCTCACAGGGGCAACAGTGAGTGTGCTCTGAGGCCGGACGGAAGTGCCGGGTAGGAGCATCGTGGAAGGGAGTTGGGTTCGAATCCCAACGGGTCTATTCGGTCGGAGCGGCCGTCAGGGGTTCTTCGTTCCACCACCCCTTCGGGGGGCTCCCAATGGGATTACCGGATCGGCAACGACCGGAGGAACGCCTTGTACAGACACCTTGGCAACTTTCATCTTCGACCGGTTCTTCTCCTCGTGGAGCGCCAGAGAGAGTTACTTCGTGGTTTACAACCACGACCAAGCTGGTTCGACTCCAGCGCAGCCTCGGAGGCAGTCGTTGACTTTCCCTACCATCATCTTCACGGGGACCCTTTTTCACTCGGAGCGACAGGACAGGGCTACTTCGTTTGGTTCGACCCCAAAGGCCGGCGCCCTTATGCCGGCCAGCCCCGGATGGAGGGGCAAAGCCTTTCCGCTATTATCTTCGAGTGATACCTTTTCTCACGGGGCGTTTTGCCAGGGGTACTTCGCTTTCAACGAACCCAGCCCTTGGCAGCCTTCATCCTCGTGAGATGCTCTTGGGACGTGGCCGCCCGTAGTAGGACGGCAGGGCATATGTCTTCGGATCCGCCCTACAGACCAGGCTCGCACCCTGGGCGTCCCCTCTCTTCCCGGAGCGCCTGGCAGGGTTACTTCGACGATGCACACGAAACGTACCTTGCCGCTTCTCATCTTCGGGAGGAACCTCTTTGCTCGGAGCGCAGCTCGTGAGGGTTACTTCGGTTAATCTGGCGGTCGCGGGTTCGAATCCTGCCCACTCCACAGATGGAGTGGTAGCTCAGTTGGTCAGAGCATCAGACATAGAATGTGCTTTGCACACCTTCCGGCAATCATCTTCGAGCAAAATCATACAACCGCGGTGCTGGCCCGCGGGACCGGGTTTTCAGGCATTTGTCCCGGTCGAAGGTCTTCGGACCTGCAGTTGGCGCAGCCTACCCCGTCTGCGTGTCCCAACGGACAAAGCGCGGGTGCAATCCCCGCACGGGGCTTTGGGGATGACACGGTTTCGACGTGGTGATGGAGGGACGTGTTGCGTGCCGGGGGTGGTCTTCGTGACCTCGACAAACTGCGAAGACAACGACAACTGCCAACGACGATGTTGAGCAATTCGCCTACGCACAAGCTGCGTGAGCGCGTCGGCCTCGAGAGCTCCTGCGGCTCGAGCTGCTGACGTCAATCAGCAGGATACGACGCCAGAGAGCCTTGGTTCAGGGCGAGCTGGTCTCCGACAATCAGAGCTGGACCTCCCGAAGAGGAGCCTGCCTGTGGGCGTCTCGAGGGGTAGCGTACACAGGATACGCACGTAGAAGCACGATTCCGAAGCATTGCGGACGCGGGTTCAACTCCCGCCATCTCCATGGGAGAGCGTGAGGTAGGGTGCCGCTCTTGAAACGACCTCCCTGTGGTGGCAGACTGCAGGGAGGCGTTTCACCTCTTCGGTGGTTCACCTCCGTTCGAAAAGGGTATGCCATGTGTACTCCTGCGCACTCTCGCGGAGCGGTTCATGGGGGACCGTCATTCCCCCGTATAGCGGACAGGTGTAAGGGTTGCGCGCCGGTGATTGCAGCCGGAGGTACTGGGTTCGACTCCCAGGTCCGTTGTTCGGTCCTGCGGTCAGTTCTGGAGGGGATCCCTGATCGTAGAGTCGGAGTCTGGAATTTTCCAGTCCCGCACTGCTTCGCGGGGTGACGTTTGGAGCAAAAACACACGGGAGGAATGGTCCTCCCGTTCTGCGGAGAGTCGACGGTCGGCGCCCAGGCTCATAACCTGGATCTTGTGGGTTCAACTCCCGCCTCCGCAATTTCACGGTACTCCCCAGGGACGTGCTGATCCCTGACGGGGTCCAGGAGTCGACAGCACTCGACGTCTGAAGTCTCGGGCCTGTGCTGAAACCACAGGCAGCTCGGGAGCCGTGGAAGATACAGGGAAGCCCAGCGCCTACCAGGGGATGTGCACTGAGCCTGGAAGGTTGATGTATCGGGTTGGGCACGGAGGGGGCCGGGAAACCCCCTCCATCGGGATCCATTCCCCGCCTCAAGCCCCGGAGGCATCAAGCTGGGGGCTGTTCTTCTGGGGCGTTCCCGAATCCGTTGGCTGCGGAAGTAGGGCGTGCTGGAAGGCAGCAGGGAGCGGACTGGTAGCTCAGTCGGTAGAGCGCTTGGTTGAAGCCCAGGGAGCCGTGGTTCGATTCCACGCCAGTCCATCTTTTTCGAGGTCGGCCCGCATGAAAAAAGCACACCTCTTCCCGGGGACTCTGGACCGGGCAACCAGCCCCCGGGCAGCGATTGGACGGGGACGGTCACGCAGATGGAAAGAACCACAGTAAGGCGTGGCGGGTGTGGATCCGACCTGTGTTCGCGCTGGACACCGGGGAAAGTTGCCCATACCCGGAGACGAGCTGTCAGAGCTCGTTGGCGCAAAGTAGCCAGAGTGGTGAAAGCGCGCCTGTCCGGCCAGCCTGGGAAGGAGAGCCAAGTTGAAAGGGGGAGGGTTCTACAGATAGGCCCCCGCATGATATGCCGAGGGAGCGGTCGATTTCGAGACTGTTTGGCTCCCCGCCTCATTCCGAGGCACGGCTGCAGCTCGAGCATTCCAAGTCGTCAGGACACGACGTAGCGGGTGGAAGCCCCGCATCCAGGGGTCGTAGCTCAATAGGACAGAGCACGAGGTTTCTACCCTCGGGGGTGGGGGTTCAAGTCCCTCCGGCCCTTCTGGCGGCAGCGTGATCTGCGGCGTTACGCCGTGGGAGTGATTTGCAGACACTGAGTAGAGGGCCGGCCCGGGGAATGAGGGGCGCAGGCGCCGGAATTTAGGGCTGCAAAGGCAAGTGCCGCCACCTTTCGCATCACAAGGAGACGGCTATGGATGTGATTCTTCTCAACGAAACAGACGTGAAGGAGATCATGGTCATCCCTGGCCGTGGACTCGTCTTCCAGGTCTTCGATCCGAAGCACCGCTTCACCGAGGTCGGGACCCGCTTCGAGTTCCGCGGAGAGCTCTACGAGGTCCGTGGAGTCGAGCGCTTCCTGAAGCTCATCGACCCTCCCATCCCGGGAGACAACGTCGGTCTGCAAGTGCGAAAACTGGAGAAGTCCGCATGAGGGTCTGGTTCACGAAAAAGCGCTTCAATCCCGAGACCGGAGAACCACACACAATACGGGCAGCGGAGTACAAACGCTGCGACTTAACCGGGATCCAGTTCTTCGAGTGGACGGACCCTGACATCCTCCCCTATCCCCCTCGTATCATCTGCGACTACGGCTCCACAGACCCGTGCTTCGGCTCTGGCGGCGACGAGTTCGAGTTCGGAAAGAAGCACGACATAGACATGCACAAGTTCCTGGGGGAACCCTTCCACATCGCTCTCTCCCGGAGCGGAGCTCTCGTGAAAGAAGCCGCCAGGCGCAACATGGACATCGCTTTCGCTCTACGCACCTTCCGCCTGGAGACTGCAAAGAAGCTCCTCGAAGAGGGGCGTGTTCTGGCGTGCCAGCTGACCGGCTACCACGGCGACGAAGCTCCCCCGGAGTACGACGAAGAGACGGAAGAAGAACCCGTGACGAGGTTGGGATGACTAAGTGCTTCTGTGGTAGAAAGCTCCCCAACACCCTGGACTACCTGCTGACACACAACACGTACACGTGCCCGTGTGGACAGCAGTTTACCCTTCGGCCTTCCGTGGCCCTGCAAATGGTTCGGACGTTTGCAGGAGTCCACGAGGAAGAGCCTGAATCGGAGGTGGCCGGTCGATGAGGCAGAACGAGGCACCGTGCATCGCGACTCGGGGCGTTCTTCCAACTATTTCGGCGTCCCACCAAGTCGTAAACACGGCGGAGCTGGTGGAAGCCCAGCGTCCTTGACAATCCGATAGTGACACGATAGCGTGTCACAGCAATTATCCCGTGGACGCTGTGGGCGTCTGAGACGGACGGGATCCTGATAACCCGAGTTCGGGGCTTACCCTCGAAGGAGGCACATATGAGCCGCGTGAACGCCCTGTTCAATCCGAGGCAGCGTAGTCGACTGGCACCGATCACAACCCGCGACCCGGCCCGGTACCCGGCGTGGGAACGCCCGCTCGAAGAGCAGTACCTGCAGACTCTCTTGACCAACACCCTTGGAAACACGTTCTACGTGTCGTCCAAGGACCTCCTGAAAGAGAGCCACACGATCCACGACCGAATGATGGCCGAGGACCCCGAGTTCGCCACCAAGGCTCTCGGGTACGGACGCAACAAGGGCTTCATGCGCACGCAGCCTGTGTTCGGGCTGGCGAAGTTGTTTATGACCGACAAGGACCGCTTCAAGCGTGCCTTCGGTCAGGTGGTCCGCACCCCGAACGACCTCCGGGACTTCATCACTATTCTGTGCTCTCTGGGCTGGAACAAGAGCGGCAAGTGCGTCAAGCGCACCGCCGGTAGGTGGCTGGCCCAGAAGCTGGGTGAGTACTGGGCGATCAAGTACGGCGCCAGCAAGGTCGGGGAGTGGTCCATCCGGGACCTGATGATCATCCTGCACCCGAAGAGGATGCGGAGCGACCTGGCCGACTACATGATGGGCCGTGAGACCAACCTGGAAGAGCTCCCCCAGATCGCCGCCTTCGAAGCGCTGAAGAAGGCCACGGATGCCAAGGAGAAGGTCCGGCTCATCACCGAGGGTCGGTTGCCTCACGAAGTGGCCAGCACCTTCGCCGGCAAGGACACAGAGGTCTGGGACGCCATCGCTCCGCAGATGCCGATCTTCGCGCTGCTGAGGAACCTCGCGACCCTGGAGCGCCACGGTGTGCTGGATAACCACCGGGAAATGGTGCAGCGGAAGTTCAACGACCCCGAGGTGATCGGGAAGTCGAAGATCCTCCCGTTCCGCTTTCTGGATGCCATCGACCACGTGTCTTCGCCGTGGGCCCAGGACTCTCTGCGGGACGCGCTGGAGCTCTCTTTCGGGAACCTCCCGGAGATCCCGGGGCGTACCGTGGTCTGCCTGGACATCTCCGGATCCATGCAGGGCCGGTTCCTTCTCATCGGCGGGATCTTCGCCATCTCTCTGATGAAGAAGACCAACTACAACGGGCGCTTCTTCCTTTTCAACCACTGCCTTCACGAAGCGAAGGTCTCGATGCGGGACAGTGTCCTGTCCCAGGCCCGGACCATTCGCTCGAGCGGGTCTACGCGCACGGACCTCATCGCCCAGTGGATGCTCCAGGAGAAGTTCGAGGCGGACAACCTGATCCTCATCACGGACGAGCAGCAGAACCAGGGTTCGCCTTTCATCGACGTGCTGAACCGGTATCGTCGGATGGTCAACAAGAAGATCAACGTCTTCATCGTGGACGTCTCCCCGTATCGCACGGGGCTCCTCGAGCCCAACGATCCGGCTTACTTCATCTACGGGTGGAGTCTCCAGGTCCTGAACTTCGTGTCCATGGCTTCCAGGGGCTGGGGTACGATGGCGGAAGCCATCAAGACGGACAAGGTATGACAGACCTCATCAAGGGCGACCTCGTCAGCTTCCGTCTCCCGGGGGCTCCCTGGGAGCAGTGGAAGAAAACCGGGCTCGGTCACGTCCTCTGTGTCGGGACCGGGTCCTTCACCGTGCTCTGCACAAACACTGCAGAGCACGGGGCTCCGCCCAAGAGGGGGAAGAAGAGCAAACGCCAGTGCCCCTTTGACGTGGGGAAAACCTACACGGTGCCGCACAACGACTGCCGCTCTGTCTACACCCTCCCGGAGCAATGGCGTGGCAATGCGCGACAAAGGTCTGACGGGAAACACCGCGAAGCCTGAGTTCAGAGACTTCATCGGCCGCCTCGGCGCCCTCGACAAGGCGCTCGCCGAGGAGCTCGAGCACGCCCTCAAGCGCGGCGGCTTCGTCCAGACCGAAGTGCGCACAGAAACCAAGTTCCAGCCGCACCCCCTGGACGGTGCCAGGATCACCAACACCAGGGTGGACTACCCGAGATACGACCTGGACCCCTACGCGCGGATGATGCCCCAGAACACCACAGTGACCCTGGAGTTCATGTTTCCTCACGACGCCAACTTCGCCATGGAAGCCTTCCAGACCTGGATGCACAGTCAGATGGTCCTCCCGATCTACGGAGAAGACACGTGAGTCTCGATGCGAACTTCGAACGGCTGACCCGGATCGCCCAGGCGGGAGATTCTCGAGCCGGGGAGGCCCTGGTCCACGCGAGCCTCCGTCAGCAGCTCGTGCCCTTCGGTGGCGGCCCCAAGATTTGGGTGCACTTCCTGGCGGACCTGCAGCGCTGCGTCCAGACCGACAACGCCGAAAGAGGCCGGTCTCTGGCGAAGCTCATGTCCCAGGTCCCAGACGAGAAAGTCCTCCGATGGACCTACGGAGCCGCGAAGTACTTCGGCTGGTTCGGCCTCGTGATGGACGTCTTGCTGAAGCTCACCAGCGATCTGACTGCCGGACACCTCCTCGGGAGCGAAGTCCGATCTCACCGGGAACGACGTCTCGTAGCTGTGTGGCACATCGAGATGCCGGAGGAATTCCGAGCTCTCCAGGGGATGGACCGCGAGCAAGTCGAAGAAAACGTCCGAGAACTCCTTCAGGCGCGCTACGGTGTGAGTAGTCGCGCCTCCCTCACAGAACTTCTGGACGATGGCGACGGAGGCGTCACAGGAACCCTTCGACTGCGACCGGACTTCACGGTGGTCGGTCCCACAGAGCGGGGACCGGAGGCGCAGACGCAGCTCATCAGGAACGAAGCAGACCTCCAAAATGTCGGACTGGATCCCGCCACCGACGAGGAACTCTTCGAAGGCGAACGTGATCTTGTCGAAGCCATGTCGGCACGGATGGCCGAAGAGATCGACGCCGACATCCTCGCGGATTTACACATAGCCGCCGAGCAAGAGGTACGTGTACGCGCGGCCATGGAGCGCTTCGCGCCACTCCTGGAAGGCGTCACAGACGAGCGCTCTCGACGTATCACTGCGCTGCTCCTGCAGAACCAGGACACCTACCTGCGCAACCAGGGGCACGAGCCCCGACGTGGACGGAGCTTTCTCGAGGCGGGCTTCGTCTGGGTTCCCTACGTGTCTGTACAGACCACTCCGACCTTTGTGGATCCGGACGACCTGGCCCCGCGCACGAGGCTCGCCCCCCGGTACGTGTCCAACGATCTGCGCTGGAACATCGGCCGAGCTCTCATACGCCTCCACCGTGCAGGCGGCTCGCTGCCTCTCTCCGACTTCGTCACCGAGAGGGAAACGGCCGACGTGGATGATCGCGACATCGTGGCGGGCATCTTCAAGCTGGACGAAGAGGCCGGGATCGTGTCCATCGGAAAGCATCCCCCGATGCCGAACCTGCCCTGGTGCTTCGTTTGCAACGACGACCGCCGCTGCCACGAATGCGACGGACACAAGAGGGTGCACAGCGACGAGATCATCGAGTCCCCCTGCACGGCCTGCGACAGCACAGGCGCCACAGCATGCGACACTTGTTTGGGTACCGCCTTCATAGAGCCTGGGGTCGAAGAGTGCTACGAATGCGAGGGCACAGGAGAAATGCCTTGCGATGACTGTTTCGGCACAGGCGTCTATGAAGAGCGGGTCTTCGTAGACTGTGACGAATGCAACGGCACAGGAGCTTGCGAATGCACGATTCCGAAGACCTCTACGACCCCTGCGACGACTGCGAACTCGACGACTGCGACGACTGCGCCATCAACTTCGAACCCATGAGCTACGAAGAATTTCAACACCCGGAAGAAGAGCACCGGCAGACCTTCTCCGAGCAGATCTGCAGCGTGCAGCCTATGACCGGAGACGCTCTGGATCTGTTCGACGACGAACCCCTCATGACCTTCACCAAGGTGACCTTCCCTCACATCGAGAGAATGCTTCCCTACACCATCACAGCATCAGGAGACGACATGCGACACATCGGACACTTCAGCATCACTGTCAGCGTCGGCGAACTGCTCGCGAAGCTCCGCACGAACCGCGCCGCCCACGTGGCCGACTACGAAGAATCGGCGGCCGGCTTCCAGAACCTCTGCGTCATCGAGCTCCGCAAGCGGGCCCGGAAAATCGCCGCCGAGAAGATGGACGGACCTCGGCAGCACTGGATGACCTTCGGTATGAGACCCCCGGTAAACCACGAGCGGGACTACACACAACTGATCGAGATGCTCGAAATGGCCCAAGAGACCGAGATCAAACTCGACGGTTCCCAGTTCCGCCAGTGGGTGCAGGACGAATGGGAATGGAAGAACGAGTTCGAGGCTACCAGGGCCCTCTACGCATCGCACAGCTGATGCCACGACACAACCGCTGGTACTGCATCATCCAGGAGAAGCGGCCCACGTCTGTCAACTACGGCAGCTGGATTGCCTGTTCTTCCCACTGCTGCAAAGACACCGCTCTGAGGGCCGCCTGGAACCTCTGCGGGAAAGTCTACGTGATCCGAAGCAGCGTCAATCACGACGCCTGGGAACTCTACGAAGACGGCAAAGAACCGCCTCTTTCGAAGACCTGCTTCCTCCTGCACCGATCCGAAGGAAGTAAGCCCAGCGCCTACGAAAGGTTCCGTTCTTGACCATTTCGCCCCGACCTGATAGCCTGCTCCCGCCTTTCACACGGAGGTGGTTATGAAATCACGAGAAGGCGCTCAGATAGCCGGAACCATGCAGAGACTCACAGGGCGGCGCTACCCGAAGGTGGAACAGCTGATGGACGAAGCTGACCAGGAAACACAGCTCCAGGTCATTGCTTTGTTCCGGGACCTCGAGTCCGCCATGAGTCGGGAGCGGAACAAGATGCCTCGTCACTTCTCCACGGGCTGGAGGTCTTCGTGATGGGCTTCTGCGACAAACACGGGTCCTACCAAGACCGGACCGTTCCTGGCTGTCCGCAGTGCAACCAGGGCTACATCTTGGTCGAAGCACCCCAGGTCATCGAGGCACCTCCGGTCTCCGCCAAGATCGAGCTCGTTGCTCCCACCTGCAACCTCTGCCATGGGGACATGGTGCCGATGCGGTACGGGAAGTACACGGTGGGCTGGCACTGCACCCAATGCGCTCCACACGCGGGCCTCTTCAAAGGGAACTCCAATGGATGAGATCGAGCTCGAAACGCTCGACTGGTTTGGGCATCTCATGTGGGACCTGGAGCAGTTGCAGCTCGGCATGGAAGCCGGCGACATCCAGGTCGAAAGCAGCTTCATGAAGCGGGTCTTGGTACGCTTCACCCCGGAGGCACTCTTCATATCGAGGCACTACCTCCAGGCACTCCGCATGCGACACGCCGCTATGGGGGCAGGGAACTTGAGCTGGTACGTTGCGGCCACGTATGCACTCTGCCACAGCTGGAGAAAAGTGCTCGACTCTATCCCGTGGATGGAGTGGGGCGGGCACTGCTTCGACGACCGCAGAGTGATGGCCCTGACTGTGATCGTGGCTGGTCTCGACGGCTTGAAGACGAGTAAAGCCATCGAGCTTTCCCAGTCGTTTGCCCCGGGAGAAGCCGGGGAAGTGATGCAGAAGGCCTCTGACAAGGATCTGGTGGTCCTGGACGACGGAAGAGTCTACCTCGGACCGAAAGCCCCCCGACCTCGAGCAAGGAGAGTCTGATGGCAACCCCCGTGATGAAGTGGCCCGGCGGCAAGCGCCAGCTGCTCCCGGAGCTCCTCCGACTGAAGCCGCCCTCATGGAAGACCTATGTCGAGCCCATGGTCGGGGGCGGCGCGTTGTTCTTCGACCTCGAGCCGAAGCCCGCCAAGATTGGGGACCTGAACCACGCACTGGTCAATGTCTACCGGGAGATCCGGGATCGCCCGGACAACCTGATTGAAGCCCTGAAGCAGCTGGACGCCCTCTACTGGATGGACCCGAAACAGACCTACTACGACATTCGGGAGCTGTTCAACGCCGACCGGGACAACACGGTGCACCGAGCTGCCCGGATGCTCTTCCTGAACCGGACCTGCTTCAATGGACTCTGGCGCGTGAACAGGAAGGGCGGCTTCAATGTGCCCTACGGGAAGTACAAGAGCCCGAAGATCGTTCGGGAAGAACTCTTGCGGGAAGCTTCTGTAGTCCTGCAGGATGTGGAGATCGTCTCGGACCACTACATGGGTCTTCTGATGAAGACGAACCCTGGAGACTTCGTGTACCTGGACCCGCCCTACGTGCCCTTGAATCCCACCTCGAGCTTCACGTCCTTCACCAAGGAGGGCTTCGGGGAAGACCACCAAAGAGCCCTCGCTGCTGCTGTGGAAGAACTGGTGGAGAACGGGGTGCAAGTCATGGTGTCGAACTCGGACACGCCTTTCTGTCATGGCTTGTACCGACGCTTTCCGCGTGTGCGCGTACAAGCGCGCAGGAGCATCAATTCGAAGGGGAACAAACGAGGCCCTGTGAACGAGCTCATCGTCCTGGCCGGTTACGATCCCCCGGAAGACGTGGAGGCTCTCACCGATTCGGGGTTGTGATGGCCGCACGCTGGCCCAAACGGACCTCCAGGGTACGCGGTGACCGCGTCTACCTCCGAAAGTGCGAAGAGGAACAGTGCTGGGAACTCGTGGAGCTCCAGGCCGAAGGCGAACGCCTGCTGGCGAAGTTCTACACCGGCTCCGTCAATAACCCCGGCATTCTGGCAGGCCGAGCCCTGGAAGAAGTGCGCCTCTCCGACCGTGTTTGAAGAAAGACCGATCTTTTTTCATTTCCCCTTGACACTAGCGTCAGCGGGACTATACTCGGAGACAGCTCGGGGGGCACAGGCAGACGCCGACCGAAAGAGTCGACGCCATCGAGCGGGGGGTTCGATTCCCCCAGGACCAATCAAACGTCGGTCCTGAAGGCTGAAGCCGGTGCCGTCGAGGGAGAAGGTTGCGGCTCTCTCTCTGGAGGCGTCCTCTGGATGTCGGGTTCGAGTCCCGCCCTGAGCAATCACAACACCCTGTTCCAACGGAGGGGAACATGGCACGCCCAAAATGCACTCAGATCCAGCCCGGCTCGAAGTTCCTCGCGATCCATTGCGGCATCGTGACAATCCTGCGACGCCCTCGCCGCATCGCTGGTGGCACAGTCGTCGACGTCGAAGGCACGCTGTGGAACGGAAATGCGCTTCGATGGAGTGAGCCGGTCGAGAACCTTCGCATCATCGAAGATGAGTAGTCAAGATTGAGCTCACGTTCTTATTCACAGCCTGTTCCAATGGAGGGGAACAACATGGACCGCGAAATCACCATCCACATCGAGCCTCTCAGCGGAGCTTCGGTCCGCGTAGTCTACCTGATCCTTCACAACTTCGTGATCACACACCATGCGGTTACGCAGCCTGTGCTCCTAAACGCCCGTCTCATCAAGATCGTTCGCGAGCTCCGCCAGGACCCGCCCGAGTGGTTCGACATCATGGGGCCCGAGGGGAAGGCCACCGAGTTCTCGGGTGCGCCCTTCGGGCTCGAGTTCACCGAGCAACCCCTCAACCCCGCCGACACGTGCTACTGCTGAGGAGCTTTCCGATGACCAGCCTTGAACTCGAGATCGAAGACTTTCTCTTCACCGTCGACTTCGACCCCGGTTGTCCGCCCAAGCTCTCGGGACCCCCGGAGAACTGTTACCCGGGCGACCCGCCCGAAGTGCAGCTCGACAAGGTGGAGCTCTACCACGAAGGGGAGACAGTCAAGGTCTCCCTGGACGAAGCCCTCTGCGCGCTCGACACAAACCGAGAAGACCTGGAAGAAGAGCTCCTGGAGCTCGCCCTGAATCAGCTCATCGACGCCGAATACGCCGCCCGCGGGTGGGACTGAGAAGACAAACCATGGACTACCAGAAAAGCAACATCATCGCTGACAAGGCCATGGGCGCCATGATGGGCCAGGCCACGGGCGACGCCCTCGGTACAACACTTGAGTTCTCCCACGTCTCGAACGCTCCGAAGTGGCCCGAAAGGATGAAAGGACCGCACACGGAGATCATCGGGGAGGGGCCCTTCCGTTTGGCAGCCGGTCAAGTCACAGACGATACACACCTGGCGTGTTGTATCGCGGCCTCCCTGGTCGAGCACGACGGCTTCGACGCCAAAGACATCGCGGATCGCTACGTCGAGTGGCGCGAACACACCTTCGACATCGGAGGGACCACCATCGGGGGCATCCGCGGCTACCAGGAGACCAAGGACCCGCGCATGGGCGGTTACCTCGGGTGGCACAAAAGCGGGCGCAGCGCGGCCGGAAACGGCTCCCTGATGCGTACCAGCCCCCTCGGCGTCTTCTACGCCGATGAAGAAGACGAAGCGCTGGTCCGACTCGCCTCTCTCCAGGAGAGTGCTATCACACACGCACATCCGTACTGCACGATGGCGTGTGCGGCTTTCAACTCCGCCATCGCGTGCGGCGTCAAGGGCGGCACTCGCCAAGAGATGTGGAGGGCCGCCTGGAATGGTCTGCGAAGGGCGGTGGTGGAGCTCGGCGAATTCGCCAAGTACCGCCGAGAGAACGTCGACCCGACGATCTATCCCAAGGACCCCGAGATCGTGCGCTGCTTCTATGACCTCCAGGACGACTTGACGGCTGCCCGGGACGACGATCCGAAGATCGAGCGTCCGAACGGCTTCGTGCGAACGAGCTTCCGGTTGGCCTTCTACCAGCTGCTGCACGCGGAGAGCTTTGAAGACGGGCTCCTCGACACGGTGAATCGCGGAGGAGATTCCGACACGAACGGCGCTATCGCTGGAGCTTTGCTCGGCGCCTACTTCGGTTTGAACGACATCCCCGAGCGCTGGGCCGAAGCTGTGGAGACCTGCAAGCCCGTTCGGGGAGAGGTCTTCGCCACGAAGTACCACCCGCAGCACCTTTTCTATCTGGCCGAACACGTTTGTGCCCCTCGAGCTGTCAGCAGCGAGGAACCGGCGGAGTCTACCCTGTAGAACGTCGACACACCCAACGGAGGGGGACATGAAGAAAGCCACGCTACACCTCGAGTTCGTCCACAAGAACCTGCCCTCGATTGGCCTACTCCTCGAGTCGGCTGCGCAGGAGCTCTCCCCAGAAACGTACCTGGACACCGTAGTAAAGCTGTTCCCAACCGTTGGTGGTCTGCTCCCTTCCAGCTTCGCCACCCAGGCCTTGGCCGTGAGTGTGATGCGCTACATCCACCATGGGCGTCAGGCCTTCGAGATTGGTCCTCGCCTCCAGGAGATGCTCTCGGCGACGTCCCTTCGGGGCATCGACTTCGAGGACCTCCGTCTGCCCTACGACGCCTTCTACTTGGCGCTCCGGGATTGCCCCTGGAAGCTTTGGGGAGGGAGCAGCGGCTGGCACCGGATCGACGGTGTCTACGTGTCGGTTGAAGAAGATGGTCGTATCCTTTTCGCCTGTTGGGGCCGCCCTCACGGCACGGACCATGGTGACGATGCGATCCGCTGGTGGCGTATCGACATGAAGAACGCTGTGGCGGACTTCGAAGACCTCGAGCACTACCTACAGCAGCTGCTGACCGACACGAAAAAGCACCTGGTGGAAGTGACCGGGATGGACGATCCCGAAGTCGAGCGGGAGACACTTCAGACTTCCGCCGGTGTGGTCCGTGTGGTCTTCAACCTGGCTCAGTACCTCTCGAGCGCGGGAGCGGAGACCTCGAAGCGCGTCGACCGGACCCGGACCCGGCAACGAGCCCGCATCGAAAAGAAGCTCCAGAAGGCGAAGAACGAACGAGTGCGGCTCTCCCTGCTCGAACGGCTCGATCATCTACCCGTACCGTCCATCGTAACTGTGGTAGGAGCGTCCATCGACCGAGAGCCTTCGAACAGCCCCGAAAAAGGCCCCAGGAGCGCCGTGAAGCGCCACTGGGTTCGGGGCCACTGGAGAGACGTGCCCTACGGTCCTCGCTCTGTACCGCTCTCTGAGCGCCCCAGAAGGCGTACCTGGTTACAGCCCTTCCTTCGAGGAGAAGGAGACGATCCAGGGGCCCGGAAGTACAAAGTGAAATAATTCGTATTCCCCTCTTGACACTCGCGTCAGGGGGAGTATACTCCGGGTTGTCTTCACGACGGAGGCCGCTTCAGGCCCCGCTCCAACGGAGGGGAGAACTATGAACGACATCACCACCAACGCCATCGCCGACATCAACACCCAGAACGCCGTGATCTCTTTCATCGAAGGGATCAAGGGCATCCACTACCGCCCCCACCGCAAGTCCCCCGAGGACTTCATCGTGGTGAAGCTGTACCACCGCTTCGACCGCCAGATCCTGGAAACATACCTCTCTATGATCGGAGTTTCCGGCGACGCCACACTCATCAAAGGCCGCTACAAGTGGATTGCGATCATCGACCGCGACGCCTGGGAAGAGGCCGTCGGTGTCGATGAGGTGTCCGGCCAGGTCGAGGTCGAGGTCGAGGTCGAGGTCGACGCCGATCTGAGCGTCGATGAGCAGGAGTGGTCTCTCGAGGACGACTTCTCTAACGTGACGGTGAAGACCGGAACGAAGAAGTTCACCCTGGACACAGAAGAAGTAGAAGAGGCACAGTATCAGCCTGTCTACTCTCTGTAGTCAGACCGACCCGGGGAGCTTCCCGCCGTTGTGCGGCCCGCCTGATATGCCCACCCGAAGCCCCTCGGCACTTTTCCAAAACGTCCCACCTGGATGGGCTCCCCGGGTCGAGTCGATCTTTCTTCGATCTTTTTTCATTTACCGGTTGACACTCACGTCGAGGGGGCTATACTGAGGGACAGCTGACACGACGAACGTTCCAACGGAGGGGAACACGATGAACGCCGCCATCAACCATATCGCTTTCACGACCGCTCTTCTCGCCACTCACAACGGCTACATCACCATCAACAACACCAAGTCAGGTCAGCACCGGACCTTCAAGATCGCGGTGGTGAAGAAGAATTCCAGCGCTCCTGACTACTTGAAGGGCGAGCGCGTCGTTTCCCTTCTCATCGGCCCCGACCGTGAAAACTGGACGCACTGGCGCCGCTTCGGCTGGGTGAAAGACGGCAAGGTTCGCGTCTGGACTTCCCAGGCGAAGAAGGACGGAAGCCTCTTGAAGATGGCGGCCCTCCTGAACAACACCGACAAGGGCACGAAGAGTGGGCTCGAGTACCTCCTGGAAGGTACCTGCAGCCACTGCAACAAAGACCTCACGCACCCTGTGAGCGTGCACCTCGGCATGGGCCCCCACTGTGGCGGCGCTTCCTGGAAGGCTCTCGACAAGCAGCTCAAGGCCGAGGCGAAGGCCCAGGCGGAAGCCGAAGAAACCAAGGACCCGGGCGCCCTACACGAAGCCATGGCGGAAATGGAAGCTGAGTGGAACGCCGAAGGTCCCGAGAACGACGCTCTGGACCTTGCGACGGACACCGCGCCTACTCCCGAGCCCTCCCACGAAGAAGCGGCCTCGAGCGTTGCCACGGGCATCGTGGACACCTTCAACGCCGAGACCGAAGACACCCCCAAGACCACGACCAGCACCGGTGCTTCGAACATCGCCGCCGGCATCACCGCTACCTTCCTGGAAGAGCTCGCTGTAGACGAAGCGCTCTGCGCACACTGCGCACACTGCACCACCAAAGAGGAGTGCCAAGAGGGACTCCTTCCCTGGAACGGGAAGTGGATCCCCTGCAGCCACCTCGAACAGGACGCTGAAGCTGCCTGACGCTCCGGGGCTTCGGCCTCGCTTGACAACCCGCACCTGACCTGATAGGAACCAACGGAGGGGAGAACCATGAAACGCCGTGAAATGCAGCCCATCATCGACGAAGCCGTCTCAACCGCTCTGGTAGAGAAAGAAGTCCCGGTGGACCCCGAACACACGTACCGGCTGTGCCGGACCTACATGAGGCTGGCGGCCCGCGCTGCTATCGCTTCGGGCGTGTACCCCCAAGTGCTCTTCGACGATTTCATCTTGGCTCTGCAGGCCGAAGCACGTGAAGCGCACGTGATGGATGCAGGCACTGACAAGCCTGTTCTGGTCCTGAAGACGGTCGGACAGGCGTAGGAGACGACCATGATCCCAGTCACCGCGGAAGTTCTCAAACGACTTGCCCAGCCCTTCATCGACCAGGGCGCAACCAAGCTCTTCTTCGCCCGGCACCTGGACAGGGTGCGTGTCGGAACGGAGCCTGCGACAGCTATCCGCAGTGGCTCAGGCACCCCCAACAACATCGAAGCAGAGGCGTCCGAGCTCGACGCCGCCAGGTACGAAGCCCTCGCGGCGGAGCTCAACGCCTCCTGAGAACGGAGGCTCACCATGTTCAACCCCGACGATTACGTTGACGCATTTCGACGCGGCGCCCGAGCCGCGAAGCGCACCCCGAAGACCTCGAAGTCGCACCCCTTCCGTGCCGACTGGGTATCGAGGGAAGCGCTCGACACACCCGGACGTATCGGCGCCGGTATCGTGCCCGGTAAGCAGTACGACGGCTGGACCGGGCTCTGGCACCGGGACCTCGACGAAGACCTCCGGGTCCTCCGAGACGTCCACAAGGTGCAGCGCGTCGTGTCCCTGATGGAGGACTTCGAATACGAGCGTTGCAACTGCGTGAACCTCTTCGACATCGCCCCGCACTACGGGATCGGCGTCGATTGGTTCCCCGTGAAGGACATGTACATCCCGAGGCCCGGGAAGCAGCGTTCCTACCGTCTGCACATCGATCGCACCCTGGGAGCCCTTCGAGAGGGCCGCAACGTGCTCGTGCACTGCCGCGGCGGGTTGGGCCGAACCGGAACCTACATCGCCTGCTTGCTCGTCCAGAACGGGATGAACGCCCAGCAGGCCATTCTGGCCACTCGAGCGGCGCGTCCAGGCGCCATTGAGCGCGGTTGCCAGGTCAACTTCGTTCGTACCTGGGGGGAACAGTCATGAGACGCAACGAAATCATGGACCCCGACACCTTGTCCCCGAAGAAAGCAATCGTCACGAAACCGATCCCGGTGGACACAGTCCTCGGCGAAGCCTGGGTGACACTTCGAAAGAGGTCGAACGGCGATTGGTGGGAGATCCGCTACAAGAGCACCGAAGACCGTCCTCGCTTCAGGGCTACCGATGCGGAGGGCAATCCCGTCTCCAGAGAGAAAGCCGTCGAAATGGCCAAGATGTACGCCGGGCGCATCTACGACTCTCTCCGTGGCTACTGAAGACATGAAAGAAGAACGTTGGCAACTAATTGTCGGAGACATCCACGTACCCCTCCCGTGCGACACATGGGAGTCCTGCCCAACACACGTTTTCATTCCCTACTGGGTGAAAAACGTCTTCCAGTTCTACCCTGACTGGTTGGAGAAACGGAAGGAAAAGGAGCTCGAGCCGTTGGGGCCCAGGCTCTACTTCTCGGAGCTCATGGAGTCCTTGCGGATCTTCACGTTCTCGGAGGAGTGGTGGAAAGACAGCATCGTGCGTTTTTTCGGCCCCTCCTGGCTGGAAGAGCGCCTCGAAGAGTGTGAAGCCTACAGAGCTCTGATTTGACAATCCCCCTCCGCCCTGATTATACAGAGTGTGACCAGGGACTCCGAGGGGACGACATGAACGAGAACGACCCGAAGCAGCCGAAGCCGAAGCCGAAACGACCTCCGATGATCCGCGAGGTCATCGGCGACACCGAGCCGAAAGAGAAGCTGCTCGACAGTCGACCACAACCGAAAAAGCCCTTGAACGGCTGATGCAGGGATCGCTTTTCCGCGAACCCGGCTCCATAGGGACACTGGACCTCGGCACGCTTCGCGCGCGGGCGCAGGCGTGTACGCGATGTGTCCTCCACGAGGGTCGGAAGAACGTTGTCTTCGGTGTTGGTTCCAAGACGCCGCAGTTGGCGTTCGTGGGTGAAGCGCCCGGGGCTCGAGAGGACGATCAAGGTGTGCCCTTTGTCGGGCCCTCCGGGAAGCTCCTCGGGAAAATGATCCGAGCGATGGGGCTGAGCCGGGGCGACGTCTACATCTGCAACACTGTCTGCTGCAGGCCCCCTGGGAACAGAACGCCGTCTGTCCAAGAGCAGGAAGCCTGTCATCCAATCCTACTCGGACAGCTCGATGCGGTGCGTCCACCTGTCCTCGTGGCTCTCGGTGGCGCTGCCGCGCAAGCTCTCCTCGGGACCAACCAATCCATTTCGAAGCTGCGGGAGGAGTGGCACACCTGGGAAGGGTTACCTCTTCGTGTCACCTACCACCCCGCGTATCTGTTGCGGTACACACCAGCGAAGCGCGACACCTGGGAGGACTTGCAAGCGGTGATGCGGTGCCTGGGGCTGCATACTTGGAGGTAGCGATGGCCACGAGACGACAGAAGAAGCTCCACCGCTGCGCCGGCTGTGGTGAGACCCTCGCCGGAGGGGAACAGGTAGCCAGCGTGTCCATGGGAGAGCTCGAGATGCAAGGGGGCAAGCTCCTCGTATCCGGTCCTCACTGGGGTGTAATGCACAGGGTGTGCTTTCTTCGAGCTGTGCGTTCCCCGGAGCTCATATTGGAGGAGCTCGGCAGTGAGTGTTCTTGAAGACATCGAATTCGAGCTCAACCTGCGCGGACTGAAGCGGGGCTCCGTCCAGTTCGAGGTGGAGTTCACGAAGCGGCATGTGGAGAAGTGCCAGGAGATGAAAGCAGTCTCCGCGTGCTTCTCGTGCGAATATTTCGACCACTGCGAGCTCGCGAAGAAGCACCTTCGAAACGAACGAGCCCGAGCCTTCGCGGCTGGAATGCAACAAGGGCAGAAAGATGCGGAGGCTGCGCGGATTATTGGAGAGGTTCCTGATGAGTAACGAAACCGAAGACCAGGGAACGAATCGCCCCCAGATCGTGATCTCCCTCAGCGACGATGAACGGGATCTCTTCGAGGCCTGGGCTCGCAACCAGGGGAAGTCCCTATCGGGCTGGGCCCGGGAAGTCCTGATCGCAGCCCTTCCGCCAGAGGTCGTGCGACAGCGGCTCCGGATCGGCCCCCCTCAAGATTTGGGGCGACAGGAGCAGTCCGAGCCCGACTTGAACAACGACCAGCGGACCCTCTTCGACGCACCTCGAGTAACCGAACACTCCTGCGCTTGGCTGAGAAGGATCTTTCCCGGGCACCTCGGCCCGAACCAGTGCCGCGGGACCTGCGCCAACCCGAAAACAGCAGGGAAGCCCTGCCATTGGAGCTCGGGACAGGCGCCCCAGTGCTCCTACTACGCCCAGCAGTACTATCAGGGGGGCGCTAACCATCGTCCATGAAAGGTCTCCCTGGGACCCTCCCGGGGGCGTACCATAGTTCGTTCCGGTACCTCATGGGGACATAGCGATAGTTCTGTAGTTGCTCCAGGCGAACGTCCACAGGCATCTCGTGCTTGGGCGGTGAGATCACTACCATCCTGGACGCATCGGGATCGCGCTCGCATGCTCGCATGGGGCGGACCACGAAAGACTTGTCCCGTTCCATCCTGTCCGCCATCTCGAAACGCATTCGTACCTCCGGGTCCTGTATCCGGTCTTTCCAAGGTCTCACGAGGCCTCCTTACAGCATACCAAAGGGTCTCTACCCTTCATGCTGGTGAAGGTGCCTTTCGGGACAATTCGATGCACTTTCTTGATCTGGATCGGACGATCCACACCTTGACAATCGAGGCATGTCCTGATAGCGTCCCTTTGCAACAAGCCCGAGGAGCGACAATGACTGCCGAAGAACTGTTGAAGGAAGCGATGGCACTGACACTGTTCCAGACGCCCCCGGAGGACCTGCGGGAGACCGCGGTCTACCACGTGGCGCTCAAGGCGCTGTCGGACCTGTGCACCAAGCGTCTGAAGAGCCTTCGGAACGGCCTCCTGGAAGCCACTGAAGAGGGCTTCCACACGAAGACCGGGCGGGCGCTAGACATAGGAGAGCTCACGGTAGAAAAGCAGCTCCGTGTGTCGAAGCTGCCGGACGTGAACGCGCTCCGAGACAAGCTGGACGAAGAAGGCATCGAGCTCCAGGAGGCTTTCGACGTCGTGCGCACCCTGCAGATGAACCCTTCGAAGATCGAGTACCTGATCGAAATCGGAAAGCTCGAAAGAGAAGACGTGGTCGCCTTGCACAAACAGAGCGAAGCTCTGAAAGTGACCCCGTCGAGGAACCTGAAGAGACGCATCACCAGCATCACCCAGGAGGGATAGCTATGATCGAACGATTGCCCACCGAAGAATACATGCCCCTGAAGGCCCCCCTGTACCTGGACGTTCATGACCTGCTCGGAGTGCACGAACAGCTCTCGTTCGAAGCGAACGTCATCCTGGTGGGGCCCAAGGGCATCGGGAAGTCCCTCTCGGTCGCCACCTTCGCCTACACACACAAGTACCCCATTGTCACGTTCGACTGCTCCGAAGACGTGCGACGCTCTCACCTGCTCGGCAACTTCATCATCCGGGGTGATGAGACGCCTTTCGTTCTAGGACCTCTCACCACAGCGTTCGAGATCGCGAACGAGTGCGGGCACTGCATCCTCTGCCTGGAAGAGGTCAACGCTCTGACGCCGCAGATGCAGAAGGTGCTGAACCCCGCCTCCGATTTCCGCAAGAAGATCGAAGTACCCGAAGCAAAGCGGGTGTTCCGGCTGCACGGGAAGGCCAAGCTCTGGGTGGTCGGTACGATGAATACCGCGGTCTATGGCGGCACGTATCAACTCAACGAAGACCTGAAGAGTCGCTTCCACCTCATTCCCCTCGATTATCCCGAACGCGAAGAGACCATCCTGGAGGCCGTGCTCGTCAAAGACGGTCCTTGCCTCGATAACAAGGTGGTGAACTCGATGCTCCGTCTGGCGCAGCATACCCGGAAGGGGGAGATCGACTACGCCCTGTCCACGCGGGACCTCGTGCAGCTGGGCATGCACTTCAGCAGGCTCGGGGCGAAACGGGCCCTCTGGATTCTTTCCGGCAAGTTCGATGACGACGACCGCCGGACTGTGGGAAGATGGATCAAGGACATCTTCGGCGTCGTGGTCGTGAAAGAGAAGCCCAAAGCCAAGGCTGGGAGGAAGTAGGCATGGTCATGCCCCGCCTCGGCAGAGCTCACAAGTTCCGCTCCCCGGAAGAGGAGCAGCAGATACAGCAGGAGCTGGACATCTGCTACAAGACCGTCCACACCTTCGGCGGCATCGTCGGTCGGAAGCTCTACCTGAAAAGCAAACCAGGAGTGCCCTCTTCGACCTTCAATGTCATCACGGTTCCGTTCAACGATCCCGAAGTGTACCTCCGCGTCGCCAGGCAGCTGTCGCACATCCTGTTCGGTACGGATCCCGACGCTCGAGACGCCTTCCTGTTCGCCTACACGAAGCGTGCCTCTGAGTACGCCCGGAAAGCTCATATCAACATCGATGACGCGCTCCTGGCTCAGAAGCTCCGAACACTGGTCAACATCCTGGAAGTGTACCGCGTGACGTCCCTGTGGGGACTCCTCTACCCGGGGAACTATCTACACCTGCGACTCCTGGACATCGTGGATGCCGAGAAGCTCCTCTCCAGAGGAGAAGACGAGAACCTCCTCGGATACTTCCTGCTCTTGAGCCTCGGGGTGGACGAGATCAAAGTCGAACATCTCGAACGCTTCCGTCCCTACTTCGTGGAGGCCATGAAGAAGGTCGAACGCCGCGGCTTCGACGCCACCCTGTTGATCGCGAAGTGGTTGATCACGAAGCTCGTGAACGAGCTCATCCGTGAATCCAAGGGAGAAGACCCGCCGGACTCCCAGGGCATGAGCCCGAACGAAGCCGAAGAGTTTCTCTCCATGATGCTGGGGTTGGGCGGGGATGAAGACCCCGACAAGGACGGTGACGAAAACCAAGAAAAAGAAGAAGGGGAAGGAGGCGGGGGAACCGGGGATCCCGGCGACCAGGAGAGCCCAGAGGGCGACTCCGAGGGCGAAGACGAAGAGAACGGAGAGTCGGGGGAGTCCGAGCCCTCGGAAGAAGACGAAAAAGAACCCGAAGAGAGCCCGGAGAGCCCCGAGGAGGACCCCGAAGAGCAGAAACCATGGGAACCTCCCCCTGTGTCTGCGAACCTTCAGACGCGCGCACAGGCGCTGAGCGACCTCCTTGATCGCCTCGGGGAGCTCCCTCAGAGAGCCGAGCAGTCGATGAATTCGGTGCAATCCGACGAATACACGCCGGACTGGAAGAAGGCGAAGTCCCGGGGCCTCGCCGGGAGCATCACTAACGCCAACATCAACAAAGGCGATCTGGTCGAGAGGGCTCTGGCCCGTTCGCAGAAGGACACCGAGCACCTGGTCGACAAAGCCCTGGTCTCCCTGGCGAAGACTCCCATCGTAGAACGAGACGAGTGGCTGAAAAAGGACGCCCGGGCAAAGGTGGACTTCGTCGACATTCCGAAATCCACCATGGTGGTCCCCCTGGCCCCCGAAGACCGAACCGCAGTGAAGCGCTTGCGGGCTACCTTCATGCGCGTCCTCGGACGCCGGAAGTTCTCTCTGCGGGACACGGGCACCGAAGCCGACGTACAGGCCCACATCCAACGAAGGGTGAGCAAGACCCCGATCGACTGTTTCTCCCACGAAGAACGTGGGATGGGCTTCGAAGCCATCGTCCTGGTGGACCTCTCCTCGAGCATGATGGGAGATAAGGCTGAACAGGTCGAGAGAGCGGCTCGCATCATCACCCGAGCTCTTCGGTTCCCCTTCTGCGACGTGCGTGTCTGGGGGTTCTCTTCTCCCAGCGGAGGGACGGTGAACCTCTTCCGCTACAATCGCCTGGAAACGGACCCCTCCGTGCGGGCTTTCGTCAAGGGTAGCACCCCGCTCCACATCGCTTTGCGCCTCGCAGTCCGACAGCTCCAGGACAGCTCCCAGGACCGACATCTGATTGTCCTAACGGACGGGATGCCCTACTTCCAGTCCTGGAAGGGCCGCAGCTACAGCACCGACCAGCTGAAGCGCTACGTCGCCCAGACCGTCTCCAAGGCCCGCAGCAGAGGTGTACACGTCACGACGGTCTTTGTTGGATCCTACCTGGGGTGGGGGCAGCGGAGAGAGCTCCGCTACGACCTGACCCCTGAAGACATGCGGAAGATGTTCGGTCCGAGCAAGCTCTGGAAGAGGGTCAGCCCGGAATCCCTCGGCAGAGACCTCATCAAGCTGGTCTCCAACAGCTTCATCAGTTACCTGGTACGACGATGAAAACCACCAAATCGAAAATTGAAAAGGTGATCCGTTGGAAAGCGAACGGACGCTTGTTCGTCACTTACGATGCGGCCCTATCGTATGTCGACAAACCAGAGAGCACCCTTGAAGAAAACTCTGTGGTCGAAGTCTTCGGAGAAGCCAAAGCCCTAAAAGAATGGGCAGAGGACCCTCGATGCCAGGTCAACCTCGATCTCCTCATACGAAGACTCCGAAAAGGTATCACCGGGACAGACCTGGTCAGACGCAGAACCACCCAAATCGTGGAGATTTTTGGAGAACGAAAAACCATCAAGGAATGGACAAGGGACCCTCGGTGTGAAGTGTTACAGAAGTCCATCCGAGATCGTCTCCGAGAGGGTGTAGAGGGCGAGGCTCTACTGAAGCGCGTACCGAGACGGAAAAGCCCGCTGTATGAAATTTTCGGAGAACAGAAGACCGCCGAGGAATGGGCCGGAGATCCCCGATGCGAAGTTTCGCAAAGGACCGTCAGGAACCGCCTCAAAGAAGGTCTGAAAGGGGAAGCTCTGCTTAAAAAGCGTTCCTTCGAACCGAACGTCCAGAAACGCACAGCGCCATTGTACGAAGCCTTTGGGGAATCAAAAACGGCTCTGGATTGGGCGCGGGACCCCCGCGCCCATGTGAGTCACACCACCATACAAAACCGCTTTCGAAAAGGACTCCGAGGAGAAGCCTTGCTTGCTCCTCCCCAGAAAGGCAGAACCCCTCGTAAATGGAAAGCCTTTGGTGAAGAGAGAACCCTCCGAGAGTGGGTCGAAGACCCTCGATGTGAAATTACCGAGAATACCCTTCGGAGGAAATTGAAAGCCGGCGAGCCCCTGGAACAGGCTATGAAAGCTCAACCGCGCGGTCGCCGACCCGGGTCCTCGGCTTCCAAGCGGCCCCGTATATATAGGCGTAGAACGTCCGAGATCGAAGCCTGGGGCGAAACCAAAGCCTTTCACGAGTGGCTGGAAGACCCCAGAGTCATCGTTTCTGAAACTGCTCTTGCCGAACGCCTTTGCAGGAACTGGCCTTTCGAAAAAGCGGCTACAACACCCTCGAACATAGGACACCCCCTGGTAGCTTTCGGTGAAATCAAGTCCATCACAGAGTGGGCTCGAGACGACCGATGCCCTTTTTTCGTGCCGTACCAGATCCTGCATTGTGCGAAGAGGGGCTGGTCCGTGGAAGAAATAATGACATCCACCCCTTGCCCTGAATGCTCCTCTCATAGACGAGGGTCCGTTTGTCCCTGGTGCTCCGTGAAAACGACTCTGAATAGCCCGCCAAAATGAACAAGTCCACTCGCTACGGCATTTATCACAGGAAGAAAGACAGCATCTCCAGCGGAGTGCTGATGGAGTCCTACCAGACTATGCAGAAAGCTCAGGAAGCGCTCCCCCACTGGGAGCAGCGTCTCGACGACCCCCTCTTCGGGCACGCGCGCGGGGGCGTAGGAGAGGTCTGGGAGCTCTACATCCGAGCCATCCCGAAACCAGCGCGCGTCAAAGACTGAGCCATGGAAAGGCCCATTCGGAAGCGGTCTCAGGGCCGTGCGACTCGCCGCGGACACGTCCGCGGTCGGATTATTCCCACGACCCGCCGCTTTGAAAAATCCTACCGCAAGCCGAAAGGCCTCATCAGACCAACGAACCGGATCCAATGCCGGAAAGGCATTCGCCCCTGTCCCTGGGTGAGCTGCCGCTACCACCTCGCCTACGAGGTGACTGCCAGCGGATCCCTCCGGGAGTGCTTTCCCTGCACAGAGCTCCCGGATATGCAGGAGACCTGTGCTCTGGATGTCGCGGACAGACACGGCGTGACCCTGGAAGAAATCGGGAAGATCTTCAACCTCTCCAGAGAACGCATTCGCCAGATCGAATTCCACGCTCTGAGGAAGATCTTCATTCACCTCTGCAAGGGTGACGAACCCGAAAAGTAGTTGACAGCTCCGGATCCTGGCTGGTAACGCTTGTACGGACATAAGCGGAGGAGAACACGATGCCAAGTCTAGATTGGAAAAAGCACCGTCGAAGTCTGGAACAAGTGTACGAGCGCATGAGTGGTTTGCACGAAACGACCTCGAAAGTGCAGCTCAAAGCCGTCAAGACCTCCACGCTCGGACCCGCGAAGTTTGGCCTCGGGAAGCACCTGGAACCATTCGGTTCGATCCCGAAAAGTGTTGCAACGGTCTATGTCGATGCGGCCAACGAAATCGCCGTTTACAAGAACCGCAGCGTGTGGGACACAATCACGGCGCACCGTCCTGGATCCTCGTTTCGCGGCGTGAAGAGCGTCCACCTGATGAAGTCCAAGACCAAGGGGGATGCCGTTCTAGTGGCGAAGGTGGCAATGGGAGACCAGAGTGCCCTTGCGAAATGGGTAGAGAAAGACATAGCGAAGTCACCCTCTGCCAACAAAGAACGCGCCGCCGAGCTCGCAAACGACATGGCGGCCATGATCCAAGACCGCTACCGGACCCGAGGATGACAAGAAGTTGACAGCTCCGGATCCGAGCTGGTAGCGTTTCGACAAACCCGCGGTTGGGTGGTCCCGAAGTCGACCCGGGACCAAACCGCACAATGCCACCACCAAAACTCCACAGGACACGCCGATGGCGTTATGCGTTGCGGTATGCCCGCATGTGACAACTGAACAGACCTTCGGACGAGAGTCCGATAGAAGAGCGCCTGGGATGGGCGTGGGGATCGGGTGGCGAAAGCTCCTGTGGAGGTCCCCGATGCCCGTGTCGACCCCAGGCGCTTTTCGTTTATGGGGAAGGTGGAAGGATGGCCGCGTATGAGAGCTACCTCGAGACCCGGGAGCGACTCCGGGTGCTTGTCGGGGTCGGCAGAGGGAACAGTCCCGCAGCCGACAAGATTAGGGAGCAGCTGGACGAGCTCTGGCTGCGACTGACCAACGAGGAGCGCGGATTCATCCTCGAAGACCAACAGGAGAGAGACGATGTCGTGGGCTGAACAAACATGGAACCGAGTGGCCGACCGCATCCTGGCGAAGAGGCTGCTCCGAGAGATCGGAGCGGTCGCCTTCGAGGTCTTCCACTTTCTGGTGTACCGATCCATCCAGGGGGGCGAGGGCACAGGCCTGCTGGACCCCACAGAAAGCGGAACGCTTCACGTGCTGTACGACGCCGTGATGATCGGGGACGCATTGCAGCTCAAAGAGGAGGACATTCGAGAAGCCATCGACCTTCTGGCGGAGTTTGAATGGATCCGCATCCGGGGCAACAACGGCAACAGCATCCTGATCATCGGGGACCTCTGCTGCCACTCGGCCAAGGACGGCACCCCCCTCCTCGAAGGCATCAAACTGGTGTTCGATCAACGATATCCCCGCCCAAGAGACGCCTGGGCGGAGCAAGCGTTCAAGCGCATCCTGGCACGTAAGGAGGCGGGGGGATGAGAGTAGGACCCGACGATCTGTTCACCCCGGTAGGGCACGACTACCTCGAAACGGGCATCCCGGTGATGCTCGGAAAGTCCGCCCAGATGGCCTACCTGGCTCTCCGCCGCTTCGTCTGGCGAACCGATGAACACGGCCACATCCGCCTGAAGCAGCTCCACAGAGCAGGTATCCTGGCTGTCAGAGTCTCGCAACGGCGCCTCGCGGCTCTATCCGGGCTGTCGAGGAGCCACTTGAAAGTGCAGCTCCAGTTCCTGGAAGAACTCGGCTTCGTCCTCCGTCCAGGGACCCCGAAGGGCCAGAGCACCGTCTACATCCTGGGCTACACGGAGGACCACCAAGAGGAAGGCGCCATCCAGACACACGAGGTGTTCTTCGCGGACCGCTTTGCTTCTCTGGCTTGGTCTGCCCTCGAGAAAGAGGGTGAAAAGAGCTACATGCTCCCTTGTGAGATGCCCATAGCCAAGAGGGTGTCCATCGTGGAGAACTACGTGCAGGTGTTCCGGGCCGAGATCCTCCAGGAAGCGGCGGAAAACAAGGCGCTGTCTACAGTAGAGGCGATTTTCGGTACACCTGTTCAGGTGGCCAATAATCGGCTACCCCCGGGCGCTCCACAGTCCACCCCCGGATCAGGCCTGCCCCAGAACCGGACCACGAGCTCCCCGGTTTTGGATCCCGGGGTACCCACAGAAATAGAAGAAGTGGAAGAAGAAAAAGAAGAAGAAAAAAAGAGTCGAACGTCTGAGGGCGCTGTCGCGCCCGCGCGCAACACACCGGGGTCTGACTGTGGGGGTCATCCACGAGATAGGGCAGGGGGGATCGACCAGCAGGGCGGAGAACGAACAACCGAACAGCTGGAAGTAGATCAGGGAATTCCGCCGGCGCCCTCGCCCCCTTCTCCTACTTACGCCTACACCGAAGACGACAAAGACGAGGTCCGTGGGTGGCGACGCGGGAGCAAGCAGAAGAAGCAGCGCAAGTACAAGCCGATCCCGGCGCCGCCTTCCAATGTGGACGTGCCGTTCGCGGGTTCCCTTCTGGCGGCACAGGAACGGGAGAAGGTGCTCGAAGTCAAGGAGAAGGCGGAGGCTCGGTCTCGGGATGCGGTGGAGAAGCGGACCGAGAAGCGGCTGGAGCGGGACCGGGCGCGCTCGAACGCCAAGGGCAAGCCCCTTCCTCCTGGCGCGGGGGCGGTGATGGACCGTCTGCAGGAGGTTTGGACCGAGGGGATGGAGGCGCGGGGGGAGCGTGCCGGGCGGCCTTTCCGTTCGAAGAATGTCTGCGGGCACTTCGTGGAGCTCCTTACAGATTTCACTGTGGAGGAGCTCGAGGTCGGGATGCGCTTCATGCTCCGCTACTGGGAGCAGGTATCGACGCAGCGGCGCTGGAAGGGGGCGACCCCGTCCATCCGACTGCTGATGTACTTCGCCGACGAGGTCGTCAACGACGCGCTGAAGTGGGGCGACGCGGCGGACGCAGTGAAGGCCCGGGAGAGCTGGCTGGACGACAACCCGCACGACGTGGAGGCGCCGGCGGAGCTCGAGAAGCCATATGAAGAGGCGCGCAAGCTGGGGCAGCAGCTTGGCATCATGTGACCGAACCGAGGAGGCGGGATGCAATGAGGAAGAAGAAGAAGCCGGATGAACCGAGGAAGCTCGAGTGGGTGGAGCTCGACTACATGGGACTTCCCCGCAGGCTGTGGAGGATGAGCGCAGCCCGGATCCCGGAGAGCGTGCAGGCGCCCTATCGGAGGTTCCTGAAGGGGCTCTGGGAGCACATGGAGAAGGGACCGACCCTGCTGTTGTCTGGACCCCAGGGGGTCGGGAAGTCCGCGATGGCGTCCCTCGCGTGCAGGCGCGCGAGGACGTTCGACAAGACCGTCCACTTCTTCCGTGTCTGGGAGCTTAGGCATCTCAGACGGGAGGGGGAGAAGTTCGACACAGAGCAGACCCTCCTTGCCAGGTGCCGGGACGTGGAGCTCCTAGTTCTGGACGATGTGACGCAGGAGGACCTGGACGACCGCTACTATGGCGGATCGGAGATGCTGTCGTTGGTGAAGCAGCGGTCCATGAACATGGGGACGACCCTCCTCACGACCCGCCTCGGTTTGCGGTCGGAGTTCGCGAAGCAGTTGAAGGGGGCGGCCGATTGCTTCCTGGCCTTCAATGTCATCGGTCCCGATATGTCGGAGGCTCTGGCCCGAGAGATCAAGGGCGACGTTGTCGGGGGAGGTAACTGATGGCTTTCATGGAGTTCGTATCCAGCATGCTGGAAGGGGGCCGGGAGCGCATCCGGGAAGCGATCTCGACCGGTCTCGAGCCTGTTCACTTTCACGACGCCGATGCGGCGACGGTCTACCAGTACCTGGTCGGCTACATCAAGGACTACGAGGGTCTCCCGACGCGCGCCACGATCGAGGGCGATACGGGGGTGGTGCTTCCGGCTTGTCCGCCGGAGCCCTTCGACTTCTGGATGGAGAAGACCAAGGAGCTCCGCACGCTGGGCCACCTGAACACCGGGCTGCAGAAGCTCGGCGCCGCCGTGATGAAGAAGGACGTCGATGAAGGGATCAGTGCCCTGAACAACACGCAGAAGGTCCTTCGGGAGCAGCACCTCATCATCCAGCCCGTGGTTCCTCTGTGGGGACAGCTGCCGCTGGCGAAGAAGCGCTACAAGGATATCCAGGACGGCAAGCGGGGGATCCCATTCCCGTGGAAGACTGTCACGGGGGAGACCCTCGGGATGTGGCCGAAGGACCTGATTGTGTTCGTCGCGCGCACGGGCGTGGGGAAGTGTGTTGAAGCTCGGACGGAGTTGATGGATCCACAAACGGGTGTGGTTCGGACCATCCGGGAGGTGTGCGAGGCTTCGCTGGCGGACATACACTTGGGTTCGGAGCGGACGGGGCTCGATCCCTTCAAGGACGTTCGGTCTTGGTCGAAGTCGGGTGGTTTGGTTACGCGGTCCATTCAGGCCAAGGTGGACACGGGGACGAAGCGGTGTCTGCAGTTCGTTCTCGAAAGCGGAAAGAGGGTGATTGTCACTCCAGAGCACCCTTTCATATTGCCGGATGGGTGGCGCCGGGCGGACCGAGTCCGCATCGGGGAAACCGTTGGAACCCCTAGTAGAATGGGCTTCCCTGAGATGCCGGAGGCCTTGTCCCCGGAGGATGTGGATCTCTTGGCAGTGCTCCTTGCGGACGGCAGCTATACAGGGCACCACGTGTCCTTTTCGAAGGGCGATCCGGAGGTTGTTCGGGTGGCTACCGAGGCGGCCGAGGTGAAAGGTGCCGCGGTTCGTCGTGTGAGCCGTTATGATTACACGTTCACGGGTGGCGGGGACTTGCGTCGCAGGGTCAATCCGGTTCGAGAGCTCCTACGGGAACATGGGATTGACAGGACTCTATCCAGGGACAAGGCGATACCGGATGCGGTGTTTCGGTTGGACCGGGAACAGCTAGCTCGTTTCTTGTCGATTTTCTGGATGTGCGATGGTTATGTGGACAACGGTCCGGGGATTGTGCTTGCAAGTGGGAAGATGCTTCGGCAGATTTCTCACCTGTTGCTTCGGTTTGGAATTCGGTCCTCGGTGCACTACAAGCCCACCCGGTTGAAGGGGGCTGTGTTTGACGCTTGGCGCTTGCGGGTGTACGCGGAGAGTTGGGAGGCCTTCGATAGGGAGCTCTCTTTGTGGGGGCCGAAAGCGGTTCGTATGAAGGCGCTCTTGGCGAAGAGGAGGAACCCGAACACAGGGTCTCCGAGGTGTTGGGACGGAGAGAGGATCCGTCGTTATAAGCGTTGCCACATACACGAAAAGGGGGTGCGAGGTTCGGAGCCCTGGTGGTGGTCTTCTGGGCTCGTCTGGGATCGTGTGGTTGAGATCCGGGAAGCGGGCTTCCGACGGGTGTTCGACTTGACAGTTCCTGGTACGGAGTGCTTCGTCGCGAACGATGTGGTGGTGCACAATACCTGGGTTCTGATCAACCTGGCGCTCAAGGCCTGGAAGAAGAAGCATCGGGTGCTCTTCCTGACGACGGAGATGGCTCAAGAGACGATCCTGCAGCGCTTCGCCGCGATGTACTTCCGTCTCCCGTACAGGATGCTGCGGCGTGGGAAGCTCCCCAAGATGGACGAGCAGCGCTTTTTCGAAGGCGTCGAGGAGCTGAAGGATGCCGTGGGGCTCGACATCATCGGTGGCCAGTTCGACTTCCGTCTCGAGTCCATCGACGGGGCCATCGAGGAAGCCGATTGCGAGCTCGCGATCGTGGATGGGGCCTACCTGCTCCGGGCAGAGGGGAAGACGCGCACGGAGCGCATGGCCGAGGTCTTCAACGAGTTCAAGCGGATCTGCATATCGAGGGAGGTCGCGCTGGCGGCTTCGACGCAGTTCAACCGGGAGGCGAAGAAGGGTAAGCCGCAGTCGAATGTGCTGGAGAACATAGGGCTCTCCGACGTGGTCGGCTGGAACGCGGACCTCGCTTTCGCGTTGACTCAGACGGAAGAGATGGTGAAGAGCCGCCGGATGGGTGTGATTCCCATGAAGGGCCGGGAGACCCTGATCCCGCCGTTCGATACCCACTGGGACTTCGAGCTGATGGACTTCAGCGAAATTGACGACGACACCGTGGACGACGGGCTCGAGGAAGAGCCGATCTTCTGAGGGAGGGTAGCATGAGACGAGAGCTTGCGTTCACGGACCCTGGGACGATGGTGCGGAGCTATGTGGACCTCGGGTGGCACCCGATCCCGCTCTGTTGGCCTACTGTGTTGGGTCTGTGTGCTTGTGGCCGGGGGCACCACGAGCATGGGATTGGGAAGGCTCCCCTGGCGAGGAGTGGCTACCAGGACCGGCTCGTGACGGCGAAAAAGGCCGCGCGGTGGTGGTCGTGGCGGCCCGATGCAAACGTTGCGTTGCTGCTCGAGCCCAGTGAGCTCGTGGTTGTCGACATCGACGGGAGAGACGCTCTCGACGAGGCCCACGGCTACGGGCTGCCGGAAACACTCTCGGTGGAGACCGGGAAGGGCTGGCACTACTACTACCGACGTCCGAAGAACTGCTCGGTGGGCCGAGCGACGCAGCGGGGGGAGAGTCGGCTCATCGATGTGCTCTCGAAGGGCTACGTGGTGGCGCCTCCGTCTATCCACGCTTCGGGAAGAGTCTACGTGTGGAGCGGGAGGCCTGTGTCGGAGCTGCCGGATGTGCCGAAGTGGGCGCGGGAGCTCCTTCCCCGACCCGCATGGATGCTCCCGAAGGGATTCCGGCCACCTTCCCGGAAGTTCGAGGAGGGGCATGCGGACCCGCCTGTCATTCACTCTGCTTTGGCTTTCATCGAGCCCGAGGAGTACGAGCTCTGGCTGCACATCGGCTTCGCGCTGCAGACCTGGGACGATGTCGGGAACGGGAATGGGAGGGGCTTTCGGATCTGGGACCAGTGGTCGCAGAGAAGCTCCAAGTATCCTGGGACGAAAGAGCTGAAGACCAAGTGGAACTCCTTCCGCAAGCAGTCGGGGGGCCTGGGGCTCGGGACCCTTTTCGAGTTTGCGAAGAGGCAGGGTTGGGACCCGGATCGGCTGCAGTCGATAGAGTCCACGGGCGGCAGCTGGCACAATCGTGCTTTGGCGGTTGGCGGGGCTTGACTATCAAAGCTCGTCCTGTTAGATTAGGGTATGTCTGGATCGTCCGATCCAATTCGGGATGGGCGGTGCCGGGTGCCGGGGTGAAGGCGGGCCTCGGGATAGAAGCAACATCCGCTGTTGAAGAAGGGGAATGCGAGATGAGCGAAGAGCAGAGCAGACCGAGCTGGAAACTGGACAAGAGAGAGGCAGCAGCGAAGGACAAGAGGGCTCGGGAGCGCATGCAGCTCCCGGACAGGTTCTGGGTGCCAAAGGACGAACGCCGGCGCTATGTCGCTGTCGATGACGATCCTCAGCCGGCCTACGAGCACAATCCCAGCCTCCCGGGCCAAGGCTGGAACAACCACTTCTCCTGCCCGAACACGCCGAACTCTATCTGTTGTAAGAAGCTGGGGAGGCGTTACGACAAGCGGCGCGGGTATGGTCGGTGGACGCGCTACTTCTACACGGTCGTAGACATGCGGTCGTGGACGGACCAGCGTGGCAATGTCCGTGAGTTCGAGATGAAGTTCATGGCGGCGCTCTACAACAGCTTCGACCGCCTGGAGACAAAGCGGCAGCGCAAGGGCGGTTTCGCGGGCTGGGTGATCGAGGCCTATCGAGACTCCACTCGGAGCGACCCGGATATCGGCGGCGAGCACGAGCTCTTGCAGGAGGTGACGGATCACGACGCGCTTTTCGAGAAGGCGATGTACCGCGGGAAGAAGCTCTCGAAGTGGTACAACGAGGCCGAGGCGAACGCCGAGAAGATGGTCAATCTCCAGCGGCTTTTCCAGGTCGAGTTCGATGAGGAAGGAAAGCTCGTGCGACGGGTGCCGCCTTTCAACTATGACGAGCTCCTCGCACCTCCGACGAACGATGAGATTGAAGACCTTTTGATCTCGATGGGGTCGGGTGGGGGCTCGAGCTCTCCCAAGAGCGGTTCGAGCAGCGTCAGCAACTCCGGTGGTGAGGTGGCCGAGGACGAAATTCCCTTCTGATTCGGCCGCCGGTTCCCTGGTTCGATAGCAGGAGACGGAAATGGATATCAAAGACGTGACCCTGCTTCTCGGCAAGCAGAAGATGGTCGTGAATGTCCAGGCCAAGGGCCTGGTGCACGAGATCAATTTCAGCTGGTTCGAAAAGGAGCCGGGGGACCTCCCTCCCAAGAGGTGGGCCGAGGCCGCTCGAGGTGAGGTCGTCTTCGTCCAGGGCGAAGAGGGTAGAGTGGCTCGAGGCGGCATACCCCGACCATTTGTTCGGTGAAGGTTCGCCTCGACTCATGGGCCTGGTTGGACCGGAGCGCGCTCACGTTTGCCAAGTGCGTCCGGCTCGAGCGGTCCCTGACAATCCATCAGAGACGGCTCCACCCGCAGTCCGATCCCGCGACGCTGCACCTCTGGGACTCGGCGCCTGAGTGGTTCGGAGTTCCGCGGGCCTTCTTCCTCGACAACGCCCGCCTCGACAACGAGGTCGAGGACCTGACCACCCTGGGTACAGGGGATTGGGGGGAGCGGCTGGCTTTCGAGGGGCAGCTGCGTCCGGGGCAAGAGCTCGCAATCCGCGATGTGGTGCCGAAGCTCAAGACGGGCTACGGGGGCATCGTCCGAGCGCCGACCGGATGGGGGAAGTGCTTGGCCCTTGGAACCAAGGTCCTCAAGTCGGACGGGGAAGCGGTGGCGGTGGAGGATGTCCGAGAGGGGGATTTCCTGCTTGGACCGGACAGCCGCTCGAGGGAGGTCTTGTCGACGACGCGGGGGTCGGGTCCGATGTATCGGATCGTGCCCGTCAACGGAGAACCCTGGGAGTGCAACGATGCGCACATACTGACTCTGGTGAACACGCAGACGGATGAGGTCAAGGATGTGTGCGTGGAGGACTGGCTGGGGTGGTCGAAGACACAGAAGCATTTGTGGAAGCAATTCGCCCCCGAGAACGGAGTGGAGTTCTATCCTGGATACTTGGAGGGTCCTCCTGCGTGGGGGATTGACCCTTACTTTCTCGGAGTGTGGTACGGGGACGGTTCGAAGTCCCCTGTTCGGGCGGCGGTGACGACTGCGGATCCGGAGATCGTGTCGCTGTGCGAGGAGGTGGCGGCAAGCTGGGGGCTTCGGGTTCGTGCGGATACGACGGGTGGGCGTTGTCCTACCTATCATTTGGCCGGGCAGGCCGGTGTCCGTAACCTTCTCCTCCGAGAGCTCCGGGAGGTGTATGGGGACGGTTCAAGGCTCCCCGCGATGTATCTCCGTGGTACTCGCAAGACCCGCTTGGCGTTCCTGGCGGGACTTCTCGACTCGGATGGGCACCACAACGCGGGTGTGCTTCGGGTTTGTCAGAAGAGGAAGCAGTGGGCGGAGGACATTGCTTTTCTGGGCCGGTCCCTCGGGTTCAGGGCTTCTGTCTGTGAGAAGGTAGTCGATGGGGTGTCCTATTGGCGCGTGGGCCTGTCAGGAGACTTTTCCGAGGTTCCTTTCCGGTTGGCCCGGAAGGACCCGGGTCCGAGGAGGCAGAAAAAGGTCGCGACGCGGACAGGCTTTTCGGTGGAGCCCATAGGGGAAGGCGCGTGGGCCGGGTTTACTCTCGACGGGGACGGACGCTTCCTGTTGGGCGACTTCACGGTGACGCATAACACCGTTTGGGCGTGCGCACTCATCGCAGAGATGGGTGTGCCGACCATCGTTTTCGTCCAGAACGAAGCCCTGGTGGACCAGTGGCGGGAGAGCTTCGAGGTGTTTCTCCCGGACGCGCGCGTGGGCACGATCCAGGGCGACAGCTGCGATCACCACGGCTACCACGTGACCGTGGCGATGATGCAGTCGGTCCATCGGCGCAACTACCCGGACACCCTCTACGATTGGCCTGGGCTGCTCATTTTCGACGAGGTGCACCGGGTCTCCGCGCCGACGTTTTCCCAGATCCCTCCGATGTTCAAAGCCCGCTGGAGGGTGGGCCTTTCGGCGACGCCGCGCAGGGCGGACGGCACCGAGGATGTGTTCTTCTTCCACCTGGGGAAGATGCTCCATGCGGCGCACCAGTCCACCATGAAGCCCACGCTCAAGAGGGTGTGGACAGAGTTTGATGTCGTGCCTCCGAAGCCGGCTATCACCGAGAACGAGGCTCTCCTGCTTCGGCTCGTGTGTGCGAACCCGAGGCGGAACCGCATCATCGTGGACCAGATCACGAGGGCTGTTCAGGCAGGGCGGTACATTCTGGTGTTGTCGAAGCGGCTCAAGCACTTGAGCCTTCTGGAGGAGCAGTTCCGTGAGGGCTGGAAGACGATTCTGCCGAAAGGGCACCCCGTCGCCGGGCGCCTGCTCAAGCTGGTGCAGGCGGGGGATGCGAAGGCCGAGCTCGAGCTCTTGAAGTGGAAAGAGCGGCACGGGCTGAAGACGCCGACGACCAGCTTCTGCGTTGGAGGGGTGCGCGGGGACGCCCTCGTGGAGGCCAAGATGGCGCAGGTCATTTTCGCCACTTATCAGTTCGCGAGCGAGGGCTTCGATGTTCCGAGGCTCGACACACTCGTCATGGCAACGCCGATCTACGACCCCGAGCAGCCGTGGGGTCGAATACTCAGAGAGCACTCGGGAAAAAAGGCCCCGATCGTCGTGGATCTCCGGGACGACTACATCCCGATGTATGCACGGTGGGGCCGGAACCGGGATGACTACTACGAGCAAGTCCGCGAGAGATAAGGGTTTGCTTGACTATTTCAGCGCGACATGGTAGAGGGAAGGTGCACGGGGAGGTTGTCATGTTAGGAGACAGCTCGGATTGGAGCTTCAAGCAGTGGTGGGAAGAGAACAAGGCACAGCGGAACCTGGACCGCCGTGAGCGGTACAAGAGGAACCCGGTCTACAGGAAGCGGGTTTTGGACCAGAACAGGACTTCTCGGGAGAAGCGTGCGAACACGCCGGAGGCCATTGCCGCCCGGGAGGAGAAGGAGGCGCGTCGCAGGGCCATCAAGGTCATTGCGGATGCGGGGTTCGAGTGCCTGGTGAATCCTGAGCTCGCAGACGGCAGGACTTACCGGGGCCGTGTCTACACGATCGGGGCGGTGGCGCTGGTTTTGCGGAGGTCTGTGCAGACGGTTCGGATCTGGGAGAAGAAGGGGAAGATCCCGACCACGGATCTGCGCCGAGCTCGGCGTGGAGACCGGCTCTACCCTGAGAAGCTGATTGCCGAGATCCGGGATGTAGCCATCGCGTCGGGGCTCATCAAGGAGGACGAGAAGCAGGTCTTTGCCAAGGCGAAGAAATTCGTGGTGAAGGTCCGCTTGTCTTCTGGGGAGGAGAGCTTGAAGAGGCTCTACCGCGTGGGCGTGCTCTCTGAGGCAATGGGCCGGACGACGTCGGCCGTGCTCAGGATGGAGAAGAACGGGTATCTGCCGAAGACGACGTTGCGGACGGGTGGGAATCACCGCCTCTACAGCTACGGGATGATTGTCGCGGCCCGGGACATCGTGGATGACCTCGGCGGTGTGGCGGAGAAGAAGAGCTGGCCTGTCTTCGCGGGCAAGGTGAAGGAGGCCTGGAAAGAGTCGGGTCTCCTCGGGGCGGTGGTGGTGTAGTGGACCTCAAGGACATCTTGGGAAAAGCGGCGGTCGACAAGCTCGTGGAGGACTTCGGCGAGGGGGCCATCCAGTTGGCTGCCGAGGCCAGAGCTGAGAACATGCCCCGCTGGTCGTCGGGTTCACTGCGGTTGGACATTTCTCTCGGAGGGGGCTGGACCATAGGTCGCTTCCACACGATTTTCGGTCCCCCGTCCTCGGCAAAGACGGCGACCACTCTGAAGGGCATCGCGATGGCGCAGAAGTGCTGTTCCAGCTGCTTTGTGCCTTTGGAGGTGTGCGTCTGCGGGAAGCAGAAGCCTTCTGTGACGGCTCTGATCTCGACGGAGAACGATTTCGAGAAGCGGTGGGCCCGGACCCTCGGCGTGGATGTCGATGCGCTCGTGTTCTGTGAGCCTACTCACGGGGAGATGGGCCTGGATGTCGCGGAAGCTCTGATCCGGAGCGGCAGTTTGGACCTATTGGTCATCGATTCCCTGGCGCTTCTCGTGCCGACTACCGTGATCGAGGAGTCTTCCGGGAAGGACCACATGGCTGTGCAGGCTCGGCTGCTGTCGAAGGGCACGCAGAAGATCGCGATGGCGTTCCGGGGCTGCTATGCGGAGTTCGGTAGGTATCCCACGGTGCTGGTGACGAACCACACCCGGGTCGATCCCTCTGTCATGTTCGGTTCCCCTGAGGTGAAGCCGGGCGGGTCCATGCCCCAGTACGCGGCGTGTACGGAGACCCGCTTCTCTCCGGTCGGGTACGAGCCGAAGAAGGGCGCCGGGGCCAACGAGCCGGACTGTGCGGTGGTGAAGTTCCGTGTGCACAAGAACAAGACGTTCGACCCCCGTCGTGCCGGTGAGTTCCGGCTTCTGTTCAAGAATTCGAAAGACCTCTGCCGCGGGGACTTCGATGACGGTGGGTGGCCGGTGGATCGGTTGAAGGAGTTCGGACTTCTCAAGCAGTCGAAGAAGAAGGGGAAGCCGTGGGTACTCGCAGGGGAAGAGTTCCGGATCCAGAAGGATGCGACGAAGCAGATGCAGCAGGACCTCCCTTTCTGGTGGAAGGTGAGGGAGGTATTGGCGACGGTGATGTGCCGCCCGTAGCGCCTGAGTCGGACCTTTGTCCGAAGTGTGGTGGCGGGATGGTCATCGAGGGCTCGGTGGGAGCGTTTCCCCCTCCTTTTCAGTGGAGGTGCCGTGGCTGCGGTCACGAGGAGCAGAGGTGAAGATCCCGAAGCCCAAGAGCCGGAAGAGGCGCGATGCAGAGAACACGAAGAAGCACGAGGATCGTGTCGCGGAACGGCTCGGGGGGTATAGGCTTCCTGCTTCCGGGGCGGGTACGTTCTCGAAGTGGCAGGGGGCGCACTCCAGGTTCGGAATGGTGCGGCTCGGGAGAGGGGACCAGACGGTCATTCGGTCAAAGGGGAAGAGGGTGACGAGGAAAGGAGACCTGACAGTTCCCGGGTTTCACGTGGAGCACAAGCGGACCAAGGCGAGGTCGATACGGCTCCAGAAGGAGTGGTTGGCGAAGGTGTCCGAGGGAGCTTCTCAGGAGGGGAAGAAGCCGGCTCTGGTCGTCACGTTCGAAGGGGCGTCAGGGCGAGGAGCCATGCGGGCGGCAACCCCCTACCAAGATTGGGTATTGCTCCCGCTCGAGGTGTTCGAGAGGTTGATCAATGTCGATGCTGAGTAGAGGGCAGGAGAAGAGGCTCGAGGAGGCGCAGCGGCTTCTGGAAGGGGGTTACAAGCCCGAGGCGGTCTCGGCTACATCGGTTTTGTCGGGGAAAGTGCGCCCGTACTTCTTCGAGAGCCCCGATTCCGGGGAGCCAAAAGTGTGCTTCATGTGCGTGAGCTGTGAAGACCTCTTCGAGTGGAAAGACAGCTCGTGGACGTGCCGGGACTGTGAGTTTGTTTTCTACAGCGACGAAGCGGTGGCGCTCATCGACCAGTACGTGGGCGTGATGACGGCTCTGAGAGACTTCCTGAAGCCCAGGAGGGGGAGATTATCATGGGTGCGAAGACTACTACCTCGCTGATTGCTTCACAGGCAGGCGGGACGATTCGAGAGCTCGTGGAGCGGGGTTATGTCAGGAATGAGATAAAGCCGCCGTTCACAGAGGCAGAGTGGTTGAGGGCTTCGAGCATCCCATACATCTGTCCCCGGGCCTACGTGTACTTGCATCGGATGGAGCTCCCCCGGGTGGACGCGGTCAATGCGAACTTGCTCTTGACGTTTCTGCACGGGACTTCTTTGCATTGGGGGTTGCAGAACAGACTCCTCCCGGAGCTCGATTTGCTCCTCGGGAGTTGGCGCTGCTGCTTGTGCGGGGCTCTCTATGGCGGGCTCTCCGACGACGACAAGGCGCGTCTGGAGAGGCTCAAGGAGCTGACGCGAACTCAGCTCCTGAGCAACTCGGTGATCCCTTTCGCGGAGTTCATGCAGGACCAGATGCGCTCGGTTGTCCCCCGCCCGGACAGCTGCTGTGAGTGCGGCTTCGAAGCCGAGGACGAGTGGTCGAACTTCGAGTACGAGGAGATGTGGTTCGGTGTCCCGGAGCTCCGGATCGGCGGGCACCCGGACGGCTTCCTGAAGGTGCCGTGGAGGGAGGACCTCGGGCTGCTCGAGGTGAAGAGCATCAGCAACAACGGGGCTTACAAGGTCCGTGATCGGCCTGACATCAAGCACGTCGCACAGGCGCATGTGTACCTGCTCGCGACCGGGCTCAAGTGGGCGTGCATCCTGTACTGGGCCAAAGGGACTTTCGGAACGAGGTCCCTGGTGGAGCATCACATTGAGCGGGACGAGGACTTCCTTGCCCGGATGAGGGGGGCGTTGTCGTCGCTCTGGGACGGCGTGGAGGGTGGACCGCTTCCTGATCGTGTGTGCAAGAGCGCCCGCGCGCCGCGCGCTAAGGAGTGCGCTGTGCTGGATACCTGCTTCGAGTGTGAGAAGCCCAAGAAAGAGGAGATGCCGTTTTGAAGCACCCCGTACAGCTCCCGGACAAACTCACCCCGAGGAACACCTGTGAGTGCAACATCTGCGGCGAGGAGCGGGCTCGATGGAAGCTCCGAGTCGGCCCGGAAGACGATGCTGTCTGTTCGCTCTGCTATCTGTACGAAGACACCTCTGTGGGGGTTTCCGAAGAGTTCCGGCAGCTGTGCCGGGAGGTGCGAAAGAACAGGTCGATCCGGTTGACGAAGGACCTGCGTTTGTACCGGATTGAGGACGCGGACACGATCCTGGCGGCCGTGGTTCTCACCGGTCGGATGTTCGTTGCGGGGGTCCCCGATGGACGGTGAGGAGTATAGGCGGAAGGTGCTGCGCCTTTCCGATCTTGATATCGAGGACGTCGGGGCCGTGTTCCAGGCGGCTTCCAGGAGGGGTGAGGCTCACGTTCAGTACGCGGCGTTCTGTATCCTGGATGACTGGATCACGCGGTTCTTGCCACTGTTCTTCCGAGTGGAGATCCTCGGTCCGCCGATCGGGAAGGCGCGCCCGAAGAGCGTGCGTATCAAGACCAAGGACGGGAGGACGATCCCGCACACCTACACGCCCACGAAGACTTCGGAGTGGGAGCAGGCGGCGGCTTTCCTGTTCAAGAACCAGCTGCGGAAGAGCACGGAGAGAGTGCAGCTGATCACGGGCCCGGTGGTGCTCAAGGTCGAGGCGATCGCGGACCGGCCGAAGAGGCTCTACCGGAAGAAGGACCCGGAGGGCCGGATCTGGCGGGAGACGATCCCGGACGGCGACAACGTGCTCAAGACCGTGGGGGACGCCCTGGACAAGTCTGTGCTGGGCAACGACAAGCAGATCGTTTCCTGGTCGATTCGGGGCTGCTACGCGGCGAAGTACGAGGGCTCGATGGTGGTGGTGCGGCTGTACCGACTGTGAGGGTGTGATGCAAGAGGGCAACACGTTGCGGGTGACGTTTCCGAGTGAGTTTCCGGTGGGCTCGAGAGCCTGGGCCGAGGAGCTTCGGAACAGGGCGGTGCGGCTGCAGGAGGACCTGGATGCCGGCTACCTGGAGCTAGGGCGGATCCTCTACACTTTCTACGATGTCCCCATCGACAACGACCCTACGAAGCCTCCTGTGTGTACCTTCTGGGGGTACGACAACGTCGAGCAGTTCGCCTACGACGTGCTCGGGATGCGGGACCGGAAGGTGCGCTTTCTTCGGCGGATCTTCTATCGTCTGGAGGTAGACGACCTGTCCGAGCTGGATCCGGATCTGAAGAAGCGTATCATCCGGCTGGGTTATTCGAAGACGCGGGAGCTCGTGGGGGTCTTGACTCCCACCAACGTGGCGGCGTGGGTGGAGAAGGCCGAGAACTGTCGCTACGAGGACCTCTCCGATGCTATCCGGGCGTATCGGCACGCGCTCAAGGAGGCGCAGAAGGAAGCCGAGAAGGCCGTGGAAACGGGGAAGGCGGACACCCCGGAGGAGGCCTACGAAGAGCCGACCGTGGAGGAGATCCCGGAGAGCGACTGGGTGCGCTTCCGGCTCTACCCGGACCAGAAGGCGATCGTGAACGAAGCGCTGTCTTGCTGTGAGTTCATTGCGAAGAGCGCGAAGCGAGGGCACCTTCTGACCCTGGTCTGTATGGACTACCTGGCTACGAACGGATCGTGTCCCCCGGGCAGCGATGAGTTCCTGGCTTACCTGGCGAACCTCGAGAACCTGTTCGGGGTGCGTATGATTGTGATGGACACGCAGGGCAGCGGGATGGATCTCTTGTACGGGGCCAGAACGCTGCAGCGCATGGCCCAGATGTACGACGACGAGGAAGACAATGCCGATTCAGCAGGGACAGTTTCTGACCTTTCCGATAATGCCTGACATTCTGTGCGGGCAGATCCAGAACTGCCACCAGATCCTTGAGATGTGGCAGATGAAGATGAAGGAGCTCTCGGTTTCCGGGTTCCAGTTCAAGGACGCTATGCACTACGATCAGTTCGTGAAGCAAATGGTTGCGGAATTCACGGTTGTGGAGAGCATGCTCTCGACCCTGATTTCGGTCATGGAAGAAGGGGGGCTGTGACGTGGCCCGGCGTTACCCGCTCGAGTACCTCTCTGTGGACGTTCTGGTCCCGACGAGGTCGAATCCCCAGAGCATGGACGACCCGACGTTCACGCGCCTCGTGAAGGAGATCGGTCGGGAGGGGGTCGGGTTCATATCTCCCATCACAGTGGTGGACCTCCAGAACGGTCGTTATCGCATCATCGGCGGCGAACACCGGTGGAGGGCTGCCAAGGAGGCGCAGCTCGATGCGGTCCCTGCGCTCATCCTCCCCCTGGATGAGTGGGACGAGGACCTCCAGGAGTTCGAGGTCGTTCGGCTCAACGTGCTGGCTGGGAAGCTCAACGCGGAGAAGATGATCGAACTCTACAACCGGATGGCGGAGAAGTACGGCAAGGAGCCCTTGCAGGAGATGTTCGCCTTCACGGACCAGCGCGCGTTCAAGCGGATCATCGGGGAGATTGGGTCGCAGGTGAAGAAGTCTCTGACTCCCGAGCAGAGCAAGAAGTTCGAGCAGAAGGCGAAGAACGCGAAGTCCATGGACGACCTCGCGGTGATCCTCCAGGAGCTCTTCAACGAGTACGGGGACACCCTCGACAAGAGCTTCATGGTCTTCGTGTACGGGGCGAAGAAGCACATCTACGTGCGGCTCAATCAGAAGGGCCGCCGCGCCATGGACGTGGTGCTTCGGTACTGTGCCTTCGCGAACAAGGACATCAACGACTTCCTGGCGCCTGTGCTGAAAGAAGCTGGGAAGCGGGCCGAGCTCGAGTTGCAGCAGGCGGCCCGGGGTGACGACCTGGACGAGGACGACGCACCGTTCTGAGTGAGCGGGTCTTGTCGTGGCGGCGCTCGAGGGATACGCTGGGGGCTGTCAAGATTGGGGAAGCCCCCCGCGCCACCCCCTCCAGCCGAAGAGTCGTCGCATGTCGAGCACCCTGGTTCCTCTCGAATTGTGTGAGGCATCCTACTACAAGGCCACCCCGAACAGGTTGTTCTGTTTCAAGTGGTCGAAGAAAGACAAGACCAAGGTTCAACCGGTCTTCATCACCCACGACCAGGTTCAGAAGCACTACCCGGATCTGATCGACCCGCCCGCAGATTCGAAGTGGGCGGAGATGGTCAAGGGGAAGGTGCCCCCTGGTTACAAGGGTCCGCACGACCTGCAGCCGACTTCTGGGAAGGTCGAGATCGAGGCCGGGACTCCGGCCGAGCTCGCGATGACGATCCAGAAGAAGCTGAAGGAGGGCGACGCCCTCGGAGATCAGGACCTCGTGAATTTCGTCTCCGGTCAGGGCTTCGACGTGCTCAAGTCGAAGCATACGGGGATGAACACGGCCTTCGAGGTGGCTTTCGGCAATGACTGGAAGGCAAAGTACAAGGCCGCCAAGGACAAAGGCATCACGGCGACGGGACCGGCCGCCGGAGAAGTGCCGCCGTCGAAGACCGAGCCCGAGCCGGAGGGCCCGCCCGAGCTCGGCGTGGTAGCCGGGAAGGTCTTGCCCCAGACGATCGGCGACCTCATGGACGGCATCGACGGGGAGGGTGGGCTCGACCAGCTTCCCAAGAAGACCGTGCAGCTGGCGAAGAACGCTTTCGGGCCCGATTGGAAGGCCAAGTACAAGGTCGCCAAGGCTGTTGTCACGGCGGCCCAGATGCTCCCCATGGAGGCCAAACCGAACGGTACGCTGCCGCCGAAGGATGAGATCGAGGCCGCGCTGCCGAAGCTGAAGGAGCTCACGGGCTATCCGGCGAAGGAGGCCCGGACCCTGGCGGCTACGGCGTGGAGGTTGGGACAGCCGCCTTACCAGGGCACCCAGATGGCCCTGATCAATGGGCTCGTGGCGCAGCACAAGAAGGTCGAGAAGAAGAAGGGCGAGCTTCCCGTGGCTGTGATGCCCTCGGCTGCGATCGAACCTGAGCCGGTGGAGCCGGTGCCCGATCCCGTGGACGAGGACCCCTATGACGAGGACGAGGAACCCGGGCCCGGCAAGAACCTGATCGGCTTCTCGGGGAAGCACAAGATCCTCTTCGACCTGGCGGACGAGGCCGGCGGCTTCGGTTACATGGACGAAGAAGACGACGAGCTCTTGAGCGAGCACTTCGGCAAGGGCTGGAAGAGCACGGCTGCGGCGTTGCATTTTGCCTACGATGCGTACAGCCAGATGGACTCTCCCGAGATGGCGGAGAAGTACGGGTTGGACCACGACGACGTCATCGACCTGTTCGAGGACATCGTGGAGGTTCATGATCTCAAGCCCGGGGCCGAGGCGAATTTCCTGGGGAAGTTCAAGGACAAGACCGGCGGGGCTTTTGAGTCGCTCGAGGGGCTTTCGAAGCTGGATGAAACGGTCGACTTCCCGGGGCTCCCGCAGAAGTACGCGGTCATGCTCGACACCTTGAACGAGTTCGAGGGCGGTGTCGGGGGAGCTCTGGAGAATGAGGAGCTCGATGAGTTTTTCAAGGAGCACTTCGGTGACGACTGGAAGAACGTGGCGGGCAGTCTTACGGCGTCCATGGCGATGTTCCAGAAGGTCGGAGGGACAGAGTTCGACTGGACGGGTCCCACAGTGAAAGCGGCGTCGGAAGAGCTCGAGCCCGAGCTCGAGGTTTCGGCGAAGTATCTGCGGTTCGTGTACAGGCATGGGGCGGCGCTGCCAGGTTCGACAGAAGACCTAAAAGAGAGCCGCATCAAGATGATGGCGGGCTACTACGAGAAGGGGGCCAAGGACTTCGCGGAGACGCCGCTGGATAAGATCAAAGAAGCGGTGAGTGCAAACAAGGTGCTCCCTATTGGAGCGGGTCCGCCGAACCTTGCGGGTGTGATGCACGCGATGAAGTGGCAGCCCGGGAAAGCCGAGACGTTGGCGAATGCTGGGGAGACGCCTGAGAAGTATCTGGACACCCAGGCCGCTATCCTGGCGACTGAGGTGTCGAAGAAGCTGGTGGAGCACTTCGAAGACGATCCTACGAAAGCTGTCACAAACGACCTGATCATTGCAGCCGGGCTGGCTCCGACGCCTGCTGTGCGTTCCAAGGTTGCAGGCCTTGTTTCTGCGATGGCGATGTCGCAGGTTGCGATCGAGAAGCAGACCGCGTTCAGCGATCTCAAGAAGTTCATCAAGGATGAGAGGGAGAAGCAGAAGCAGTTCTTCGCGACGCAGATGGCGGACAGTCTGTGGTATCCGGGGACGGAGAACCCGTTTACGCATGCGATCGCGACGGCGAAGGGGGAGATTTCATCGCAGAGCATGGACTGGAAGGATCTCTTCGACGGTCTGGCGACTGCGGCGATGGTCAAGCACATCCAGGACAACTTCGAGGGCGAAGGCCTGCTGGGGGCTTCGAAGGATCGCGCCATCGGGGCCGGCTTCGGAATGACGCAGTACAGCGTCGGGAAGATCTACGCCACTACGGCGGCGATCCAGGACTTCCCTGCCCATAAGAACACCCTTGCCTACGTGCTCTCGGAGCAGGTCTCGAAGTCCAAGTCCGGTGCTTTGGTGCCCTCTTTCGGCGCCACGCCCACGCTGATGGAAGCTGCGAAGAAGGCTGGTGTGCTCTCGATGGGCCAGAAGGACCAGGCGGCTGTCGTGCTCGCCGGTTCTTACTTGGATCCTTCCACGGGGACGATCTCCGGTGGTATGCCGGCGAGCAGCTACCAGCAGCTCTTCGGCGAGGACTGGAAGGAGCATGTCGCGGCTGCGATGCTCACGAACGAGCTCATGGCCGCAGCATCCATAGCGGAGCTCCAGGTCAGTCCCAACTGGCTCAAGGCGCAGAAGCAGCAGCTCAAGCACAAGTATGGTCTGAAGACTATCGGTGCGTTGAATGGCATGATGGCTGCGGCGGCGGCCGGAGAGGTCCAAGCGGTCAAGAAGAAGCTCAAGAAGGCTGCGAAGGTCGAGGGGCACTGGATGAACCCCGTGCCGGCTCAGTCCGGTTCAAGCGTGCCGCCGGTCGGGTTCGAGGTCCCGGACATTCCTCCGATCGAGGCGATGACGCTCGGCGCGAATGCGCAGGCTCAGCTCGGAGGGAACAAGCCGAAGTTCTTTGTGTCGGCCCCGGGCCAGCCAAACAAGTTTCTCTTCAAGCCGGGCAAGGTGAAGGGCTTGGCAGCACAGGCTGCGTCGGATCTGTCGTCGCTTGTGGTCGAGTCGGAGCACTTCGTGTCGTCGAAGGCCTGTACGATCGGCGGGAAGACCGGCGCTGTCCAGGCTCTGATTCCGAACCTCGGGTCGGTCGCGCCCGCGGGCACGGGCGAGGGTGGGAAGCAGGTCCCGGTGTCGACCATCAAGAACATGAGCGACGACCAGCTGCGGGATCTGCTCCGTGAGCGGGTCATGGACTGGGCATTCGCGAACCAGGATACGAAGGGCAGGAACTTCTTGCTGGACGCCGGCAATCGGGTCATCGGGATCGACAAGGAGCAGGCGTTCCTGCACCTGGATCAGAGTATCTTGGCTCTGGGGCATCAGGCGAAACCGAATCCGACGCCGTCTATCTACGACCAGCTGTTCAAGGCGTATGTGGGGCAGAAGGTCGAGCTGGATTTCAATTCGGTGGAGCCCTACGTTTCCCGCATTGAGAACATCCCCGATTCGAAGTGGATGGAGGCGGTGGATCCCTACTTGAGTGCGCACGCGGCCGAGCAGGGGTGGACGGCGTCGCAGCTCGAAGCGAAGCGCCAGGCAGTTCTGAAGCGCAAGAACGGCATTCGGCAGGAGTTCGAGGACTTCTTCACGCGCCTTCGCGAAGCCCGTGGGGAGGTTGCGTTCAAGTTCAAGAAGAAGAAGCCCTCGGTGTCTCCGGGGACGCCTGCGCACGAGCTTCCCGTGCCGGATCTCAAGGACCTCACGCCCACGGAGACGCCCCCTGGGGGCACTGCAGGAGCTGGGATCAAGGAGTTCTACGAGGACCAGAACGGCCAGATCTGGATGTTCAAGCTGGCCAAGACGAAGGGATACGGGGGTAAGGACAAGCCCTACGCGGCGGCTGCTCAGGACGCTTTTGCGAAGATTGCGAAGCAGGTGAAGCCAGACCATCCGAATGTGGGGATGGTGAAGCGCAAGAAGGGAGGGGCGACTGAGTACGGGACCCTTCAGCCCTGGTTGCCGGGTGTACAGGGGAGCTTGCTCCCCATGCAGCATTCGCCGGCGTCGCTCACGGATTCACAGAAGGCCGATGTGGCGTCGGAGCATGTCCTCGACTGGTGCATGTCTCAGCACGATTCTCATGCTGAGAACTTCATGGTCCTCGAGAGCGGGAAGGTCATCGGCATCGACAAGGAGCAGGGCTGGCGTTACATGATCTCGGGTGAGGAGCGCCTGGACGCGAACTGGAAGCCCTCGGGGAATTACGAGACGCCTTTCTACAACAAGTTCTGGGGGGACTGGTCGAAGGGTAAGTTCGAGTTCGACCCGAAGGAGATGGCTGGGGCCATCGAGAAGGTCGAAGCGATCAAGCCCGACGAGTTCCGGGAGTCCGTTCGTCCCTATGCGGAGCAGCGTTTCCCTGGAGACAAGGCTAAACAGGAGGCTTTCATCCAGAAGATGCTCGGTCGGAAGACTTCGGTCCGAAGGGATTTCGAGGTGTTTTTGACGGGGTTGGCCCGGACGAAGCACAACGATTCCAAGGGGACGTTCACGTTCAAGGATGGGTGGAAGCCGAGTACCGCAGCGGCCGGTCCTACCACGGAGACCTTTACGACTACGAAGTCGGCCGAGGAGGTTGCTTGGGACAAGTACGGTTGCAACACAGCGGAGCACAAGAACGACGACACTCTCATCATGGTGCGCCATACGAACGGAAGCGACCCGGCACATGCGAAGTCCCAGATCAATGGTTGCTTGGCCGAGCTGGGGATTTCTCCTGTGGGGCCTACGATCAAGGGGAGCTACTACACCCTCACCCCGGTGAAGAAGTCGGACTGGGAGGCGGCTTCTGTGACCACGACCGAGACTGTTACGACGCAGCCCGAGGACGCGGTCCCCATTCACCCGCACCCTGGTCAGGCAACCTACCTGTCTACGAGCCCTCCCCCTCCGGCGGCCCCCGGGAACATGGAGCAGCTGGACAAACTAATCAACGACACCACGGATTGGGCGGGGGTCGGCTGGGGCGGTTTCGCCATCACAGGCGATGCGGATCTCATCAAGAGCCACACTTTTCGTGTGCGCAAGAACCGGGACCAGGCAGGCAAGGATTACTACACCGTGCAATTCCGTGTGCGGGACAAGAAGGCGTTGGAGCAGCCAGACGATTTCGGAACCACCTACACCGCCCCGTGGGCGCCTTTCGATGAGAGCACGGGGGTGTTTCAGGAGGAGCCTCCGATTGGAGTCCCGATTGCCCACATGACTTCGAACAAGTGGGAGACCGGCGATTCGGAAGCTTTCATGATGACTGGCGAAGTGAACGTCCCGGGGAAGGGCACGGAGCCTAATGCACGAGCCGTGAAGGACATCATGGTGATGAAGGTCCGTCCCAAGTCGGGGCAGTCTTTCAAGGCCGCTTTCGAGGAGATGACGAAGAAGGTTTTCGGGTCGGATGCTTCGAAGGTGCTCAGGAACCCCTCGGACAGTGACAAGGACAAGCTGCGTATGCAGGCGCTCTTGTGGGCGAAGTCGCCCCAAGAAGCGGACCTTCTGACGGCCTCGACGGGGACGTTGACGAAGGAGAACGTGGCCTTGAGTCTGTACTCCAATACCTTCGATGGTTTGTCCGCGGCTCGGAAGAAGCATGCGGGAGACATTGCGGAGCTGGGCACTCTACTTCGGAAGTCGAATCCCACTTCTTCGGACACAGCCGAGGCGATCAAGCTACTTCGGAAGCGTCTCTCTGCTGTGGGGGTGAAGAAAGAAGAGATCGATGCTACGGAGCAGGCTGAGATAGCCCCCGGGCTCACGGGTCCGGTGCAGCGAGGGCGTTGGAGTAAGATTCGGGACGATGACGGGGAGCCGCTTGTGCGCTACTGTTCGTGGGCCCTTTCGAACCCGAAGCACCTCGTGAACATTCTGCAGACGGGGCAGAAGGGTCCGAACGGTCGGATTTTTGGCGGGCTCGGTGCCAAGGGCGAGTCGGTGATCTCCGGCTACACGAACGATATGAGAACAGGAGGGGCGGATAAGATCACGTTTCGAACGTCGTTCAGCACGCAGGACAGCTGGAAGGACTGTCTGGATTACGGAGGAGTGGGGACGAGCGGTGGACACCCCATCAACATCATTCTGGCCCCGGACATCCTGGATCGTTTGGACCTTGTCCAGGTTGGGGAGGATACGTTCGGCAGCACGGTAGCGGGCTCCTGGACGGACCGGGCCGCTCTTCCGAAAGCCTTGAAGAAGATCAGCGGTAGGCATAAGGGGAATCGGGCAGAGATTATCGCGAACCAGGCGATTGGTCCGAACTACATTGCACGGATCAACATTCTCCCGAGCGCAGACCCCTCGGGGCAGATTCGGAAGGATGTCATCCAGAGGCTCCGGGACGCCGGGATCGAGGATGTCAACGGTGTGCCTATCGAAGACTTCGTTGTTTCTGAGAGAAAAGTCGGGGACGTCTATTCGAAGTATGTCAAGCCGATGGGGTACTACTGATGGCAAAGCTCAATAAGAACCGTGTGTATGTTGTGACGCCTGTCCGTAGGGAGGGGGGCCTGAACTTGCCCTTCTTGGCCATTGGCCCCGTTCGGCAGTACTCTGAAGAAGAAGGGGAGGCGTGGGAGTTTGTCACCAACAGCTTCGAGGATTCCGGGTTCCGGGTGGTAGGGTCCGTGGAGGACGCTGGTGAGGGGCTACTGGTAGTCGAAGAGAAGCGGAGCGGGACCAGGTGGGAGTTCCGGCGCTTGACGCCGGAGACGTTCCGAGTGTTCGAGGGTGTGATGATTGGGTACAACGCCCTCTCGATGGAGCTGCCTAGAGGTGTGGACCTCGAGAACCACTTCTTCGAGGAGTTCGCTCCATACGCAAGGGGCGGAGTATGAAGCGCTTGATCGAGGAAGGCCGGAAGATCCTGCAAGAGCTCACCTACCCTCCGTGGACGGTCCGACAACGTAAGCGCGGCCCGCACATGAAACTACCGGACGGGACGTGGGTTCGTGTGAAGGAGCGCAGGACCGGGGGCGGGGAGGCCCATTCTTCTGTCATCAAGGAGCTCGGGAAGATCGTCGATTCCGGGATTCTCGAGCCCGGGATGTCTTTGGCCGATCATGTTGCCGAGGCGCAAGAGCTCCGGCAGAAGCACGCAGCGGGCTTCGACCAGGCGAAGAAGCGTCTCAGCGCGATGGCGCCGGAAGGAGCCCGGATCACGGGGCGTGTGAAAACCATGGAGAGCATCCTGGGGAAGATCGTGCGCAACCCGGGCAAGTGGGAAGACTGGAAGTATCCCCGTCCGGGCATGATCACAGATGCCACGGGCATCCGGATCGAGGTGGACGACCTCGAGCAGGTCTTCGAGACGGCGAAGAAGGTCCAGGAGAACTATGAGGTGGTCTTCGACGACGACTACGTCAACAACCCGCGCGGTGACTATCGGAGTTACCACTTCACCGTGGTCGACGAAGACGGGATGACCAAGGAGCTCCAGATCCGGACGCCGGGGCAGCACGACTTTGCAGAGTGGTCGCACGATGTCTACAAGCCGCAGACTCCCGAGCAGGAGGTTGCGCTCGAGCACGGGTCGGGAGAGCTGGACAAGTACTCTGCCGACATGAGCGACTTCATCTTCAAGGCGGACAAGGGGGAAGACCCCGTGGAGCCGCCGCCTTGTCCTGATGTGGCTCGGAACTTTTTCGGCTGCATCAACCCCGAGAAGGTCCGACTAAGGAGACGGAAATGAGCAGCATGTCGAAGCGCCTGGCGCAGAAGAAGCAGTTCGTCCCGGAGAGCGGTTACAACGTGGTCGGTGTCGACTCGTTCGAGAAGCCGGGGGAAGAGCTCTACCTCATCGCGCACGTGGACACCGAGAAAGAAGCCAACGCCATCGCGGCCAAGAAACGGAAGGCGCACTCCGACAAGGTGTACGTGTTCGGACCTCGGTCTTGACCATTGCGGTTTGACTCTATAGCATCTCGGTGAAGGAGGCGGGATGCAGTATGAGTCGGTCTATATCGAGCACGCTGGGGATCTCGAAACGGTGGCAGCTGCGTGCCGGGGTTCTCGGACCATTGGGCTGGACTTCGAGGTCGCCCGGGTGGACACGGAGAATCCGCCCTGCAGCCTGTCGGGGCTGACGGCGAAGCAGATCCGGAGAACGGCACTCGATCCGCACCTTGGTCGTCCTCGTCTGTTATCGCTCAACCCGGATGGGTGCAAAGAGGTCTTCGTGGTGGACCTCTTCAAGACGGGTGGGCCCGGGCCGATTCGAGATGCGCTTCACAACCCAGAGGCGGAGGTCGGGAAGGGGCGTCCGATCATCATCGGGCACAACCTGCAGTTCGACCAGAAGATGGCGCTGCACCACTACGACATGGCGTGGTGGCCGGTCTTCGACACGTACCGGGCTTCGTGTCTCGTCCACAATGGTCGCGGGGACAGCCGGAAGGGGCACAAGCTAGAGAAGCTCTACGAGCGTGATCTAGGCTTCGAGACCCGCGTCGAGGCGATGGGGAAGTCGGATTGGTCGCAGAACGAGCTCTCCGAGAAGCAGCTGGACTATGCCACGGAGGACGTGACGCATCTCCCTGACCTCCGGGAGACACTGCGGGAGCAGCTGCGGGAGCAGAAGCTCAACAAGGTCGCGCTCATCGAGTTCCAGGCGGTACTCCCGGAGGCCGTCATTGAACGGAACGGGTTCTGGGTGGACTGGGACGAGTGGAACCGGGTCGCGAGGGGTTACAGAGACAAACGGGATCGCTTCCGGGGTGAGCTTATGCGGGAGCTCCCGCACCCTGGGGGACAGCTCGGGCTCTTCGCGGATATCGGGGCTCCCTGGAACCTGAACTCTGCCCAGCAGATGCAGAGCGCTCTGGCTCGGTATGGGATCCGAGTCCCGGACACGAACGCGATCACCCTGAAGCAGCAGTCCCTGAAGTATCCCATCATCGAGAAGATCGTGGACTTCCGGGAAGCGAAGCAGAGGTGGTCGTCTTTCGGGCCTAAGTACCAGCGCTTCCAGCACCCACTCACAGGGCGAGTCCACTCGAGTTTCTTCCCCTTCACGGGCGCGGGCAGGTACTCGAACAGCGATCCGAACCTGCAGCAGATCCCTCGGACGGCGGACTATCGCAATTGTTTCCGGGCTCGACCCGGGTTTGTCCTAGTTGGGGCCGACTACAGCCAGATCGAGCTCCGCATCATGGCGCAGCTCTCCCAGGACCCCGTGCTGTTGCAGCTCTTTCGGGAGGGGCACGACCCGCACAAGATGACCGCCAGCATCGTCATGGGGGTTCCGCTCCTGGGGGTGACGGGCGAACAGAGGCAGATGGCGAAGCCCATCAATTTTGGGCTGATTTATGGTCTGATGCCGAAGCGCCTGGTCTCTTACGCCTGGGCGAACTACGGCGTTCGGATGACCGAGAAGGAAGCGGTCCAGTTCCACCGGCGCTACTTCGATGGGTACGAGGGCGTGAGGGATTGGCAGCAGTTCGTCATGCGCGTGCACCGCCCGCGCGGGTTCTCCCGGACGCTCTCGGGTCGGAAGCGGTACCTGGAGAGCCATACCGACTACAACAACTACTACAACTGTGTGGATGCGGAGACGGAAGCCCTCACGAGGAGAGGGTGGGTGAAGGGTCCGGATCTTCGAAGAGACGACACTCTGCTCACGAAGAACGCGGATACGGGTGAGTTGGAGTGGCAGGACATGGATGACCTGAAGACTTTCTCGGACTACAAAGGTCGGATCGTGTCTTTCCGGTCTCGGTCGTTCAACGCGGTGACGACTCCGCAACATCGGTGGCTCGTGAAGGACAAACATTCGGGACAGGACGTGTGCCGCATGAGCGACCAACTGTCGCAGTGGGGGGACTATCGAATCCACAGAACCGGGACGTACTCGGTTAGTGAGTCCTGCGTTTCGGACACTTCGGTGGAGCTTGTTGGCTGGTTGCTGACGGACGGTACGCTGTGTGAGCAGCGGGGGCGGAAGATTGCGAGGATCTATCAGAGTGCCCGAGCCAATGCGGGTAATGTGGAACGCATCGACGCGCTCTTCGAGCGTATCGATGTGGAATGTCTTACGGGTAGGTATCATTACCCGCAGCATTCGGACCGGGTCACGTGGGAACTCAAGCGGGACTTGGCGGAGCGGTTGCACCGCTTGTTCCCGGGGCGTTTGCTGTCGGCGGAGTTCTTGGGCTACCTCAACAGGGATCAGGCGGTGCTCCTGATGGAGACGATGCTTCGAGGGGATGGCTGGACAGAGAAGGGGGGCCGTCAGCGTTTCTGCTGCCGTTCGAAGGAGGCAGCCGACGCTTTCCAAGCTCTGTGTGTGCTTGCCGGTGTAGCGACGACGTGCGCTGAACGGGATATGTCGAAGTACACGCCGAAGTCGGAGAAGCTTCAGAATGTTCCGAAGGGCGGCACGTACTACGTGGTCAACCTGCTGAAGCGGACGCATGCGCAGGTGCTCCAGGGGCATCGGGAGGACAGGGAGGTGGAGGACTTTTTCGTGTGGTGTCCGATCGTCAAGAACACCTACTTCGTGGCACGTCGAGAGGGCCAGGTCTACATCACGGGCAACACTCCTGTGCAGGGCACTGGCGCGGACGGTCTGAAGAACGCGCTCTGGTACGTCTGGCACCGCCTCAAGCGCTTCGGGTCCAGGGTCCAGATGGTGCACATGGTCCATGACGAGATCATCACCGAGGTCGAGGACGATCCTGATTTGGTGGCCGAGGTGAAGCACGAACTGCAAGAGGGCATGATCGAGGGGATCGTTCCCTTCCTGCCGGATGTTCCCGTAGAGGTGGACGCGAAAGCGGGGCCGACGTGGGCCTCTATCCACTGAGGTCGATTCGACAGAGGCCGGAGTAACCCGTACACTTTGCGATAGCAAAGGAGGGTTGCAATGCCTCGAAACATAGACATTTCGGACATTCCGCTCATCGACGGGCTCCCGAAGCCGATGAAGCCGATCAGTCGGACGACCCGCCCGGATGAGATCGAGCACCACTTGGCGCTACGGATTGCAGAGCATCCCGAGTACGCCAAGATCAAGGAGCCGATGGTGCGGGGCTTCTCTTTGGCTAAGACCGTGGAGTACGTTCAGGAGCGGCTCGGGTTGTTCAACGATGTGAACCCCAGCCACCTGGAGGGGGCTCTCCGGGAGGTTCGGAACAGCATCCCCAAAGAGGAGCTGGTTCGGGAGGCGCTTCCTTCGTTGCACAAGAAGGCGGTGGAGACTGTGACAGAAGGCCTGGATGTTCTGGAGGAGCTCAAGAGGCTGTACACGCTGCAGATGAAGCGGGTGGAGATCGACTTCCAGATCGAGCAGAACGTTCGGAAGCTCCTTCCGGGAACGCACCGTGAGGTGAAGGGCGCCCGGGAGATCTTGGCGACCTATGCCGAGGTGCAGATGGACTTCGGGCTTGTGAAGCGTAACCTCGGCACAGCGGAGGTCGCGGTGCACCAGCAGCCCGCACCTGTGGCCGAGATCATATCGAATCCGAAGTCGCGGCAGCGGGTCCTCGGGATGGCGCAGAAGATGCTGGCCCTGGGGGTGAAGCGTGAACAAGCGGCCGAGGAGGACAGCTCGATCGTCCAGGATGAAAGCGCGGCATGATTCACGAGGGTCAAGGAAGGGCGTGGTCGACGCAGACCGTTGATGAGCTGGAAGGGCTCATCATGAAGGACCTCGAGAGTTTCTCCGAGGAGGAGCGTGCGGTCCTGTTCAAGATCCTGGAAGAGGCCACGTCCGATCCGGAGTTCGACTTCCTCGGGGAAGGCGACCGGCTGATTGATTCGATGACCAGCGCGCACTACAAGCGCCCTCTGGTCGACATGCACACTTTCGTCTACGACCCCTACTACCTCGGGGAGACCTGCGACGTCCTCTATCCGAAGCTCTATGACGATCTCGTGGAGATTTTCCAGGGCGACTACAACGAGATCATCTTCACGGGGGCTATCGGGTACGGGAAGTGTGTCGATGGGGACACGGAAGTGTTCGACGTCTCTACAGGGCGGCGCTCCCGCGTCCGCGACCTGGAGGCGCTCAAGGTGCAGTCTTTTTCCGCCGAGGGAAGGTCTCGAGTGTCGGACGCTACCGCGTTCCCTTCGGGCAGGAAGCCGTGCGTGACACTGCGGTTGATGAGTGGGCAGTCCCTTGTTCTGAGTACAGATCACCCCGTATTGACAGGGCGTGGGTGGCTCCCTGCCGAGTCGATATCTGTGTCGGATCTGGTTGCGACCCCGCGCTCCTTGCCCTCCCCGGATAGTGGTCCGACGGTATCGGACGACGAGGTGAAGGTGGTGGGCTATCTCCTGGCGGACGGCGGGTGTACGGGTCCGATGCCCACGTTCACGAATATGCAGCCGGAAGTGTTGAAAGAGTACGCGGAGTGTACGGAGCGCCTCGCGGATCGAGCCCGGATGACCGACCCCTCTCTTTCCTCGGCTGTTCCGGTCAAGGATGCGAACTCGGGTCAGGCGACTACGTATCGTTCGCGCGGCATGAAGTGGATTGTAGAGAGGTACGATCTCGCGCACACCGCTGCGGGGAAGCGCGTTCCGGCCGCTTTCTACGGTTTACCGGAGGACCAGCTAGCGCTGTTCCTCAACCGGATCTGGTCGTGTGATGGTCATCTGAACCTGCACAACAGGACGGCGGAGATAACGCTTGCCTCGGAGCGCATGGTACGGGACATCCAGTTTCTTCTCCTTCGTTTGGGTATTCCTTCCCGTCATGCGCCCTGTCGGAAGACTTACACGCATCTCGGGGAGAAGCGGTCTTCGATGGCCTATCGGCTCAGCGTCAGTGGTCGCTCGGCCGTTTTGAGGTTTCTGGAGCGCCTCGGGGATATCAAGGGGAAGGAGAGCGCTAGCGCGGCTCTACGGGACGCCTGCTTTTCGGTGTCTTCCGTTCGGGAGTCGACGAATACGGATGTGGTGCCTGTCGACAAGGCGCGCCTATCTGCGGCGTTTGAAGAACTTGGAGATCGGGGGTGCGGGCTGAAGAAGCGGTTCGCTCTGGGAGGGCGTCACAGCAGTCGCAGTCGCTTTGAGGCGTTTGTGGACGCTACCGGATACTCGGGGGAGTGGGCCTGGTATGCAGGGTCGGACATTCTATGGGAGCGTGTTCGGAGCGTTGAGGATTCAGGTGTTCGGGAGGTGTTCGACCTGAGTGTTCCTGGAGACCACAACTTCGTAGCGAACGGGGTGGTCATTCACAACACTTTCGTGAGTTCTATTGGCATCTGTCGGGTGCTCTACGAGCTCTCGTGCATGCACGATCCTCAGAGAGCCCTGGGTGTCGGCGCGGACACGCCTGTGTCTGTGGCAGGCTTCTCCGCCAGTGAGGACCTCGCGAAAGAGGTCGTGCTCAAGAACGTCATCGGGAAGATCGCTGCTTCGCCCTACTTCGCGGAGCACTTCCCGTTTCGGGCCACGCAGAAGAACATCCGGTTCCCGAACAACGTTCTGGTGGTCGCGAAGGCCACGACGCCCCGGAGCGCCCTGGGTATGTCTCCCATCGCGGCGCTCATCGACGAGACCAATTTCATGCCGAAGCGGCGTTCCCGCAAGGACGACAACCGTTTCGGCGTGGTGAACATGGCGAAGGACATCTACGACAACCTGCGGCGCCGGCTCATCTCTCGGTATCGCAGGCAGTGGAAGCTCTTCCTGCCGTCGTCGAAGTCGACCCGGGACTCTTTCCTCGCGAAGCGGATCGGGAAGGCGAAGGCGGATCCTACTGTGTTTGTTCGGGACTATTCCCTCTGGGATGTGCAGCCAGACCACAGCATGGACAACAGCTTCTTTGTCTTGTGCGGGAACGAGCAGATTCCGAGCAAGTTCGTGGAGGACGAGTTCGAGCTCAAGGTCCTGCAGGAGAACACCCCAGAGCGGACGGTCCTCATCGAGGTGCCGGACGACTTCCGGTTGGACTTCGAAGGCGACTTGGAGGGCGGCATCCGGGACTTCGCTGGGGTGGCCACGGTCGCGATGTCTCCGTTCATTCACCGGATCCACAAGATTTTGGGTATGAAGGACGACACCCGCGAGCACCCCTTTACGCACGAGGTCTTGGACCCGTCGAAGGGTGGCGGGGTCGTTTGGTCGAAGCTGGTCGAGAAGGTGAAGGTTCGGGATCCGAAGGGGCGCTGGGTGACGGTGTTGCAGCCGAAGCTCAACCCCCACGCTGTCCGTCACGTGCACATCGACCCCGCTCTCAACAACTGCTCTGCCGGGTTCTGCATGGGCCACATCGCGGGGACGAAGCGGGTCCAGCGCAGGGATTCGAAGCTGGCGGCGTACCCGGACGAGGCCCCTCTGTTCGTGGTGGACTTCGTTCTCGAGATCGTGCCCCCGGTCGGAGGAGAGCTGGACTTTGCGCTGTACCGGAAGCTGATCTACGAGTTCGTCGAGCACGGGTATCCGGTGCGGAGCGTGTCCATGGACCAGTGGCAGGCTATTGAGAGTCTGCAGCAGCTGGACAAGGCTGGTTTCTCTACGAGCCAGGTCAGCATGGACAGAACCTGGGATCCTTACCAGAATGTGAAGTCGGCCCTGTACGAAGACCGGGTGTCTTGCTACTACTATGAACCGTTGTTCTCTCAGCTGCGTGGTCTCGAGGCGGATTGGGAGAGGCGGAAGGTCACGAAGCCGGACGGCGGGTCGAAGGATGTGTCCGATGCACTTGCGGGGTGCTTGTACTCTCTGCTGCAGCAGCCTGTGCAGATGCCGATCGCGATGCTCAAGGGCATCTCAACCCACGCCGACCCTGATGCGATGCCCTGGATGGCAGAGCAGCAACATGCACTGGAAGCCGGCTACCAAGCGGCGCTGGCGAACGAGGAGTTGCGGTCGCCGAGTCTGGAGAATGACCCGGTGCTGGACTTCTTCATCCAAAGCGGAACGGACATACCTTTCTGATGGCTGGTCCACCTGAAGATGTGAAGCAGGTCCTCGAAGGCGTTTTCGGCGTCCGTCACGCTGGCTTCCGGGCTTTGTCCCCGGCGAAGGTCGATGCGGACAGGGCGGCGGAGGTGGCTTCTCTTCTGCCGTATGACGACGTGGTCCGGCAGTCGGCCGTTCTGGCGGCGCAGGCTGTCGCGGCCGGGTTGGAGTCGGTCGGGCTTCGGCCGGCGGACTACGGCGAGATGGAGCAGCTGCCGGGGATCGTCGCGAACAAGCTGTCGAAAGCCATCCGGGCCAACTCGGATGAGTTTGTGGTCGCGTTTGTGCGGCAACTGTCTATGAGGGGCTGATATGAGCACACTCGGGGACACGCTACAGCGCGTGCGCAGACTGTTCGTCCGAGACAAGGAGCAGGCGCAGTTGCGCCTTTCCCAGGGGGCGACGTCGTCGTTCCTCCCCGGGAGCTCCTTCGACCTTCTCCAGAGCTACGGCTTCGATGTGGTCGCGGACTACCTGCGCCTCGAGCAGGACCTCATGAGCCGTTTCGTCGACTACGAGTCGATGGACGATTACGGCGAGGTCGCGGCCATCCTGAACATCTACGGGGACGACTCCACCCAGCCGGACACCCCGACGAATCGGCGGATCTGGATCGAGAGCCCGGACCGTGACCTGCAACAGCTCGGCAACGACTTCCTCCACCGGGTTCTCCGGTTCGAGGAGGATTCGTGGTCGATCTCGCGCCAGATGTGCAAGATGGGGAACGACTACGAGGAGATCGTGGTACACCCGGATGACGGCGTGGTGGCCTTGAACCACCTTCCGACGCACACAGTGCGGCGCGTGGAAGGTCCCCGCGGCGAGCTCTACGGCTTCGTTCAGGACTTCAACCGGAGAGTGGGCTACACCCCGAAAGAGTTCCACGATTTGGTCACGAAGCGCCTTCAGACGAAGGGCTCTTCGGACCGTTTCGGGCCGACGAAGACGGTGGGTTACGAGGGTGTCATCCCGTTCGAGCCGTGGCAGGTCGCTCATTTCAGGCACAGAGGGAAACACCGTAGGTCCGTGTACGGATATTCCGTACTCGAGCCCGCCCGCTGGATCTGGAAGCGGCTCATCCTGCTGGAAGACGCCGCTCTGATCTACCGTCTGCAGAGAGCTCCTGAGCGCTACGCCTTTTACGTGGATGTTGGGAACCGGCCGCTGAACGAAGCGCTCAGATTGCTCCACACGGTGCGGCAGCAGTACAAGAAGAAGAAGTACATCAACCCCCGGACGAACAAGCTGGATCTCAAGCTGGACATGCTGGCCCAGGACGAGGACATCTTCATCCCGGTGGTGAATGGTGCGGAAGCGACGCGCGTGGAAGTTCTCGGGGGCCCCTCGTGGCAGCACATGGAGGACATCGAGTACTTCTTGAACAAGCTCTTTGGGTCTCTCCACGTGCCGAAAGCGTACCTCTCTCAGGAAGAGGGCGTGAACCGGGCCATTCTATCGAGCGAGGATGTCCGTTTTGCTCGGACGATCCTGCGGGTTCAGCAGGACTTGCGGCTGGGCGTGGAGAAGATTTTCCGCGTGCACCTGGCTGCAATTGGTATTCCGCCGGATGCGGTGGAGTTCGATGTTCGGTTCACGGTGCCCTCTTCGATCTTCGAGTTGGCGCAGCTCGAGGTGAAGAACGCCCGGGCCGACTTCGCTTCGAGAGTGCGTGAGCACGTGAGTCTGAGGTGGGTGCTCGAGAACGTTTACAATCTGAACGAAGACGAGATCAAGACGGTTGTTTCGGAGCGTGAGCACGAGCTCATTCAGCAGTCAGATGTGCAGGGTCGGGCTGATGCTACGATGCAGAAGCATACTATGGGAATGGGCGGTGGCGGCATGATGATGTCGCGGCCCCTCCCGCAAGTCCCGTCGCTGCTGGGTTTGCGCAGTCCTGTGTCGCCTGGTATCACTTTGCAGGAGTTGGAGGCCGGGAATCGGGCCGCCGAGCGGCGGGCGAAGGGCCAAATTGACCAGATGCTCCGTAGCAACTACGCTATCTCCCGGAAGGTGAATCAACTCCGGGGTCTCGTCCAAGATCTGCACTACTCTCATCGTGGAAGGGCTGCCCGGTGAGCTCAAACAAGTTCTTCGTCAAGTCGGAGGTGCTCGAAACTCTCCATCTCAACGGGAAGAGTTACGAGAGGCATCTGGCCGCCGTGGACAACGCTCTTCGGTCGTCTCAAGAGGCGGTCTTCGAGGACGGTGTCCGCTTCAGTCGAGTGGCGACGTTCGAGGATCACGTCTTTGTCGTGTCCGAGGACGGGCGCTTCGGGCTGGTCATGCTCGAGAGGAATGACGGTGAGCTGGTCGTACAGCGCTGGTCAGAGGTTGACCTCCCAGTGGTGAAAGAAGAGAACGTGTGGGAGCACGTCGAAGAAGAGGTTGGGAAAGCGGTCTCTTCCTTTTTGGAGGGGGACTCGGAGGCAGCCTTCGACCGCCTCCTGGAAGTGGCGTCATTGGTGCCCCCGAAGCCTCCTTCGGAGATGGAGCTCGTGGAAGGCCTCATTGAGGCACATCTAGGGTCCGAGCGCCCCTGGTTGTCCCTCATCGAAGACAAGAGGGGAGCCATCGAGAGCTTTCTTTCGGACGGACTTGACGAGTGCGAAGCGTCCGAAATCAAGTATTTCCGGGGGATTGCAGGAAAAAGCGAGTATACTTCGGTAGTTGAGTATGCTGAAAAGCTGGTCGAAGGTCTTGACGAGTTGTTAGCCACGGTGGGATGCTCGTTGGAGCAGTTGTCCGAAAGGGCAGCGTTTTCGGGCGGTCTCGAGGACTCCTTCGAAGCGTTCTGTGAGGACCTGGCTTTGAACCTCGATGACGTTCGTCGCTCTCTCCGAGAGGCCTCGCAGCAGTTGCAGGAAGAAGCGGCTCTCAGTAGGCTTTGCAAAGCAACGGCGGAGAGACTCCCCGACCTTGATGTAGCAGTACAGTTCATCGCAGCGGTCGCGCAGAGGTGGGAGGCCGCAGGAGAGTAGGAGGACAGAATGCCGACCAACATCGTGGTGCCATCTCTGAAGGAAGACTTCGAAGCGCTGGGGCTTCAACTCCCGAGGAAACAAGTCCTCGCGGAGGGGAACGCTTCTGACTATGAAGACGACGATGTCGAGGCGCAGACCGCGGAGGACTTCGAAGGCGAGGGTGCCGAGTTCACCGAGGAGGAGCTCCAGCAGTACCTCGGGGAAGAGGAAGATAGGGTCGTCGAAGACCTCATGGATCTCTTCCAGGAGGAGGAGTACACCGAAGAGCGCCTCGATTTGGCACTCGGTGTTCTCGAGGCTTTCGAAGAAGCCGACATCGATCCCGATGACCTCAGTGAAGAGGACATGGGGCGTGCTCTCAAGAGCTTCTGTGAGGACAATGAACTGCCCCTGGTGGAGTTCAAGTTCCTCAAGAAGATGTTCGGTGCCGAAGCGCGCAAGAAGGCCCGTGAGCGCAAGAAAGGACGTCGTGGAAAGAAGGCCGCTCTGGCGCGGGCTTCCAAGAAGTTCCGCAAGTCCGGGCTCGGTCGTCGATTTGCCAAGAAGTACGCGAAGATCAAGAAGAAGTTCGGCGACGTCCTGAAGAAGGGCAAGAAGCGCCTCACGGGCGTGCTCGGGATGTCCGCGGACACGAAGGTTGCGAACCTCATCGAGGGGATCGAAGGCCTCGTGGGCGAAGTGGACGATGGTCGGTCCGACGACGCGATCAAGAGCTTCCGTTTCATCGAGGAGATCTCGGGGTTGCTCTCCGAGGCGTTCGCCCAGTTCCATCAGGAGGACAAGGGGCAACGCTACGATGAGCTCGCAGCTGCGTATGCGAAGCTTGGCGTGGCAGCGGGGTCACTCGCGGAAGGCCTCGAGGAAGAGGAGTTCTCTGCCGAAGACGCTGAGATCGTCGAGGCGTTCCAGCGTCAGATGAAGCACCTCCTCGATGGCGCGGAGCTCTACGAGAGCCTCACGGGCGATCCCGGCCTGGCCGAGAAGTGCGGCAAGGGCCACGACGACGAGGGTGAGAAGAACGAGGAGGACGAGGAGGGAAACTGACCGTGGGCCGTCGCGCCAAGTCTTGGCGTAGAAGGCGGTCGGCGTACAGCAGCGGACGGAAGGAGCTCATCGGCTTCGAATCGTCGAAGCGACGGAAAACCCGGAAGGTGAAAAAGAAGTCGAAATCGGCTCTTGACTACACGCCCTTCAAGGGGGTCTTCCGGTGGCGAAGGTACTGAGGGATTGAAATGGCGGGCGTCCAACAAACCAGCTTGCCGGTTTCGGAGGCAGGACAAATGGCGGACAAGGTGCTGACAGAGGACTCCGTTGCCATCAACGGCGACCTTCCCGTACTTCGCGAGTTTCTGGACGAGCTGGCCCCTCTGGAGATTCTGGAGGACAAGCGTACTGGTCGTGTTCGTGTTCGTGGAGAGTTCGGGCGGTATGACGAGGCGACAGAGAACAAGCGCCTTTACCCGCTGCCCCTCTGGGAGCGTGAGATCAAGCGTCTCGAGAGCAGCTTCGGTCAGCGGAAGGTGTTCGGAGAGCTCGATCACCCCTCCGATGGAAAGACCGCGCTCTCCCGCGTATCTCATATCATCACCAACTTGACCGTTGGCCAGGACGGGAAGATCTACGGTGAAGCCGAGATTCTTCCCACCAGCCGGGGCAAGGACCTCGCGGCTCTTCTCAGGAGCGGTTGCCGCGTGGGCGTCAGCTCCAGGGGCTACGGGACAACCAAGCCCAACCAGCGCGGGCAGGACGTGGTCCAGGAGGACTACCGGCTTGTCGCGTTCGATTTCGTTGCGGATCCTGCGGACCAGGATGCCTACCCCGAGCTCGTGAGCGAAGATGTCGATACCGGTTCCGGCAGGTTCCTCTTCGAGGGCGTGGAGCTCAAGGTGACGCCGCTGACCGAAGAGGTGCCGGATGTGCACGTCGAGGGCGTCGATGACGACACCCTCGAGATCGCGAAGGTCCAGGTCCGGGACGAGATGGAGGCGAAGCTCTCCGAGATGCTCTTGTCCCGCATGGGCGAAATTCGGGCGCAGGTCGAGGAGCAGGTCCGGGAGGAGTTTTCGGCGGACCCGGCGGAGACGCAGAAGGCCCTGGCGCTCGAGCAGATCTCCCAAATCTTGAGTCCGTTCATGCTGTCCGAGGAGTCCGTGGATGTCCTGGCTGCAAAGGACGCAGAGCTGGCGGACCTCCGGGCGCAGCTGGAAGAGCGGGATGCCCGGATCGAGGAGCTCCAGGAGGAGGTGGAAGAGATGATGGAGGCCGCCCAGGTGGCCGGCTATCTCTGCTACCTCGAGCGGGCTGTCTCTGGGCACCCACAGGCCAATCGCGTGAGGCGGCTAGTCGGGGATGTCACGGAGTACGCTTCCGTGGAAGAGTTCCAGGAGCGTGTGGACGCAGCGCTGGCTGAGCTGGGGGACCTCGCGTCTCTGCAGGAAGCGCGGCACGAGAAGGCGCAGGAAGAGAGGGCCGAGCTCATTGAGCGCAGTGGGAAGCTCGAGTTGGCTCTGGAGAAGGCTCTGGAGGCCCTGAAGGTCACAGGTCTTCGCCTGTACGCCGAGCAGCGTCTGCATACGAATCCGCACGCGCACAAGATCCGGTCCATCCTGGAGTCGGTCCAGTCGATCGACTCCAAGGAAGAGGTCGATGCTCTCATCGAGGAGAGTCGGCCGAAGAAGAGAGGAAGAGAGTCTGTGCGGCAGCTTGCTGCACGGCTGAGCGAAGAGTTCGGCGGTGGTCTTAGAGGCACGCCGCGCGACGAAGAGGAGCCGTGGCCGAAGCCGAGGGGCGGGCGTCAACTCGTCTCCGAGGATTCCGGGGGCTACAACGGATTATCATGTTCACTTGAGGATCTCAGGCCGCTGCTGCCCCCGGGGGCCTGACCAGTTTGTTGTTCTCACCAAAGGAGGGCGAGGTGGAAGCTCGTCGAATGATCATCGAAGACAGCACGGGGACGATCGCCGACCAGCGACTGGTCAGTGTCCTGGTGGAGAAGTGGGACGACCTGATGGAGGGCATGCCCGGCCGCACGCCCTTCGATATGTATCGCAAGGGCTGCCTGGCGATGCTGTTCGAGAATCAGGCCCGTCACCTCCGTGCCATGTCGGAAGAGACCCGCGCCATCAACGTGGGCTACTTCACCAAGTTCATCTTCCCGGTGCTCACCCGGGTGTTCCCCAATCTCATCGCGAACGAGATCGTCTCTGTTCAGCCGATGACCGCACCGCAAGGCGCAGTCTTCTATCTGGACTACGTGTACGCGACCACCAAGGGTGCGGTCACGGCAGGGGAGATCTTCCCGCGCGATTTCAACCAGAACTACACGTCCGAGTATGTGGACGGCGAGGTTCTGGCAGTTGGTGACGGCATCAACTACGTGTCTGGTCAGACGCCTCTGTCGGTCAGCCTGTCGTTCACCCCGGTCCACAAGCCCAGCACCGATCGCGGCATCCAGGTGATCATCCGTGAGATCAGTGCTGCGGACGGAAGCACCGTGCAGGAAGGCTTCTTCCTTGCGGACGGGACCGCCGACACCGGTGCCACCAGCAATCTCACTGCGGGTACGCTCAACTACTCGAACGGTGCGATTGCGGGAGTCTTCTTCGATGCTGCGCCGCTCAACGGCAACCAGATCAAGATGTACTACCGCTACGACGGTGAGCTGAACACCCTCCTCCCGAGGATGAAGCTCGACGTCAAGAAGGCCGTCATCGAGGCCGAGAGCCGTCGCCTGAAGGCTCTGTGGTCCAGCGAGGCCGCTGAGGACCTCCGGGCGCTCCAGGGTATCGAGGCCGAGGCCGAGCTCGTTTCCGCCGCCGCCCAGGAGATGGCGCTCGAGATCGATCGTGAGATCATCACGGATCTCTTTCTGGCCAGCACCGGGACGACCGACGTCTTCGATCGCATCCCGCCCGCCGGGATCAGCGAGGTCGACCACCTGCGGAGCATCATCACGAGCTTCAGCCGGGTGTCCAACGGCATCCACAAAGCCACGCTGCGTGCGCCGGCCAACTGGATCGTCACCTCGCCCGAGATCAGCGCGCTCATCGAGCAGCTGACCACCCACGGCGACTTCCGGCCCATTTGGAGTTCGGGTCCGCAGTTCGGTGCGCCGCTCGACATGCCGCGTCCCATGACGCAGCACGGTCAGTTCGGCGTGTACAAGAACGGCACGCTTATGAACAAGTGGGTCGTCTACATCGACCCCTTCTTCCAGAGCGACATGGCCCTGATCGGGCTGAAGGGCGCCAGCTACCTCGACAGTGGGTTCGTGTGGGCTCCCTACATTCCGCTGCAGGTAACTCCGACCTTCCTCGATCCGAACGACATGAGCTTCCGCAAGGGTCTTCGCACGCGATACGCGAAGAAATTGCTCCGATCGGAATATTATGGGCAGCTGCGAGTGCAGAACCTGTAATAACGACGGGGGTTGACGCCCCCGCGCGAAGAAGCTAAAGTAGTCCCCACGTCCCGTAACTGCGGCGTGGGGATTTTTCGTTATGGCGGTGATCAACTGGGGCTTTTTCGAAGGGTGGTCGCCTGAGCTGGCGTGGTGGCTCGGGGTGCTCTACGGGGACGGGAACGTCTACGCGAAGCGCGGAACCTACCGTGTCAGCATGGTTGGGAACCGCGCCACAGCCGAGCGTTGGCTGGCGTTGTTTGCCCCGGAGAAGACGCCGAAGCGCATCAGGAAGGGCGTCAGGGCTGTTCAGGCCTATGCGGACTCGAAGCAGCTCGTAGAGCTTGTGGAAGAGCGCTTTGGGATCTGCGGGCCGAAGACGCATGACCTCCGGTGGCCCCTGGAGTTGCCGCGGGAGCTGGAGCCGCATTTCTTCCGTGGTCTCTGGGATGCCGATGGCCACGTGTCTCTGTCGAAGAGGGGGAAGGGGCAGGGCAACGACTACCCTCTGGCTATGTATTCGAGCGCGTGTCGCACGTTTCTCCAGACCATGCGTGTGCGGTTGATGCGCTGGACAGGGGTGTCTAGGGCGGCGATCGTGGAGCAGTGTAAGGGCCGCTCTTTTTGGTATTCCGTGAAGTGGACGGGTTCGAAGGCGATCCTCGTGCTCGACTATCTGTACCTCGAGGCGCCCGAGCATATCAGGAACGAGACGAAGTATCAGGTCTACCGGGAAGCCAGAGAGCACTACTTGGACGTTCAGATGGCCTTGTGCGCGTGCGGGCGGCCGGTCACGCGCGAGGACCAGTGTCAGGCCTGCTGGTGGAAGGGGCGGCGGAAGACGGGCAAGGGGACGCTCTGTGAAGAATGTAACGAGAAGCCGGTGCTGGCGAAGGGCTTGTGCTCGGCGTGTTACACGCGGAAGCGCAGAGCCTGTGCTTGACGCTTCTGGGATGTGCCCGGCAGTATGAAGCGCAACAGGAGGGCGGAGCATGAGTAAGCTATCAGAAGCGGTGGAACGAGGGCGGGAGCTGTTGAGTGAGGTGAAGATGCCTCCGAAGGGGGTACTGAATGCGGCAGTCAAGGCGATGCGTTTGTATCTAGGGTCTGTCGGTTATGCTTCGCCTCGTCAAGAGGAACGTTTCTATCAAAGGGCCACGAAGGCGGTTACCAAGGTGGTGAAGGCCTCTGGTCTACCTCATTCGGTGGCATGGGAGCAGATTGAGGCGCAAGCGAGAAAGCAAGGCGTGTTGCGACCGCAACCGGGCAAGGATATGTGACCGGACAGCTGCGAGTGCAGAACCTGTAAGCGCTGATCTTCTCTTCGGGCTCGACACTAGGCCGCTTCCTTCTGGGGGCGGCCTTTCTTCGTCTTGACGGGTAGGGGGGCCTCTCGGCAAGATGGGGCGTAGAAGGAGGGTCGAGGCATGAGCAGATTGTCGGAAGCAGTGGACCGGGGTCGAGAGCTTTTCGACGAAGCGAAAGCTGGAGGGATCAAGTTGACTGTCATCCGGTCGAAACACGGTCCCACGGTCAAGGTCGGGATTGAGACGATCTACAGGAAGACTCGCGTGTGGGGGGAGACCCTTCCGATACACCTCGAGTTGGACAAAATTGATCTGGGGCTGGTGCGACAGGTTCTTCCCGATACCAAGCTTCACCGAGAGACTTCTCCGGGGGCGGGTTCTCGTCTTGGCGTTCCCATGAGCCTTCAGATGAAGATCGAGAAGGCTGTGCTCGCGAAGTTGAAAGCTCTGTAGATCCCCTTTCTGATCTTTTTTGCTTTTCCCTGTTGACATAGGCGTCAGAGGGTGTATGCTTAGCTTCAGTTGACGGACACAACGTTCCAACGGAGGGGAACACGATGACTACCGACACCACCAAGACCACGATCGAGACTCCCGAAGTCAGTTTCGCGCTGCGCTGCCACTACACGAAGCACGAGGCGGCGAAGGCCATCGGGTGCCATTTCCAGAAGCAGGGGCTCCACGTGGATTCCATCGAGTACGATGGGGCTGACCGGCTCTATTGGGTGAACTGTTCCTGGTGGGACGGTTCTCACGAGCACTTCTTCGGGATGGTCGCCTGCGCCTGCAAGCAGCGGGACGGGTCCTACAAGGTCATCGAGAAATGATCTGCTCGTAGGGGATGTCCTGTAGGGACATCCCTTTTCTGTGATCTGGTTGCTATGCTCGGTGTCGTCGTTGTTTGGAGGAGGAAGCTATGAGTTCGTTGTCAGAGACCATCCAGAAGGGCCGGGAGTTCTTGGGCGAGGCAAAGGCTGCAGCACCTTTG